GAAGGACACACGCGTACGCGAAATTGAGCTTTAGGGGTTGACGTGAGGGGACGCAAACCAAAACCGACGGCTGAGAAAATCCTGGCTGGCAATCCGGGAGGACGGCCGTTGAATGAGCACGAAGCGCAGCCGGAAGTCCGGATGCCGCGCTGCCCGGAGCACCTGGGCGACGAAGCGCGCAAAGAATGGAAGCGCATGGCGCGCCAATTGTTCGACGCGGGCCTGCTGACCAGCATCGACCGGGCCGCGCTGGCGGCTTATTGCGTCTGCTACGGGCGCTGGGCCGAGGCGGAAATCCTCGTCAAGGAAAAGGGCACCATCGTCAAGACCACCAACGGCAACATCGTGCAGAATCCGTATCTGGCAATCGCCAATCGTGCGATGGATGACATGCGCAAATACCTGATCGAATTTGGCATGACGCCATCGAGCCGCAGCCGAGTCAAGGCCGTTGACATGGACGGCGGCGACGACCTGGCGAGTTTGCTATTTTTTGAGAGCAGCGTGGCGCTGAGCAATGGCTGAGAGCTTCGTTTTCGACGAACGCGCCGCCGACAAAGCCGTGCGTTTCTTCGAGAAAATCCTGGTGCATACCAAAGGCGAATGGTCGGGCCACGGCTTCACGCTGATGGACTGGCAACGCGACGGCATCATTCGCCCGCTGTTCGGCTGGAAGCGCGCCGATGGCAAGCGCCGCTATCGCACGGCCTACATCGAGATTCCGCGCAAAAACGGCAAAACCACATTGGCGGCGGGCATCGCGTTGTATCTACTGTTTGCCGACGAGGAGCCGGGGGCGGAGGTCTACTCGGCGGCCAGCGACCGCGACCAAGCGGCCATCTGTTTCGAGCAGGCGAAAGGCATGGTCGAAGACTCGCCGCTGCGCAAGTTTGCCGATGTCTGGAAACGCGCGATTGTGGTGCCGAAGACCAGATCGTCGTACAAGGTGCTGTCAGCGGATGCCTTCACCAAACACGGCCTGAACGCTTCGGGGGTGGTCTTTGACGAGCTACACGCGCAACCAACGCGCGAGCTATGGGACGTGCTGACCACGGCGACGGGGGCACGCCGGCAACCGCTGGTCGTCGCCATCACTACGGCGGGCTATGATCGCACGTCGATTTGTTGGGAGCAGCACGTGTACGCGCAACAGGTGCTCTCCGGTGTCATCGAGGATCCGGCCTTTTTCGCCTACGTGTCAGCCGCCGAGGAAAGCGCCGACTGGACTGATCCGGCCGTGTGGCACAAGGCCAATCCAGCGTTGGGACAGACTATCAAGCTCGACTATCTCACGACGGAGTGCGAGCGGGCTAAACAGGTGCCCGCGTACCAGAACACGTTTCGGCGCTTGCATCTGAACCAATGGACGCTGCAAGACACGCGCTGGCTGGATTTGGGCGCTTGGGATGCCTGCGGCCTGCCGGTCGATCTGGCTGAGTTGGCGGGACGCACCTGCTACGGCGGGCTCGACTTGGCGAGCACGACCGACCTGGCGGCCTTCGTGCTGGTCTTCCCGCCGAGCGAGGAAGGCGAGCCGTATCAGGTGTTGCCGGTATTCTGGTGTCCGGAAGAAAACATCCTCGAACGGGCACGCCGGGATCGTGTGCCTTACGATGCCTGGGCGCGTGATGGCTTCTTGCGTGCCACGCCGGGCAACGTCATCGACTACGCCACGATCTGCGCCGACATTCAGGCGCTAGGCGCGCAATTCAATATCCAAGAGATCGCTTTCGACCGCTGGGGCGCGGCGCAGATGAGTCAGCAGCTTGACGGGGCGGGTTTTACCATGATCCCGTTCGGCCAGGGGTTCGCTTCGCTGAGCGCGCCGACGAAAGAACTACTTCGCCTGGTGCTCGACAAGAGCCTGGCGCACGGTGGGCATCCGGTACTGCGTTGGATGGCCGACAATGCCGCGGCGCGTCAAGACCCGGCTGGCAATATCAAGCTAGACAAGGCCAAATCGACGGGCCGCATCGACGGCCTGATCGCGCTGATTATGGGCCTGGATCGGGCGACGCGGCGCGCCGTCTCGGTCTACGAATCACGCGGCGTGCTGGTGCTGTGATGATAGGTCAAGATCATTTCCTGCTTGGTTGGCTGTGCCCCTGGTGTGGACGCGTTTGGTCACCGAAGATCGAAGAATGCAAGTACTGTCGGCGCGACGATCCAGCCGTGCCATATCAAGACATGCCGGCAGCGTGCGCGCCAAGCGAGACGGCCATGCTGGACTATCCGGGGGTGCAGGTTGAAACGCGTTAGCCTGGCTGATATCGCGGCGGTGCTCGGTACGCTTATGCTGGCGGTGGGTTTGGGGCTGTACGATTGGCGATTGGTATTGATCCTGTTCGGGGCGATTTTGTGCGGCGGCGGAGTGTGGGCGGCCACACGGGAGCATTAGCGCATGGCGGTGCCGGTATGAGCGTGACCTTGCTCCTGGGTGATTGCACGAAGCTCATGGCCGACATTCCGAGCGCGTCCGTGGATGGCCTTATCACTGATCCACCATATCCCGAAATCTCGCGCGACTACGGCCGCATGACTGAGGCGGCCTGGTGGGACATGATGATGGTGGTTTGCGCCGAGACGCGGCGCATCCTGAAGCCTACGGGCAGCGCGGTGTTCATCCTGCAACCGAACAGCCGCAAGGTTGGCTCAATGCGGGGCTGGCTGTGGGAGTTCATGGCCTGGGTGTGTCGCGAGTGGAACATGGTGCAAGACGTGTGGTGGTGGAATATCGCGGCGCTTCCTGTGGGCGGAGCCACAAACGGAGATTTGACGCGCGCAAGTATCAAGGCGTGCGTTTGGGCCGGCTCCGACAACTGTTATAGGTATCAGGAGCGTATTTTATTGCCAGAAGCGGATAGGACTCAAAATCGCAATTCTAGCAGAGAGAAAAGGCTAGGCGGTGAAAACATCCTGCGCACTGCATCCGGGCAAACCGTTCGCGTCTCGAAGATCGGAGATGCGGCGATACGAAGGGGCGGGGTTACGCCTTACAACTGTCTTCCAGTGGGCACGAACAGCATAAACGGCAATAGCGGTCACGGCGCAGGCACACCGCTCGAACTGGCGAAGTGGTGGACGCGCTACATCGTGCCACCGGGCGGGGTGGTCTGCGATCCATTCATGGGCAGCGGCACGATGGGCTTGGCGGCGCTGGCCTACGGGTGCGACTTCATCGGCATGGAGAAGGAAGATCGACCGGGCTACTACCCGACTGCGACGGCACGACTCGCAGACGCGCAAGAGCAGCCACGGCTTGAGGCGGTGCCAGCATGACGACAAGGATTAGCGCATGGGCCTATTAGCGGACTTGCTGCGACCGGAGCGGCGCTTCCAGAGCATAGCCGATATCGACGCGCTTTTTGAGCGTGGCCCAACGACGTTGTCCAGTACGGGCTTACCGATTGGCCCGACGACGGCGCTGTCCAGTCCGGTCGTGTATGCCTGCGTCAACGTGCTGGCGCAGACGATTGCGGCGCTACCATTGCTGGTCTATCGCCGTTTGCCGGATGGCGGCAAGGAACGCGCGCCGTATCATCCGCTGTATGACCTGATGCACACCGCGCCTAACCCGGAGATGACCGCCTACGAGTTTCGCTCGTGTCTGGTGGGCCATCAAGCCTTGTGGGGCAATGCCTACGCCGAGATTCAGCGCAGTGACGCCAAGATTCTTGCACTGTGGCCGTTGCGCCCGGATCGCATGACCGTGCAGCGCAACGAAGCGAGTGAGTTGGAGTACAGCTATCGGCTGCCGGACGGAAGATTAAAGTTGTTCCCCTTTGCCAATATCATGCACTGGCGGGCGTTGTCATCGAATGGCATCCTGGGCTACTCGCCGATTCAAATGGCGGCTGAGGCGGTGGGTCTCGACCTGGCGGCGCGTCAGTACGGGGCCAGATTCTACGGCAACGACTCGCGGCCCGGTGGTGTACTCAAGAGCTCCGGCAAGCTGAGCGACGCCGGGGCCAAGCGCCTGAAAGATTCTTGGGAGTCTGCGCATCAGGGCTTGTCGAATAGCCAGCGCGTGGCCGTGCTGGAAGACGGTGTCGAGTGGCAACAAATCGGCATCCCGCCTGAGCAAGCGCAATTTTTGGAGAGCCGCAAATATCAGCGTTCCGAGATTGCCGCGCTGTACCGGGTGCCATTGCATATGGTAAATGACTTAGAGCGTGCAACTTTTTCTAACATCGAACATCAATCATTGGAGTTCGTCAAATTTACGCTGTATCCGTGGTTAGTGCAGATCGAACAGGCCATTCAACGCGATTTATTCAGGATTTCTGCCGGAAAACGCACACATTTTGGCGAGCATTTGGTAGATGGTTTGCTGCGCGGCGATATCCAGAGTCGTTATACGGCATACCAGATTGCGCGGCTGAACGGCTGGATGAACGCTAATGAGATTCGCGAGCTCGAGAACATGAATCCAATTGACGATGCCGCAGGCAAACAATACTGGATGCCTGCCAATATGACGGTGGCGGGCGAGCCACGTCCGCAGGCTGCGCCGTTGCCGCAGGCGGAGCCGGAAGCCGAGCCGGAGGATGATGCCGACGAAGCGCCGGAGGACGGCGAAAGTTCCGACGAAGCGCAGAATGCGGATAGATTCGCGCTAGTTCGAGACAAGGATAAATCGCAGTGACGCGCAGTGTGTTGGTCATCGGCCCGCCCTTATCGGGAAAATCTACCTGGGTTAAAGAACATGCCCAGGCCGGGGATTTGATTTGGGATTTCGATCTCGTGCATTCGGCCTTGTCGTTGCAGGACTCGCACCAACACATCGACAGTATTAAGCCGTATGTATTCGTCGTCCGAGATGCGATTTTCAAGCGGCTGAGAGAGCCAGGAATCGCTAACGCCTGGATTATTAGCTCGTCTCCTGAGAAAAGCCGGGTGCAGGAGCAGATTGACCAATTGGACGCGCAGGTGATGCCGCTCCTAGCTACACCGGAGGAAGCGCATCGCCGGGCGGACAAAACCGAACGACCAGCAGCTTGGCACGGCTACATCGATAATTGGTTTGCAAAAAATGACTGGACAGCGGACGATTTTCATGGGCGTTTGTTCGAGGAGCAAAAACGGACGCTATCCGGGACACCGCAGATTTTGCAAGTACCGATGAAGCCGAGCCGGAAGGAGAACCAGATGCCGTGGGTGATTAATCTTCACGAGGATGGCCCGGACAAAGGCCGTTTCTGCGTGCACAAGGAAAACGCCGATGGCAGCGCGGGGGAAGCCATCGCCTGCCATGACACCGAGAAGCAGGCGAAGGCGCATCAGGCCGCTTTGTATGCCAACGAGCCGGAGGCGAATGCCAAGCCGAGCCGACCAGCGCGTCCGCTGCGCGACGATGGCAGCGAGCGCCGCACTCTGCTCGTGGAAGACATTACGCTGCGCACCGACGAACAAACCGGCGCGCCGTTGGTCGAGGGCTATTCGTCGGTATTCAACAGCCTGAGCGAAGTCCTGTTCGAATGGGATAACGGCCGCTTCCGCGAGCAGGTTGCGTCTGGTGCGTTCACGAAATCGCTGCGCGAGCAGAACGTGCCGCTGTTGGTAGAGCACGCCAATCTGCCATTGGCGACTACCGGATCGGGCACACTGAAGCTGACAGAGGACAGTCACGGCTTGCGCTTCTCCTCGTCGCTCGACATGAGCGACCCGGACGTGCAGCGCCTCGTGCCCAAGATGCGCCGCGGCGATCTAAACAAATGCTCGTTCGGCTTCATCCCGATTCGGGAGTCCTGGGACGAAAAGACCAAGCCGCGCACACGCACGCTGCACGAGGTGCGCTTGCTGGACGTGTCGATTGTCGGACGGCCCGCTTATCCCGCGACCGAGGCGAAGGTGCGCAAGGCGCTCTTGGATGAGGGCTTGGATGCCGAGAGCATCACCGATGTACTGGTGCGCGTGCGGCAAGGATTGCCGCTTGAAGACAACGACGTTGACCTGTTGCGGTTGCTCGTGCGGACGTGCAGCCAGCAACTTGCCGAGATAGCCACTGCGCCGGAAGTCGCGCCGCTCCTAGCTGAGCACCCGACCGAAAGCCCACAGCCGGCTCCGCTGCCAAGCGCGCCGAGTCCTGAGACTCACTCGCTGGCCTGGTACAGGACACGACTCATAAAACTGGAAGGTGTAATATGACCCTGGAAGAAATGCGGGCAAAACGCTTGGAATTGGCGCGGAGTGCGCGGGCCATTCTGGCGGTCTGTGAAGACGAAAAGCGCGAACAGACGCGCGAAGAAGAACGCATCCTGAAGGACTTCATCGAGCGCGGCGAAGCGATGGCTGCGCTTATCGAGAAAGAGGCGCGCGTGCAGGCGTTGGAGGAGATGACCGAACGCTCCCACGCCGAGCCGACCAAACCGGACGTGAGCGAGGAAGACAATCGCCAGGCGCAGGGTTCACCCCGGCGCTTCCGTTCCTTCGGCGAGCAGATGCAGGCGGTGATTCGGGCCAGCCAGCCGGGCGGGGGTGTCGATCCCCGACTGTTGACGCGTGCCGTGATGGGCATGGGGGAAGGGACGCCTTCGGACGGCGGCTTCCTGGTGCAGACCGACTTCGCGGCCGAACTGCTGAAGCGGACTTACGAGACCGGCCAGGTTGCCAGTCGTTGCCGGCGCATCGGTATCAGCGCCAACGCCAACGGGCTGAAAATCCCGGCCATCGACGAGACCAGCCGCGCGGACGGTTCCCGCTGGGGCGGCGTGCGCGCCTACTGGACGGCTGAGGCGGGCGACAAGTCGAACGCCACACCGTCCTTCCGCCAACTCGAGCTGAACCTGAAGAAGCTGACGGGCTTGGCTTACGCGACCGACGAACTGTTGGCGGACGCCAGCGCCCTGGAGAACGTGCTGATGCAGGCGTTCTCGGAGGAGTTCGGTTTCAAACTGGACGACTCGATTATCAATGGCGACGGTGCAGGCAAGCCGCTGGGCGTGCTGGTTTCCCCGGCGCTAGTCAGCGTCACGAAAGAAGTGGGCCAGCCCGCGGCGACATTGCAGCCGGAGAACCTCATCAAGATGTGGTCGCGCTGCTATGCGCGCTCGCGCTTGAATGCGGTCTGGTTCGTCAACCAGGACATCGAGCCGCAACTGTTCACGATGGGTATCCAGGTCGGCACGGGCGGCGGCACGGTCTACATGCCACCGGGCGGCCTGAGCGGGCAACCCTACGGCACGTTGTTTGGGCGGCCCGTGATCCCCATCGAGCAATGCGCGACGCTCGGCACGAAGGGCGACATTCTGCTGGCGGATATGAGCCAGTACATCCTGATCGACAAGGGCGGCATGCAGAGCGCCTCCTCGATCCACGTGCGCTTCACCAACGATGAGAGCGTGTTCCGCTTCGTCTACCGCGTGGACGGTCTACCGATCTGGCAGTCGCCGCTCACGCCGTACAAGGGCAGCGCGAACACGCAAAGTCCGTTTGTGGCCATGTGGGGATAAGGAGGAAGCCATGAGCAGTCCATTCTCCCTGCTGGAGAACTTGAAGCCGGTGCAGTTCATCACCCCGCGCGTGGGCAATGGCGCGTGTACGGGCGATTACGTCAGCCTGAAAAACGCGCTCAAAGCCTGGATCGTGCTGGACTTTACCGAAGGCGGTGCGGAAGCCGTATCGTTTCAGCCGGTGAAGGCGACGGCGGTCGCGCCGACCAACTCGACGGCGATCACGGCGGTGGTGCGCATCTGGAGCAATCTGGACACAGCCACCAGCGATCTGCTTGTGGAGCGCACCGCGGCAGTACTGTATGCTGCCGATGCCGTGGCGACGAGTAAGCAAATCGTCTTCGAGATCGACCCGAATGACCTGGGTGAGTTGGCAGGTGTGCCCTACGATGTGATCTCGCTGACGGCGACCGCGCCGAATGCGGGTGACTACCTCTCTGGCACGATCTGGATTCAGCCGCGCTATGCCAGTCGGGTATTGACCTCCCCGACCGCGCTCACGGATTGACGTAAGGCGGGTCGGTGGGTGACTACCGGCCCGCAAGGAGTGAGAGATGAGTTTACCTTTTGCATTGCCCGAAAACGTCAAGATCGTTGAAGGCTTGGTGCCACAGATCGGCGCAGCCGCGGCGGTGACTGGCGATTATGTCAGCTTGAAAGGTTGTCATAAAGCGTATGTCGCGATTCACTATAATCAAGGCGACGCAACTGACATCACCTGGAACGTGACGCGCGCGACGGCTGTAGCGCCCACCGGCGCGGTGGTGATGACCGAGTTGATGCGCATCTGGAGCAATCTGGCGTGCGCGACGAGCGATCTGTTCGTGGAACGCACGGCCGCGGTGAACTACGCCAGCGGCGCGGCCCAGACGCACAAGCTCGTGATCTTCGAGGTTGACCCGGATTCGTTGACGGAAACCTTCGACTGCATCGCCGGGGCAAGCACTACGGCCATCGCCGCAACGAGTACCGTGGCGATTACGTACTATCTGATTCCGCGCTATCCGGGGCGGGTGCTGACTTCACCGACTGCGCTCACGGACTAACATCACTGGTCGCGCCCGGTCGGACTGGCCGGGCGCGCAACCTCAGGAGGGTTGCGACCATGCTACACTCAAGATGGATCAACGGGGCACTGGCCTATTGGGATACGCACCAGTGCCGCATCATCGACGCCATCGGTACATCGGTGGTCAAGTACAGCAATCACTTTGTGTCTGTGCCACTGGATGACACGACCCGCAACCCGTCAGAATGGCGCTGGGTTTCGGACACTGCCACGGACGCCATCACGCTGCCCATCTCGACTACCGGGGGCGTGATGCAACTGGCGACCGGGGCGGGTGGCGAGAATGAGACTTACCTGCAACTCGGCGGCGCGGCCAGCGTTACCAATGCGCCGTTCATCATCGCGGGCGCGGCGGGCGTTGCGACCAACCAGCCGCTCTATTTCGGGATTCGCGTCAAGGCGCTGGAGCACCTGGCTGAAGGCGTGTTCGTCGGATTGGCCGGCGAAGGCGCGGCGGCGGGGAACTTCCTAACCGACGTGTCGGGCGTGATTGCCGATGATGACTTTATCGGCTTCAACATCCTGTCTGCTACGCCAGCCGCCTGGAACATCACCTGGCGCAATGCGGGGCAAGCGGTGCAGGCTGTTACCGGCGTGGCAACCAATGCCGACGACTGGCACATTTTCGAGTTCTACTACGATGGCGCGACGACCGTGACGTTCTGGGCCGATGGCGTGGCCAGCGCAACGGTGGCCACCACGACCGCGGCAACCTTCCCATTCAACGAGGAAATGGGGCCGATCCTGGCCATCAAGACGACCGCGGCTTTCCTGAAGCGGTTGCAGGTCGATTGGCTGCGGGTCATTCAGTTCAACTAGGAGGCGGATATGCTACATTCACGTTGGGTCAACGGCAATCTCGCCTTCTGGGATACGCAGCAGTGTCGCATCATCGACGCCGTGGGGGCGGGAGTGGTCAAGTACCTCAACCACTTCACAGACCTACCGCTCGATAATGCGACCTGGTTCCCGGATGATTGGAACACCTTCGCCACGAATGCCGGGGCGGATATCGTTGCGCAGCCGATCAGTGTGCCGGGCGGTGTCTTGCAGCTCTCGACGGGCGCGGCAGCTACCGACAATGACGAGACCTACATCCAACTCGGCGGTTCGGCTTGTGTCACCAATGCGCCGTTCGTAATCGCGGGCGCGGCGGGCGTTGCGAACGCTTCTCCGCTGTACTTCGGGGCGCGCGTCAAGGCGCTGGAAGTGGCGGACGGCGGGTGGTTCGTGGGTCTGGCTGAGGAAGGCGCGGCGGTCACGCTGTTCATGGCGGCCAACTCGGCGGTCTTGGCGGCGAAAGACCACATCGGCTTCAACATCCTGACGGCCTCACCAGCCGCCTGGAATATCACGTGGAAACGCGGCGCGGGCGCGGTACAAACTGCGGCCGCCGTCGCTGTCAACGCGGGCGATTGGCATACGTTCGAGTTCTGGTATGACGGCGCAACCACCGTCACGTTCTGGATTGACGGTGTGCTGAGTGCGACCACCGCGTTGACGACAGCCGGGACATTCCCCTACGCTGAGGAAATGGGGCCGATTCTGGGTGTCAAGACCGGCGAGAACGTGCTGAAGCGGTTGCAAGTCGATTGGCTGCGCGTGGTGCAGTTCAGCTAGACGGAGGAACTATGGCAAAGAAAGCTGAGGAGCGCGAGGAACCGCAGGCAGAGCCGTATTGGCCCGTCGCGGCCTGTGAGATTCCAGCCGGCGACGTGGTTATCAAGCTGGCTCCGGCAGATGGGCCAATCGCGCTGGTCATCGGTTCACCGGCCCGCGTCGCCAACCGGCACGCCCTGGACGCACGCTGTACGGTGCAATGGTTGCCACTGCTAGATAACGGACGCTTCACCGTGCAACTGGTCAGCGGCAAAGTTGCGGGCGGCCAGGTGCTACACGCCGGTAAGACGGTTGGCTTTGCGCTGAAGCATGGTGAAACGGTAGAGTGCCTCCTACCGGTGGCAGGCGAGTAACAGCACGGGGGACGGTTTGACCGCCGTCCCCGAATGAGCGCAACATGGCAAACGAGCTACAGGCGCACGGCACCACCGGTCAGACTGTCTACTGCGTGCTGCGGAAAATGAGCAGCAGCGGCAAAGTTTGGAACGGCAGTACTTTCGTACCGCTCAGTACCGGCGATTGGACGGGCTACGCGCTGACCATGACCGAGTCGGGCAGCACCGGCACGTATCGGGCATCGATGCCCGCGGTGACGGCGGGGTTGTATCACTTCACGGCCTACATCCGGGCCACTGGCACGCCACTCGTCAGCGATGTGCAACTCGACGCCGACGAATATACCTGGGCCGGCACCAGTACCATCGCGTTGACCAACCTCACGCGCTACGCGACCGCGGCGGAACTCAAGAACCGCATCGGTATCCGGGATATGCTGGACGATACGATCTTAGGCCAGGTGCTCGACGCCGTGAGTCGGGGTATTGATAACTACTGCGGACGCTCCTTCTACGCGTCGGCGGCGGGCGTGGTGCGCTACTACACGCCACTCTCCGCCGAGATGGTCTTGATCGATGACTGTATCGCGCTGAGCGCCGTCGCGACCGACGACAACGCCGACCGCACGTATGCCACGACCTGGGCCACGACGGACTACGATCTGCTGCCGGAGAATGCCGCAGCCAACGGCGCGCCGTATGACACCATCGCCACGACACCGCTCGCCGCTTACCGCTTCCCATCATGGCGGCGGTCACTGAAGCTGACGGGCGCGTGGGGTTGGCCCGCCGTGCCCGATCCGGTACACGAAGCCTGTCTGATTCAGGGTTCGCGTGTGTTCAAGCGCAAAGATGCGCCGTTCGGTATCTCCGGCACGCCAGAGATGGGACAAATGCGCCTGGGGCGGCTTGACCCGGATGTGCTGTGGATGCTGGAAACCTATCGCAAACTGGTAGTGGCCTGATGGAAATCACAATCAACGCGACGGGCATCACCGAGGCGCTGGCGGCGGTCGATCCAAAGAAAGCGTACATGATTATCGATTTGTGGTATCTGCGTTCGACTGACTACGCCAAGCGCGAGCTACAAACACGTTCGCCAGCCAGACTCAGGCGCAAGGTGCGCGTGTTGTTCGACGGTTACAAACCGCACCGTTGGGCGCGTGTCTTCGTCAAGTCGCCGTTGGCGCATCTGCTCGAAGGTGGCACCGGGTCTAGGGGCGTGTCCCCCTTCAAGCACGTCGGCAGACATTGGCCGAGCACGAAGGGCATCATGGAGGCGACGGGCCTGCCCAAGCCGGAGGCTTTTCTAGTGGCACGCAGCATCGGCTTGCGCGGTGGCAATCCACCCAAGCCGTTCCTGCAGCCGACCTGGAATGTGGTTATGCCGCGCATCAGTGAGATGGCGGAGCAGGCGGCGGCGGAGGTGCTGCGATGACGCTGGCAACTCTGGCAACCATCATCGCCGGCATTCAAGACGAGGTGCTGACGCTGTCCGATATCCGGCTCGCGCCCGACGTGCCACCGGAGCAGATCGCGGGCGGCGGCGTGTTCGCCGTGGTCTATCCGGCATCCGGGCGCTTCGAGCAAACCACCTCCGATGATCGGGGGCAGGGCGAGCACACGTTGCACCTGATGGTAGCAACACCACAGGTCAACCTGCGTTCGGATTGGGCGCGCATCATCGGCTTCGGCACGACAGTTCCCAACGCCATCCTGCACGGCGCGACGTTGGGCGGCGCCATCCTGCAATCCAACCAAATCCGCTACACGTTCGGGCCGCTGGAATGGGGCGGGCAACAGATGTTTGGCTGGCTGTTTGAGATCGACGTGTTGACAGTCGGTCTGATTACGTAGGAGGAAGATTCATGGCACACACAGTTTTTACCGGCAAAAGCGCGACCACCGTCGTCTCCGTGGCATCAGGAGCCGTGACGGGCTGGCGCGAAGTCACCATCGAGGAAAACGGGCGTCCGGTCGCTGAGGCGATGGACATCACGAAGGCCGGCGATCTGCTCTATACCTACATGGACGATCCGCTCGGCGGCAAGGGCCAGCCGTCCTGCAAGATCACGGTTTCGGGCCTGCTCAGCCGGTCGGATAAATCCGATTCCGGCAAACTCACCGGCACGGCCAAAGGCGCGACCGTTACCGTAGTCGTGACGACCGCGGCCGGTGGTGACACCTTCACCATGACGAACGGGCGCTATACCTCGCTCGACACGCCGCACGGTGTCGGAGAGGTGGTGCCTTATACCGCAGTTTTCGACAAGGCGGCCACAACCGGCGTTTGGTCATAGGAGTGATGCGCAATGGCTCAAGTTGAGTTTACAGGCCAGAAGATGACGGCTACCGCGGGCATCATCACGCTTGAAGGTGTCACGCGCATAGTCATCAACGACGTTGGCGCGCCCGTCCCCGAAGCGTTCGACGTGACGGTGGTGGCGGATGGCACTTACACCTTTCTCGAAGACCCGCTCGGCGGCAAAGGCGCGCCGAAGGCCACTGTCACCGTCACCTGCCAGGCATCGACGGCAAGCCTGGCAGACGGCAAGGCGGCTTCCGTGGCGTTCAACACACCCGCTGCGTTTCTCGTTGAGTCGGGCCAGACACCCACCGACAACACCTGGGCGCACACTACCACTGAGTTAGTCAAGCGCGTGACCAAGATCACCTGGGGCGCACCAGTGGCAACCGTGGAGTTGACCTTCCAAGCCAATACCTGCGGCACCTGGGGGTCACACGCATGAGCGCCGTCACGTATCACGCCGACGCGCCGCGCAAGGACTGGGTGGAGCTTGCGGGAGTCGCACAACTGCCGATGCGCGAGCTCGTCAAGATGGACGCCGATTCGACAACGGGCTATGAGTTCGCTAAGTCCGTGACGCTCGACGGCATGTTCTTCGACCAGGCGGGTGAACCCGTGGACTGGCGCAATGACTTTTTGGCGCTGACTGTGCAACAATGGGACTGGTGGCGGGGTCGCATCTGGCGGGCGGCGCGTGAGGAAATTATCGACCCGGAAGCCTAGAGGCGCTGTATGCAACGTGCCAGGGGTGGCAGGATACAGCGCCGGTGGTAGCGGTGCGCTTGTTCGAGCGGGCGCGCTTTGTGGCCGAGCATCCGGGCTGGACGTATCGCGACTACGACGATGCGGCGGCCTCTGATATCCTCTTTGACCGGGAGTATCGCGCCATGATCCAACCGATCCCCAAGAGCAACAATGGCTAACGTCAACCTCGACCTGAAAGCCAGCGACAATGCCTCGCGCGCGATGCAGATGGTCTCCGAGCGCCTGGTGCAACTGCGCACGGAGATTGACGCGCTGCGCGCCAAAGGCACGATCAATCTGACCGTGGCCGATGCCGGCAACCTGAACCGCCTGACCGCCGAGGCTACGCGCCTGGAGCGGGCGCTGCACACTACCGGGGCCACGGGCACGGCGGTCGCGGGCCAGATGAGCGGCGCGTTCAGGGGTCTCGATGGCGTGCTCAGCAACCTGGGTTTGGGCGGCCTGGGGATGATTGGCAGCGCGGCGGGCCTGGGCGCGGTGGCGATTGGTGTCGGAAAACTCACGCTTGATTTGACCAAGCTCGGAGAGGAAAGCGCGCAACTGGAAGCGCGCTTCAACGCGTTCGCGGGCGGGGCGGCGCAAGGCGCGGCCAATCTGCAATTGATGAGCACGGCCGTCGCGGGCGTTATCACGCGCGATGACCAGATGATTGCGCTGAACAAACTCATGGCTTCCGGCTTGACCGACACGGCGCAGGAAGCCGCCAAAGTTGCTGAGGCGGCGGTATGGCTCGGCAGCGCCACCGCGCAGCCGCTGGATCGCATCGAAGCTCTGACCAATGCCCTGTTGAGTGGCCGCACGAAGGGGCTAGTCCCTTACGGCATCGACATGGACAAGCTCAAAGGCCGCATGGCGGAGTTGCAGGCGGCCAATGGCAGCTTGACGGCCAGCCAGGCCACGTTGAATGCGTTCATGGAACAGGCCGGGCCGCTGATGCGCAAGGTCCAGGATGAGGGCGGCCTTGCCGCGACCTCGACGCAAAAGCTCGCCGTCGCGTGGGGCGATCTCAAGGATCAGATGGGCAGTGTGATTGCGCCCCGCATCACGCCGATCATCGAAGGCACTGCGCAGACCATTGCGTCTATCGGCAATGTCGGCCCGTATCTGGAGAAACAGCGCGCCACCGCTGCGGCTACAGCGGCCCTGAACGATTATAAGTTGGCCGTGCAGAATACGGCAATGGCCGAGCAGCTTTTGGCCGAGGCGCAACGTACCGGCTTCGGTACGGGGGCGGAGCAACAGGCGCTTGACATCGCACGCGCCAATGAGGAAGCGGCGGCCCGCAGCGTGCGCGCTTGGGAAGCCGTCGGCAAAGCCGGTCTAGGCGAAATCAATGTCGGCATGACGGATGAGGGCCGGAAGGCGGTCGCGACCTGGGGCAAGGCCGGCGCAGATGCCGCCTCCGGTTTCGCCAATGCCTTCAATCTCGGCCTGGGCGGATTGCCCGGCTCGATGGACATTGTAGCGCAGAGCGCCGCGGCGCGTATGGGCGCGGCCTTCAAGGGCTTCGACTTCACCAAGTTCGTAGACTTCCAGAAGGCGCAAGCTGGCTTCAACCTCTCGCCTATCGGCTCCGCACCGCAGTTCGATCTACAGCGCGCGGCGCCCGCCGAAGGCTTGGCCTATCTGCAAAATTACAACAAAATCGCAGAGTCCGCGATTCAGAATCTAACCGGTTTTCGCGAAGATGCGACCTCTGCCGATCTTGATACGCAGTCCAGAATGGCGAAGGAGGCCAGCGCTGCCTGGCGGGAAGCTGCCGCGTCAACCGAGCGCCGCTGGACAGCCGCAGCTAACGTGCTGATGAGCATTACTGGTGTGCCGGGCGGCGCGCCATCGGCAGTTACGCAAACCGATGTAGACCTATCGAAAGCGGGACTGTACCAGAACAAGCCGGATGAGTACTTGCGGCGCTTGCGTGATGAAGTCGCTCAGGGCAAGGACATCTACCCGCAGGTCTCGGTCGAGGATGCCGCGGCGCGTATGGGCATCTCTGGCGGTGTCGATCCAAAGGCGATTCTCGCGCTGTTTGAAAAACAGTGGGCCAGCGGTGAGTTATTCGCCAACAAGGGCAATCTCGATCTGATCGACAAGGACGCCGTCGCGCGTGAACTCGCCAGCAAACAGGCGGCGGCACAGGGCATCGCAAATGTGCAGGGTGCCTTCGGCGTGCCCCTCGAGGGCATGAAGGGCCAAACCGATCTGATCAATGCGATTCAGGGACTCATCAATCGTCTGCCTGCGGTGATACCGGGTGCGAATGCCTTACCTGGCGCAGCCGTGCCGCCGGCGGGCGGTGACCTCGCCAAGCCGGGAGCCGGGGCTATTGCTGCGATGGCGCTCAATGCGCAGATCATCAATATCAGCGCGGCGACGGCCAGCATCACAGCGGGCACGCTCGCGGCACCTGCGGGGCCAAGCGCCACGGCGCAAGCGGTCAACATCACGATTGCCGCAGGCGGCGTGCTGATCGGCGGCGACACGTCTACCGGCGCGGAAACGCGTCTGAGGGATTGGCTCATCGAAGCCTTCAGGGGCTTCGCACAATCTGAGCAGCGGCGCGCACCGTCTGCGCCAGCGTTTATGCCGGGCAATCCATAGGGGTCAGTATGCCAACAGGTTTTGGGGCAGTCGAGTTCGGCATCTTGGTAGCTTCGACCGGGGCGCGGCGTATCGATGCCGACGTAACTGAGATCAAAATTCCGGGCGGGCCGACCTATGTCGATATCGGCGGGCCGCGCGCGATCCATATTTCGCTCGAGCTCTTTTTCGCCACCGGCTCGGTTTATGCCAGTCTGGAGGCGCTGGTGGGTACGCAGGCCACTTTGACCACCGAGATCGGCGCGATTGCCAACGCCTGTTTGGTCTCGCTGGCGCGCACCTGGTACAATGCGGGCGGCACGGGGCCGACGAAGGCCGCGGCCGAGTTCGTCATACCGAGCGCCTGAGTGTGACGACCTATCTGCGCCAGCCGATCTTGACCGTGAGCGTCAACGGCATTCCATTGTCGGAGGTCATCTCGGCTCGGTGTCAAATCGGCTATACACTGAGCATCGCACAAGCTGAGGTCGAGTTACCGAGCTTGCCGGAGGGTCTTGTGCCTTTCGATACCGTCGAGGTGTTCATGGGCGCGACCGAGGCGACGATTGAAGTGCGCTTCACCGGCTACGTAACGCAGATCGAGAATGAGCTTTATCCGAAGGCGGTCAAGCTCACCTGCCGGGGCAACTTGCAGAAAGCCGAAACGTACGCGGCCATGACCGACGTAGACATGACGAGCTATGCCTACTATTTGATAAACGGCGGCACGTTCGGGCACACCGATGAAACGATGGTTAGCACGATCCTATACATTGTCGGTCTGACTACTGGCTACACGCCATCGGGTGAAACGCCATATACTGGTATCGGCGGTACAGGCACTATGCTAGGAAAAACGGTGCCGTTTGTCAACACAGCGTTTACCTGGAATACCGGCGAAAGTGGACTGTCATTCATCCAAAAACTCGACAGCGTATGCCTGGGCTATTGTACTTTCGAGTTGGCCGATGGCTCAATCGTGCGCCAGCAAATCAGCGCCCTGCCCGCCGTCAGTGCATCGAAGACCTTCACTGAGCACGTGGACATTTACCGAGCGACAGCACTTGACACGATCCTGGAAGCCAAGAACCGCATCAAAGTTTCTGGCTGGCAGCGCAACAATAACACCGATGCCGCCAAAAATGAGGCTACGGCGGATGCGGAAAATTACTGGTTCAACATCCTGTCCGGTTCCACGCAATGGTACGTGCAGCATAGTCTGTCAAGCGCGATGATTGAGGGCAGTCTAATTGATGGCGTTGACCCTGCGGGTCTGGAGTGCCAGGCGGTAGCAGATTGGCAATTGGCCGAGTTGAACGTCAGACGGTTGCGCGTGAACCTCACAACGCCTCGCGATGATAACATTGCGCCGGGTGCGACGATTGCGATAAACTCACCGACGCGCCTGGGCATCACGACGCAAAACTTTTGGGTGCAGGAAGTGGCCTGTGAGGTCAACCGCCAGAATCAGTTTGCACAAAATCTTGTGTGCCTGGGCGTCGTGCCGGAGCCTGCCTAATGCCTGGCGATCCTGAACTGACTCAAGCCGTACAGGTTTTCCTGTCGCAGATGTGGCAGCACATCGACAACACGATTCGCGCCATGATCGGGCATCATCATCGGGAGCATGAGCCGGGCGGTAACGATCAAGTGCGCTTGCCCGTCTACGCCCTATCTGATGTACACTGGCTAAAAGACGCTTCCGGGGATCCACCCGACGATGGCGATACGCTCATCTATTATCGGCATAAGACCGACGGCGTAGCGAGCTATGAGCGTGATGGCTGGTGGGAAATCGAGCCAGCTGGCAGGCACCAGGCGCATCTTGGTGTGATCCTGCCCGCCTCTGTGATCCCGCCAGGGCCGACGAACATCACCGGCAAATCGTTCTCTGTTCGTGGCGTACTGATTTCATCCGATGGCGCGTGTACTGGCACCCTGAGCTTTGGCGGCTCATACTCGTTTTCGTTTGGCGCGGCAGGCGGCTCGCAGTCATGGGACTTGGAGAACACTCCCGGCACATGGGGCGGCGGCAGTTCCATAAGCGTAACCTACCCTAACGATACGACCGCATCATGGCTCACAGCAGATATTTGGTTGGCAGGCTAAAATGACAAAAGCACGCTGGTCTATCGCATTCATGTTTATCGTGGCGCTGTTCGTGCTGGTGATGTGCACGCAGCCCGCGACCTCCACACCGCCCATTGACGAGATGGGTTTGCCGCGCGCGCAGGGTGGCAGTTGCAGCACCTATTCGAATAGTACGACTATAACAATCCCGGATGGTGATTCAACGGGCATCACCTCCACGATTACTATTCCGCCCGTCGCAGGGATAGTAACGTATGTGCGCGTTTCGATAGGTATCGATCACGCCTATCCTGGCGACCTCAGCGCCTATTTGACGACGCCGAATCTGTGCATGAGCGAGATATTCGCCGGTGATATGGGTTCGGACGCCTTCGCAGGATCGCTATATTTCGCCAACGATGGCGCGATGTATATCTATGACGATAGTGTTCCGTTCTCAAATCTTTACAGACCAAATGCCGAATTTAGTTCCAATTTTCGCGCGGGCGGACGCTGGACACTGAACATATCTGACAATGCAGGTGCCGACGAGGGCACGCTAACCGGTTGGAGCGTCACGCTTTGTACCGGCAGTGCGCGGCCTAGCGATGGGCCAGCTACGGCCACGCCAACGATTACGCCGACACCGACCACTACACCGATAGGAACTGTTACACCGATCCCCTTCAGCGCGTGCGTTTCCATCTATGAGGTAGACACAGGATTTGACAACAATTCTCCTGGCGATCTCGAACGTTGCCCGTCAACTCCACCGGCGGGCGATGGCGCATCGTCTGGATACCATCTATATCAGCAAGTCGCACCGCCTAACTGGGCAAATCACGCCATTTGCGCATATACAAAATATCCATATAACATTCAAGTCTCTCTAGGACCAAGCGAATCTTACGAGTGGGGCGGCGGAAACGGCTATTTATCCGGTGGTTTTTGGTTGCCGGAACCGTACATAGATCCGTATGTTGGTCCAGTCTCAGAAAGTACTAATGGCACATATGTAACTTGTGGTGAAGGCAATAGCTATCGGAGTGGCATTTGGCACAAGAATACCCAAAGCCAAATCACCGGCTGGTACGGTTCTCCTGGCGTTATTGCTAGTCAGGGTCTCGCGTGGCAAGAAAAGGTTGATGAATGTGTGGGCGGTGGCGGCGCATACATTGACGAAACCATTACTATTTTGGCGTGCGAAATGCCAGCGCCAACCGCAACGCCCACGCCGCGTCTGCCGATCTGTGGCACACCGCGCCCCGGTGGCGGCTGGGGCATCTTCTAGGAGGTAGACATGGCAGTCGAGTACAGAGGACAAGGCCGATTTGAGATAGTGCATGGCTGTGCGCAAACGTCAACTAACAGCCTGGTAGTGGTCACTGGCAGCGAACTTGACGTGCGCGGTTGGCGCTCGGTCGAGTACACCATCAGCGTCGCGACCAATAGTGTCAAGTGGACGGTTTACGCCGACAACGACAGCGCCTTCGGGACGGAGGTCGTGGTGAAAGCAGAGGCGACGGTAGCCGCGCTGGCAACCGGCACATACTCGATTGCTAACGCGCCGTACACCGATTATCGTATCAAGATCGACTCGGCGGTCGATGACGTGCACGGCAAAGTCAGCATTACCGCGCTGATGACGGGTTGAGGTATACTGATAGCGCGTTAGGCGCAACGTATCGGGCTTTGCCATAGACGGCGAAGCAGAAGCGAAGGTCATCCGTGAGCATCGCATTATGGGTTGCGTTACTCCTGGCTCCGCTGGCGCCGTTCCTGCCGGTGCCCTACACGGCTATCGAATTGGTCTCAGCCAACATCCCCACCGCTGGGATATGTTTCAACGTGGCCTATGGTCTGGAACAAATCACGGGGGGCGACAGGCCGACATTTGAGCGCACGGGGATACTGTTTCAGGCGCGAGCGGTGTGTTCAGCCGAGGATATTACACCCGTCGAGCCGTGGCACTCGATCAACGAGAAAGTCACATTGCCGGATGAGTTGACGTATTTAGATTTCCCGGAGTTTCTGGTGGTGGCCTGGACGGATCGGCGGAGCGGAACGCGCCAGGTACATTGGGCGAATGTCTGGAAAAGCGGGGAGTCGTATGGCATCTTCCGCGATATCGTTTCGGCGGCATACCCGCTCTCGTTTGCCCCGACCATCTGGCTGTCATCCAGTCCCAATTATCCGGGGCCACGCTTGGAGATGGCAATCAGCGCCGTTGAGGCACAGCGGTTTCGGCTGATAACTACAGCAGATGGGCCGCACTGGATCGAAGCCTATGATCCGCCGCCGACGTACATCTATTTGCCTGCTGTGAGGTTTCCGTGAAACGATACGCTGCACTCGTCGCCTTGCTGCTGGTTGCGCTGGCGCTGGTCGCGCTGGTCTTTGCTGCCTACGGCGAGGCGATCTGATGAGCACAAGCGATCAGTATTCGCCGGGTGTGCCGTTTGTGGCATCCGGACTTTGTCGAACGGAGGGCCGAGTGAATCTGTTACAGAGATTTGGCGAGCCGCGCGAACGTCTGCGCTCATGGTTGATCCGCACGCTCGCAGGTGACGTGCCGGTGATTCTCAACTGCCACATCACCGTACCGACGACGTTGGCACATCCGGGCTTGTACGTCGACAATCGGCGCGCCATCATCGTGTTGTCCGACATTGCCAGCAGTGACGAAATGTGGAGTAAGGCGCATGGCGTCATCGAAACCGACTGAGGCCATCATAGCCGCGGCTGATGGTGACTTTGCCGATCCCGCCACCTGGAGCCGCGTGCTCACGTGCACAGTCTGCGGATTGCCCTGGGCGCGCATCCAGGACGGTCAGATCATCGTAATCTCTCGCCATCACGGCGAGCAACACACCAACAGTACGCCCCTGTGCGTCACGCCCAACGAGGACGCGACGCATGGCGACAATCGTAGCTGACAGCAGCGGAAATTTCAGCGCCACAGGCACCTGGACGGGCGACGCTGTCCCCGGCGAAAACGATGTGGCGCAGACCGGCGCCTACACCGTCACCATCGACGCCGACATTACCTGCACGCGCATCGAAGCCACATCGAGCGGCCACTTCGAGGTCACGACGGGCGGCATTACGATCAATGCGGCAGTGACACACGCCGGCAGTTATGCCACGAATGGCGCCTTGCGCTGCACGCATACCACCGGCACGGTTACGGTCAATGGCGCGGTGACAGGCGGCGGCACAAATGCGCACGGCATCGGCAATGGCGCCGCGGGCACGCTCACGGTCATCGGTAACATTACCGGCGGAAGCGCGGGGCATGGCATCCGCAACATCTCCACAGGCACCGTCAACGTCGGTTCAGTGGGCACGCCGACGACGATTCAAGGCGGAGCCAGCGGTTATGGGTTTTCCAACGTGTCCACCGGCACCGTCAACATCATCGGCAATGCCATTGGCGGGAGCAGCCTAACCGGCCATGGTGTATACAATGGCTCTACGGCAACCATCACCATCACAGGCAACGTCACAGGCGGCAGCTATAATGCAGCCTATGGCGCTTACAACAATGCCGGGGGGACGATCAACATTTCCGGCGATGCCACAGGCGGGTCAGTAGCCGGTTCAGCCGGAACCTACAATTACAGTACCGGCACAGTCACCGTTAATCGGGCCATTGGTGGCACGGGAGCCTATGGACTCTACGGCGAAAACTCTGGCGGCACGACCACCTACAAGCGCACCGGCTCGCAGGCCAACGGCTGGGGCGCACTCGGCGGCTACTGCAAGATGGTGGTTGACGCGGACTACAATGTGATTGTCGTTAAGGACTCGGCGGGCAATGACGTGAGCATGAGCAACGACTATCCGGCAGCGGCGAAGGTCATCGATGACACGACCTACAACCGCACGACGCAGGTCGGCACCTATCACGCGGCGGGTGCGGGCGAGGTGCTGGACTCCGCCGTGTTCGGCGCAGCCAGTGGCACCGCGGGCACTTACCACGCGCCTGATGCGGGCGAGGTTACGTCTAACGCCGCCTTCGGCATCAGCAGCGGCACATCGGGCACCTACCACCGCCCGGAAACCGCTGAGGTCATCGACTCAGCCACGTTCGGCATTACTGGCGCCCAGACCGGCACCGTGCATCTGCCGAGCGCGGCTGAGGTCATCGACACGGCGGTCTTCGGCGCGGCATCCGGCACGGCTGGCACGTTTGCGATTCCCGCCGAAGCAGACGTGGAGAGTGGCGTACAGTACGGCGCGGGCGGTACGGAGTTCACGGGCGAACTCGTTGCGGGTGTTGGCGGTGGCGGCGGCTTCTTTCCGCCGCCGTTCAGCTAATCTCATTCTAGGAGAGCTATCCCATGACATCGCAGAAGAAACTACAGTACATCAAGCAGGTCAAAGCCGCGGCTACGAAACTCGCGCAGGCCATCGAGGAATGTGACTCGCTGGTGGCGGTCTATACTGATCGTGGCTATGCAGAGAAGGGGTCTGATCCCATCATGGCTACCGACGCCGCGCGTGAGGAAATTACGCCGGAGCAGATCGCCTACTTCGTGGCGTTCGTCGGCGCATTGGACAGCATCGGCGCGACGATCCCGGAGTTGATGGGGTACTCTGCGTTGCTGAACACGCTGCGCACCGACAAATAATGAGGTAGCGCCATGATCGTACTGCAAACTTCGACGCTCGCGAATCAGGATATTTCCGCTTATCTACTGGTGGACACATACACGGTCTTGGCAGACGAGATTGAGCTTCAGGTCTTCGTCGCCCTGGATCAGGTCGCGGGCGGCGGAAACTATAGTATCTATTTGACGCGGCAACTGGCGGGCGCGGGCGCGGCCTACATGCTACCCATCTCCACGGTTGCTGTGCCTGCCGCGCAGACGGCTATCGCGTTCCAGACGACAGGTGCGATTCAGGCTGAGTATGATGACGTAATCAAGGTCTACGTCAAGGGTCTCGTTGGCGATACAGCGACCCCGGATATTGCGGTGCGCTGGTATGACGTTTCTATGACCGCGGCTGGGATTGCCGGAGCGACGCGCACCGAACTCGCGACCGAGCTCGCGCTCCTCGTGACGGCATTGCCAGATAGCGCACCAGGCGCGGAAGGCGGCCTAACGCTGGCCGGCCCGCAAGGATTCGTCCAAGCAATTTCCGTGGGGTACGGCGACATGGATGGGTTGAGGAATCCTGTGGGCATCGAGGCTACCACCGTGCCCGCGGATGTTGACAATGATACCGTGCTGATCCTGACGGATTTTATTGGCATGGCAGACGACTCATTCAAAAACTATATGGTCTTGACCGGCAACCGCCACACCTATCGTGCGCTCGCGTTCAACGGCACGACGGGCGCGCTTACCATCTCGCCAGCAATGCAAGCGTTCGAGGCGGAGAGCGTGATGTTTCTGATCCCCGCCATTGCTGGCAGCGATGGCGCTACGGCGGAAGAAGTCGCGGACGCGGTATGGGATGAGGTTGCCACCGGGCACACTTCCGCGGGCAAAGCCGGCGAGCAACTGTGGACAGACATGGACGCAGTGTTGGCGGATACGGCGGCTACTCGCCGGGCGCTGGTGCTCAACTCGACTACCATCGCGACCCTGGCGACGCAGCTGTCATTCACGCTGACCGCGGGTGCGCCCGACAATTCCGCCTATCCGAAAGGTTCGGCCGTTGTCGTGCGCGATGCCACAACAGCATTGCAGCGTTGCGTTGGTATCCTGGAGACATACACCGGCGCGAGCAAGACCGTGACCCTGGAAGCCGATCCGGGCGTCTACACAATGGCCGCGGGTGACCTGGTGGATATCATCGCCAGCACGCCGCTCCTGCAAGATATTGACGACGAAATCGATAACATCGAAGCGATGATTGGCAACATCGCCGTAACCGGCGCGCCGTCCTACAAAGCGGCCTCCTCGTTCACGATCACCGCGGCGAGCATCACCGAAACCAACACCTACGAGATGACCGACACGTCGAACGGCATCAATCACACGTTGACGCCAGCGAGCACCAGTGTCGATGGTTACTACGAATATCTACTTGGCGGCGATGAGGTCGCCACGTCTGTCGCTTTCAAGGGCCGACTCTACAGCAATCCGACCGCTTCCCGCACGTTCGTGATCCAGGCTTGGGACTGGGTAGCCGGTACGCCGGCTTGGGTGACACTGGAAACCATCAACGCCGTCAACACGGACGCCGCGGCGAATGATGTGGCACGCGCGCCGATCCTGGTCAGCAAATATACCGGCACAGGCGCGAACCTGGGCAAGGTGCATATCCACATCTACGGCACCGGCTTGACCACCTCGACGCCGATCCGTATCGACCAACTGGTGGTCGGACGCGCCAACACGTCGCGCACGGTCGGTTACGCAGACGGCGCAGTCTGGCTCAACACCAACGCCACGGCCAACACCGGCACCGAGTCATATGTGGACGGCACGGCAGATCATCCGGTGACGACCATCGCCGCAGCCATCACGATTGCGGACGCGATGGGCCTGAAGCGCATCCGCATCGCCAACGGCTCGGCGGTCGAGTTGTCTGGCACCATTGCCAACAAGTCTTTGGTCGGTCGCAATTGGACGTTGGATTTGTCCGATGAGGCGATTACCGGTGCGTACATCGAAGGCGCGACCATTTCCGGCATCTCCAGCGGTACGGATGCCGAGTTTGTCGATTGCCACTTTACGGGCACGGCGACAGTCGGCGGCGGCGATTACTTCCGCTGCGGCTTCGGCGTTGTGACCTTCACCATGCTGGCGAGCAGCAGTTATAACTTCGTGGCCTGCTTCGATGACGACCCGGACACGGCCACGAGTCCGATCTTCGTCTTTGCGGCTTCGGCGGTGGTCGGAGCGCGCAACTGGCGCGGCGCTTTCCAAGCCAACGCTATGGCGACCGGCAACAAGCTGACGCTCGACGGCGCGGGGCGGTTGGTCATCGGCAGCACCTCCGAGGGCGGCGCGATCACCATGCGGGGCTTCTTCGCACCCATCACCGGCGGGGGGGGCTTGCATACCGAAGCCGAGTTCGTCGCGCATGGCGGCTCACCGATTACGCAGACATCGCGCTTCGATACCGCCAACGTGGCCGACTCCATACTGGCACGCGACATCGGTTCTGGCACCGGGGCGGGCACATCCGAGGAGCGCACTGTACGGGCGGCGCTGCGCTTCCTGCGCAACAAGCGCGGTATCGCAGCGGGCACACTTACCGTCACAAAGGAAGACGACACGACCGCGGCATGGACGGCCGCAGTCACCACCAGCGCCGCGGCGGAACCCGTCACGGCTATCGACCCAGCCGGGCCTTGACCCATAGGAGAGGATTATCATGGCAGCAGCAGTTTCAATCCGGGTGTACACTGGCGCAGACGCCGCCACACAGAGCGACGCCGTTACCGGCATCGACTTTCTCAGTGCCGACAACGCCACCAACAGCACGGCCAACCGTGCCGCTTTCCCGATCACGGCGGGTACGCGCAGCTACGAGAAGTGGATCCGGGCTTACGTCGATACCGCCGCCGACAACTACGTCTCGACGTTCCAACTGTGGGGCGACGGCGCGGTGCAGGCTTCGACTGTGCTCTACGTCGGGAAGACCGCGACGGGCGTCACGCCGACGACCACGACCAGCGCCGTCGCGACCAATACCTGGGTGACGTACACCAGCACGAGCAAGTTCGCCTGGCACGCCACGAACATGACGGGCGTCGGTAGCACGAGCGACGCGGCAGTCCTGCAACTTTTGGCAAATGCGGATGCAGCCGCCGGCAACTGGACTCAAGAGACGGTCAACTACAGTTTCAACGAAGCCTAATTGCACGAAAGGGGCAATTCAATGCAGTTACCACAAACGACCGTCTTTGGCGTCAGCACGCTCCAATCCTGGGGCGACCTGGCGCTATGGGAGCTATTCCTGAACGACCACCCCGATCTCAAATGCATCATCGAGATTGGGACGTATGCGGGCGGCCTGGCGCTATTCCTACAGCAGCAGGCCGCCGCGCGCGGGATGCGTTTCACGACCTGCGACAACGAACGCTATCCAAGCGCGGCTATCGAGAGACTGGAAGATAACTTCATTCTGGGCGACGCGCTAACGCATGATCTGATTCGTGAGGCGCTGGAAAATCCAGACAACCATCCGCTGCTGGTCTACTGCGACGGCGGCGACAAGCCTGCCGAGTTTGCGCACTTCGTGCCACTCCTCCAACCCGGCGACTTCATCGGCGTCCATGACTACGGCAGCGAGTTCACGGATGTGCACGCGGAGCAATTCGCAGACAGCCTGCGTCCTGCCGCCGTCGAGCGCCATCGGCAAGCCAAGAGCTTGACGCGCTTCTATCGGCGCGTCGCGCAGGATGGGTGGGGTAGCATCGGCGTGGGCGTGCGCATCTCCAAATATCCTGAGCCGGCGTTTTTCTGCGCGTGGACGGCGCTGCTCACGGGCGGCTTACACCGTGAGGACACGGTGCTACTTCCTGCGACGCATATGCCCGCGCATTGGGCCGCCGACGCCCTGGTGCGCGAGTTCATCAAATCCGGGCGCGATACGCTGCTCCTGGTGGATGACGACATGACTTTCACACCGGACGCGCTGAAGACCTTGCGCGAGCACGCAGCCAACTGGCCATACGATATTGTCACCGCTGTCGCCACGCATCGCTCTTGGCCGCCAACGCCGGTCATCATGCAATTGCAAGAGCAACCCAGTGGCCCGGAATCCCGCAAAGGCGAGTTCTTCAGGACGATCTCGGACTGGACACCGGGCGAGGTGGTGCCCGTGGATGCCTGCGGTTTGGCCTTCACGCTGATTCGGCGCAACGTGCTAACCGAGATGGCCGACAAAGCCTACAATCTCGATCTCAATTACTGGTTTCACTATGGGCCGGGCAATGAGAGCGACGACATTCCTTTCTGTCGCCGGGCGCGCAACATGGGCTTCCGGCTCGGCGTCGATACGTCCATCGAGCTTGGGCATATCGCCGCTGTGCCATTGACCGCCGAAAACTGGCGCGGCTTCCAGTCCCAACGCGCGCTGGTCAAAGATGGTTATCGGGCCGATGTGGACGGCGACCGGCTGGCCGCGGTCCTGCGTGAGGCGTTACCAAACTTGACCGAGCACAAGGCCGACGCCGAAAAGCTCCTGGAGGTGATTCGTGCCTGAGTATTTGTACGATATCGCCATCGAAGCACCGGACGGTCAGATCAAGATCGATTGGGGCCATACGCCTGGTTGGATGGAGACGCACCGCGCTTTGCTCGACACGGCGGAGCGCGTCAGTCTGCTACCCAAAGACCCCGCTGTAGGACTACCGCTCATCTCGACGCAACTGCAACCCGGTCAACGGTGGGTGCTGTTCAGCCGTGTCTACGGACAAGTGACGGGGGGCCAACAAGTGCGCTTGTATTGCATTGGTTGGCAACAGACGATTGGCGGTAAGAGCGTCAAGGCGCTCACCTGGGTCTATCCAAACGGTGTGATCGAAAACGGCAACGAGCCGACTTACTGGCTCAACTTTCTCTAGCCAAAGGCGCGGCAATCCCATGTCGTGCTGAGGTGCGCAATGGCAACGAATCCAATCACGATGCAATTTAACAACCGAATAGTTGCGGCTGTTCTGGACGGGCGGCCATGAGCGAGGGCTTGTTAGACCTGCTCGGTCTCGGTCTTGGCCTGGGCGTACCGCAGGAAGTCGGCTCTATCACCGCGGATGCGATTCTGCAACGGGCGCGCAGCGGATCGATAACCGCCTCTGCCGTTATCGGCAAGGCGCAAACGGGTAGCGTCACGAGCGCGGCGATTATCCTCAGCGCGACCGCAAGCAACATCACCGCCGATGCTGTTATTGTCAGCGCGGAGCAGGAACGCACCGGCAGCATCACGGCTGATGCAATCCTCGTAACGAGCAAGGTTGCCAGCGTCACAGCCAGCGCCGTCCTGCTACGTGGTCGGACTGGCAGCGTAACCGCCTCGGCAATCATCGGTAAGGCTCAATCTTCCAGCATCACTGGCGATGCGATCCTGCTCCGAGAGCGTAGCGGATCAATCACCGCCGATGCGGTTCTGGTCAAGGCGCAAACTTCCAGCATCACGGCCAGCGCGATTATCATTCGCGGTCAGTCTGCCGCATTGACCACCGACGCGGTTATTGTGCGGGCGCAGGCATCCGCACTTACCAGCGATGCGACAATCCAGAACGCCATTGCAAGCGGCATCACGGCCAGCGCCGTTATTCTGCGCGCACGTGCGAGCACCTTCACAACTGACGCCATTCTCCAGACGCTCCGCAGTGGCAGTATCACCGGCGACGCGACGATCTTCAAGGCGCAGGCGGGCAGTGTTACGGCGGATGCTTACATTGTCACATCGGGCGCGCAAGCCATTACGGCCTATGCCGTAATTCAGCAGGCACGCAGCGCCAGCATAACCGCCGCTGCCTACATCGTTTGGACGCAGGCGACCAGTCTGACTGCGGATGCGGTCTTGCTCAAGACGCAGGTCGGGGCCATCACCGGCGCGGCAATCATTCGGCAGGCGCGGGCGTCCAGCATCACGGCGGACGCTACGTTACAGTCTGTCCGCACCAGCAGCGTCACAGCGAACGCGGTTATCATTGGCGCGCAGGCAACAGTATTTAGCGTCGATGCGATAATCCTGCGACTCCGGTCAAGCAGCATCACCGCCGATGCTGTGGTTCAGAGTCGCGTTGACCGCGCCATAACCGCGGACGGCGTTATTCAGGCGGCGCGTTCGACCAGCATCACGGCGGACGCCGTTATCGACAGGACAGGCTCCGGGGCGCTGACCGCGGATGCCGTGATTCGCAGCGCACGGACTGGCGCAGTCACCGCTGACGCCGTACTACATAAGACGCAGGCGACAAGCATCGCCGCCGATGCCGTAATCTGGAAAGCTCGCTCAAGCACTTTTACAACCGACGCCATCCTGCTCCGGCAGCGCAGCGGACAAGCCAACGCCGACGCCACGATCTTCCGCACACAGAGCGGTAGCATCACCGCAGACGCGTATATCAGCACGACGGGCGGGCAGGCGGTTACAGCCGATGCGGTGATTCAACGCGAACGCACCGGCGCGGTGACTGCGGACGCGTTTATCATTACGGCGCAAGCGGGGAGCCTCACGGCAAACGCCGCGGTGCAGGTCGCGCGTGCGGCTTCGGTCACTGCGGATGCTGTAATCCAGGGCGCACGCACCGACGGCATCGCGGCACAAGCGACGATTCGGACGGCGCGCACTTCCAGCGTTAGCGCGGATGCCGTCATTCGCCAGGCGCAGAGCGGCTCCTTCACCAGCGACGCGGTTCTGACGGCGACACGCACCGAGCAGATTGCGGCGGAAGCAGTCATCGCTCAGACTCGCACCGGCAGCATCACAGTAGATGCTGTCCTCGGCAGGGTGCGCACTGGAAGTGCGACAGCCGAAGCCGTCCTGCTACGGACACAGGCCAGCACTTTTACAGCCGACGCCTATATCATCACGACTGGCGGGCAGGCCATCACCGCCGCCGCCGTCATCTTGCGCGCACAAACGGGCAGCATCACGGCGGGCGCGTTCATCGTCACGCCACGCACCGGCAGCATCACCGCCGACGCGCTAGTGTTGGTCGGACGCTCAGGCAGCGTCACCGCGCAGGCTGTGGTACGGCAGACCAACGCCGGCAGCATCGTGGCGCAAGCAACGATTCAGACGGCGCGGGCGGGCAGTGTCACGGCGAACGCACTCCTGCAACAAACACGCACCGGCAGCATCGCCGCTGATGCCTTCTTGCAGGTGCTACACGTCGCCAGCATCGCAGCGCAGGCTGTGGTTAAGGCGACTCAGACGGGTGCAATCTCTGCCGCGGCCAGCATCGCGCAACCGCGGGCGGGCAGTGTCACGGCTTCCGCCTACATCGTGTATGCCGGCATCCGGGATATCTCAGCCGATGCCGTCATTCTCCGCGCGCGCAGCGGTAGTCTCACGGCGCAAGCTGTGGTGCGTGGAACACAGGCCGGCAGTCTGACTGCCGATGCACGCATTCTAAGCGGTCTGACGCCAGCGTGCCGCATCTATGACGTGCCCGCCGAAGATCGCATATTCGAGGTGGCAGCAGAGGATCGCACGTATGACGTGGCGGCAGAAGACAGAATCTACGAGGTGCAATGTGGGTGACAGTAAAATTTTCAACAAAGACCCGGACGCCCTGCTAGACTATCGTGTCGATTGGATCGCCTGGCTGGGCGTCGATACGATCTCGACATCCACCTGGATATTGGAGTCCGGCATCACGAAATTTACGGACTCCAAGACAAACACGGCAGCGACAATCTGGCTTTCGGGTGGCACGGCGAACGAATCCTATCGCGTCGTTAATAAGATCGTCACGGCCGGAGGTCGCACGGATGAACGCACGCTGACGATTGTCTGCGAGTCGAAATAGTCGCTCATATAAGGAGCCAACATGATCGGTAAATGGATAGCTGGCACAGGCGGTCTGAATCTCGAAATCGTGCCTTACGAGACGCGCCCGGATGCCGCGCGTTGGCAGGGCGGGCCGGTGTATCGCGTCAAGGACATATTCTCGACGCGCAATGGCTCTTTCGAACCAACAAACGAATTTGGCAGCATCGACCAATGGGCGAAGGATGCGTACTGGTCGGGTGCCAAGTTCGACGGGGCAGGCGGCGATCACAACTTTTTCATCCTGGCGCTGGACGAAGCGGGCCAGCCGATTCCAGGGAAGGGCCTGCTGTTCTGGCAAGGCGCAATGACCGCTGATTTCACTCCGAGCGACCCGCGCACGGCGAAACATGACGGCTCTGAGAATATCCCGGTATTTGGCTCGTATGCGCCGGATCGCGACGAACATGGTTCGTGGAGCGGCGCGGTACTGGGAAAATCCGATGTGTTGGTGGGCGTCGGGATGCCGTGGAATCATCACGTTTCGACGTTCCTGGTGCTGCAAGCGGTTGCTGATTCCCAGCCTCCACCACGACCGCCTGACCCTCTGCCGGATGACGACTTCCAGCAGACCGTATTGGCGCATCTCGACGCCATTTATTTGCGGCTCGATGACATGGCGAAGCACTTGGGTGCATGAAAACATGTGAGGGGCGCGCTAAAATAATGACCAAACTTGCGACGGTCGTCTTAGTGGTCTTTTTGCTGGCTGGCTGTATCGCGCCGCCATCGCCGCCATACACCAGCGTGGGCAACTATCGCGCCGCGCTGCCACCGCAAATCCCCCGACAAATGCCTGCTATGCCACGTGCGCCGCAGACGGCGGTCTGGACATACGCGCTGCCGGCGAAGCCGTGTCCCTGGTCATCGTCTGACAGCAATTGCCACTACGCGTCGCCCGCGCTGGCCGATCTTGGGCACACGGGTACTCTGGACATTATCGTCGCGACTAATAACGGCCATGTCGTGGCAGTCGATCATGCCGGTAAGCTGCTCTGGGATGTGGATGTGGCACCCGCTTTCGGTATGCTGCCCGATACTCAGGAAATTGGCTCATCTCCGGCCGTGGGTGATATCGATGCCGATGGCTGGCTGGAGATCGCGGTAGGCGTTGGTTCGGTGTATCCGACCGTCTGCACCACGGGCGGCGTGATCGTCCTGGATCACATGGGACGCGTCAAGTCCGGCTGGCCGCAACTGGCTGACGATTGGAGCCTGCCGCTCGGCTGCCGCGATACTGTTTTTAGCACGCCCGCGCTCGGTGATCTCGATAAAGACGGCAAGCTGGAAATCGTCGCCGGCGGCTTCGACATGAAAATCTATGCCTGGCGCTACGATGGTACGCTCCTGCCGGGTTTCCCGCCCGATGGCGCACATGCCGCGCGCTTCCCAACTGAGCCGGAATTGCAGGGCCGTCTCAGTGATACCATCTGGTCATCGCCCGCGCTGGGCGATTTAGACCGCGACGGTTTTCTGGAAATCGTCATCGGCAGTGACGAGGGCAATCGACCACCGGGCTATAGCTGCCCCTATCGCCTGCCTCCCAATTGGCGGCCCGACTACTGCGGCGGCGCGCTCTACGTGCTGGATCGCTTTGGCCGCTTTTTGCCGGGTTTCCCGAAATATGTTCTCGATATCATCGCGTCTTCGCCCGCGCTGGTGGATTTGGACGGCGACGACTGGCTGGACATTGTCGTGGGCACGGGGCCTTTTTATTCTGACAACTCCCCCAACTATCCCGCCAGCGGCTTCCGCGTGTATGTCTGGGATCATCTCGGCAATGATCTTCCGGGCTGGGAGGGCGGTAAGCTCGTCGGCGGCCCTACGCCAGCGTCACCAAGCATTGGCGACCTGGACGGCGATGGCGAGCCCGAAATAGTCATCGCAACCTATGATCCAGAGCGTAAGCTGTACGCCTGGCATGTTGACGGTGCGCTATTGCAGGGCTTCCCGATGGCGCCAACCTTCAATGGCGTAACTTATGCTAGTTTCGACACGCCTGCGAATTTCGTCTTGGCGGATTACAACGGCGACGGCAGGCAGGAAATCTTTTTCAGCACCGGCTGGCTGGTGACGGTCGTGGATGGTAACGGCAAGCAGCTTACCAGCACGGGTTATGGCAGTCCCCTACCATCCTACATGTCCAACGGCTCGCTGATCAATAATCCCGCCATTGGTGACCTGCGCCATGATGGGCAGTTGGCATTGATCGCCACTAACAGCCAGGTGACCGTTTGGGATTTACCAGGTGCTGGCCGGGCAGCCGCCTGGCCGCTCTTTCGCAACAACGCACCACGCATGGGGAGTCTTGGCACAATCATACCTCTGCCCATCGTCGCCCATAGCGCACGTGGTCTCGTGGAACGCTTCTACCTGCATGTTTTACGGCGCGCACCGGACCAAGCGGGCATGGATACCTGGACCAATGCGTTGCTGGATCGCGCCATGAGCGGCGCTGATTTGGCACGCGCCTTTGTCCTCAGTTCTGAATTTGGCGACAGCAACACCACCAATGCTGATTTCCTAACCATCATATATCGCGCATTCTTCGACCGCGTGCCGGATGCTGGCGGTTACAACGTCTGGCTCAGCGCGCTCAACAACGGACTGCCGCGCGTCGAGATGCTGGACGGCTTTATCCGTTCGCGCGAATTTGCTGAGCTATGCGACAGCTACGGCATCCGCGCCAACACAACGCACCAGGACAAGCTGCGCAGTTTCGTGACGCGCCTCTATCGCGAAGTCTTGGGACGCGCACCGGATGCCGCGGGGTTGGCGCTGTGGGCTATGGGCAACCATACGGGTGGAGAGATGGTGCGCGGTTTCGTGCTCAGCCAGGAGTTCGGCAAGCGCGCATTCAGCGATGAGCAATTCGTGACCATGCTGTATCGCGCACTCCTCAACCGCGTACCGGATAGCGGAGGCTATGACTACTGGCTCGCCAATCTCCGCGGCGGCATGAGTCGCACGCGCGTGCTGGAAAACTTTATCGGTTCGGCGGAATTTACCGAACTATGCAAGAGCTACGGCATCGCGCCCTAATGGAAGGAGGGCCTATGCACTGAACCGAACTTGACGACGGGCAGGCTAATATCATGTTAGGGGGCAAATCGTGGGTACACTTCTGGAGCAAATCGCGGCGATGGTCGCAACGTTGAACGAGGTCAAGACGTTGTGCGAGGGGATTGTCACAGCGTCAGCGGCACAGGAGACGGACTACAACGCGGCGGAGGCGGCACAACAGCAAGCCGGTGTTTCGTCGGCGGCGGTCGTGCTTCTGGCGCAACAGGTGATCGCGAAGATCGGGGCCGTCACGTAGGACGGCATGCTTCAAGTAAGGACAGCTTTGACTGCCGTAGTCAAAGCTGTCCTTGCGAGCGACGAGTTTACTTGCTTCTGTAGTAGGCTCCGAACCACTCTAGCCAATGTGCAAATGCCTGTTGCTGAGCTGTGCTAGGATAGGTACGTTGAGGCAGTTGAAACTTCAGAAACCAGGCAACTGCAAGTGCAATCGTAGCTGTCCATGCGTTGGCGATTCCAACGTCTGCCGCCCAATCGCAACAGAAGTCGAAGTCAGTTGCGCAGACGTCGCTGAGGTCGAACGATTTCCGGAGCAATCGCAAGCTGCAGGTTCCGCCACCAGAGATGCTACCACCTGTGCCAACGGCAATCAGGCACTCCTCTTTTGACTCCCCGTCACCCACCATGACCTTGTATCGCGTTCCGTCACCGGGTTGTACGACCAACAACTTCGCGTTGCCAGAGAAACAAACTGTTTGCTGTGTCATTAGTTCAGACTCCCGAAGCGGATTGCCAGGCATCAGGATCGAGTACGTGACGAAGTAGGCCATTGTTCCTCCTGGGAAAATGTTTCACGTGAAACATGCGCGGCGCTCAGTCCTCCGTCGCGTCGAGCGGCATCTGCACGGCGCGCTCCGACTCGTGCGGGAATAGCGGCGCTTGCAGTTGCGCCCGTCCGACACGCTCCCGCGTCAGTGCGATGTACTCAGCGGCAATGTCGATGCCGATAGCCCGGCGTCCCAACGTAACCGCCATTTTCAGCGTAGTGCCCGATCCGCACATAGGATCAAGCACCACGTCGCCGGGATTGCTCCAGGAGAGGATGTGATCGCGCGCCAGGGCTTCGGGGAAGATCGCAGGGTGATTTGCTGCGTCAGGATCAGAATAGCCGTTCGTTCCGTGTGATAGGATGTCCCATACGTTATCCTTCACGCGCATTCCGCCCCCGATTCTGACATTAAGAACTTCTTGGGTGCCTCTTATTTTTGATCCTACGACAAAACCACCATGCCCAGTCGATTTTACTTTTATCAGATTGGCGGTGGTAGGAGACTCCTTTGACATGATAAACATATACTCAAAAACTGATGCGTAACGGACAGTTTCAGGGAACTGGGGAGCACTCCGGCGATAGATCATCGTATCGTGAAGGTTGAAGCCCAGGCCCATGAACCCAAGCGCCTGCCGGAAGCTCGTGCCCGTCTCGCTGCCGTTGACCGTCGCATCGGCAACGACCCACACGACCACGCCGCCCGGCTTGGTGACGCGCCACAGTTGCGCGGCGATGGCCTCGAAGTCGAAGGTGTAACCGCGGTATTCGCGAAGTCCGTCATACGGAGGAGAAGTCACTGTTAGATCAATCGAGCCGTCTGGAATGTGCGCCGCCATGACAGCAGCGCACTCTCCGGTATACAGCGTCACGTCATTGCTCATAGTTGCTTCCCACCGGCTCGCAGGTCGCCACGTCCACGAGCAGATCATCGCCGCCATTCTCCGGGCGGATGTACAGCCGGTGTCCGTCCGCGTGGCCGCAGATGACGACGGCGGGATGACCTTCGTGCAGGATGCGGTCGCCGGGTAGGGGACGTGGCTTGCGCTCATGGCAAATATGGCCTCTTGGGAAGCTCTGACCAATAGTCGCAGTCGGCAAGCCTTACGGGGCTGAAATCCTCCGGGTAGATCAGCACCATCTGGCGCGCCGGTGAATACACGCCGGGCCATACGACGCCGTTGTGGACTACGAGAATCGTGCCCGCCTGCTTGGGAGCTTCAACGGTGAGATTCCATTCGACCTTTACGATATTGCCGCTGTCCTGCTGATCCTCGATGCGTTCAAAAAGCATGATGTTCCCCCCATCTGCCATGATTCCGTCAATGTCGTCGCGAAACTGATGGATGGTTTCGATGAGTCGCTGCGCTGCTGAGCCAATCCAGCGATCATGCTCAGCGTCGTATACCGTCAAACCACGCTCGGCCAGGGCATCCAACAAGGTCGCCCGCAAGACTATAAATTCTTCGTCGCTCATTTTTAGCAGTCCTCCTACCTGTATTACATCATTCGGTCGATCACTTGGATTGCTCGGCCAGCACCAGCGGCGCGCTGCGAGAGCGTCCAACTCATCTCTGAGCCGCTGCCTTTCTACCTGCAAATTGCGGATGCACATGCTCCACAAGTGTGTCACCGGCACTATCTCGCCGGTATCCGAGTTCGTGGTTTCATCTAACATCTCATTGCAGTATTCACATCTCATTGTCGCATTCCTCCAGCAGTTTCAGCAGTTGCCCACGGCGCACCTGTTTGTCGATGCTCAGCCGGAGGCCGTCCGCATGGCCGCAGATGACGACGGCAGGATGGCCTTCGTGCAGGATGCGGTCGCCGGGCAGGCGGAGACGTGTATGGTTGCGTCGTCATGTCTCAGGTTGATGTGCATTTTCCAACGCTGATTACCGCTTGGGTATGCGACCTTGACATTGGAGCCGTCAACCTCGATTACGGTTCCGGCCTTGTCTGTCCAATCGTTGACGATGGCCGACAGGTCAAACACGTCATCACCGACCTTGAAACCATGATCTATTGGGTAGACAAATAACATGTTGCTCTCCTCGCTTCCTCTATGATGCGCTCGCACTGCGCGATACGCTCGGTATGATCAAGACTCAGGCATGGCCGATAGTATGCCTTGCGCGCCTTGCGTGGTCGCGGCGCGGGCAATGTTTCACGTGAAACATGCGGCGCGTCCGTGACACGCTCGCCGGGGGCCAGGATCACGACCGCGGAGATGGGCGCGTTATGGCAGTCGCCGGCGATGTGGATGCCGTGGCAGGAGGGACAAGGCGTGACATAGGACAATGGCCCAGGATCAGGAAGATCGAACTTGCGCCTTACCATCCTGTGAGTTTCCCAACTCACTTTAGACCATTCTCCGTGCGCCAGGGCATAGAGAACATTGTGCGATACGCCCTTGTCTTCTGCCAAAGCGCGCCATGATCGCGAATGCTTATAAGCGACCTGGACGGCCATTCGCGTGAGGTCTAACTCGGACATGACAAAGTCTGTTTCTGGAAAGAAACAAGGACTGGCGGTATCGTGCAGGGCATCCTGTGACATAGTTTTACTTTCCGGCGTTCCTGGAGTGACCGCCTCCGTATACCCAAACATGCCACTCCTTGAGCGGCACAGGAAGGAGCGCAACTTCCTCAAGCGTCATGATGGGAATAGCATTGGTGGCGTACTTCCACTTATCCCATATCTCGATCTCCGCGTTATGCCGTAAGGTTTCGGCGTAGTTTGTCGCCCTGGTCGCAGCGGCCTTGTCGGCGCGTGACTGTGCTTCCTCTGGGGCGAGAGTCTTCGGTTTGTCAATCAAGTTGCGTCCGTTGCGCAGCAAGTCCTGGCGCGAATTGTAGCCGGCGTCCTCGACTATGTTGTGGCACTTGCGGCAAAGCAGAGCGAGATTGTCCTCGTGATCCAAGCCACCATCGGCGCGCTTGATGACGTGATGCGGAGTCAGCATGTATTCGGTTCCGCATATCTCGCACTTTCCTTCGGCACGTCGGCGCACCTTTGCCTCAACACCACCGGGTAACAGCATTGTGGTTTTCATGTGCCTCTTCTCCTGTTCTGTTTTTGGCGGCATCATCTGACCGGCTATGAATTGCGTCATCTCGTTGACGGTTGCTGTTCGCTTGCGTTTCTCGTTGCGCAATGCGGCGATACTGCAAAGCAAGTTACCTGCTAGACTATCGAAGGATGCTAAATCGTGATCGTCAAAATCGTCAGGGGTTGCATGGCGCAACTTGTCAGCAGCGGAACGGAGTGCGGAAAACACGCATGATGAGTTATCTTCCACTTTGTCCCTCGGATAAACAAACGGGCCGCTCGGAGCGTTTCTTGTCGAGGGAAACGTGAGCGGCCCGCGGGAGTCCATCTCTGGACTATCCACCTATGTGATGCTCCCTACCGTTTCCCTCGACAGATACATTCTACCCTACATCTCCCGGAATGTCAACCGGGCCGCGCGGCGCAACGCTCGCGGTCGCGCTCAATGCTGCCTGCCAAACACAAGCGGCAGGTACAGCCGCATGACGGGTACCGCGTGCGTCGTGATTGGCGCGGCACCCATCACTCGATCCGGCACTGTATCCGGGCCGGTGTCCCATCGCACGTGCTCGCCCTCCTGGACGCCCTGTCACACGATTGACACGAGGTGCGCGCCCGATATGGCGATGGTGATATCGAGCGTGTCACTTCCCTGCCACGTTATGTCATCGCCAACCACATTGACGACCATGCCGGGCCGCGTCCAGATGCGCACCGTGTCGCCGGACGTGCCCCTGAGCGTGTACATGAATGCCGTGCTCTGACCATCGGGCAGCACGTATGGGCCGCAGAAATATACCAGAGTGGCGCCTGAGCTTGGGCCCGCGTGGGCCGGCACGGATAGCGCCAACAGCATGACGATGCCAATGACAAGACCAAACTTCTGTTTCATGTTATTCCTCCTTGAAGTCAACTTCACACGGCGCGCCGCGCGCAAAGGCACATGCCTCATCGAGCGAGTCGAAGCGACACAACGCGTAAAACGCGGCATCCCGACTCGACGGCATAGGCTCATGTATCCAGTGCCTATTCCGGCCGAGCACGTAATGATCGCCGCTGCGAATGGCCCAACGGTCGGGCGCGCCGTCGCCGTAAATGCAACGGTCGACTCGAATGCCGAGAATGTCGTGGATGGCTTTGCCGTCGTTGTCGGGTCTGACGATCCACACCGAACAAATATCATAGCCGCCTATCCTGTCATCCATATCGCTCCTCATTCCTCGTTGCGCCTGCCGCGCATCACGTCCGCCGCGGCTTTCTTGACGCCCTCGGCCATCACGTCGAAAGCGTATTCGTCGGCCCACGTCAGCGCCTCGGCACTGTTCGCGAGCGTGACGGCCACGTCCGGCAATTCGGCCCTGAGACCAGCGTATGACCGGATGCGTCCGTAGCTCTGCCAGCGCGCCAGATCATCGAATTCGGCGCGGGCCGCGTCGTGCAGATTGGCGATCAGTTCGTCGGTTTGGCCGCTGAAGCCCTCGACATGGCGCGCCGCCTCGCAGGCTTCCTCAAGCAGCTTGCAGACTTGGCGCGCTGTCAGTTTCTCAGCAGTCAGTCCCTCTGTATAGCCGCGCGCGACCAGCGATTCAAAGATAGCTTCCTGTGCCTCATGCGTTTGCATCGCGCTTGTCCTCCTTGTCCTTGATCCAATACTCCCAAACGTCTCCGCGCTTCCTGCGGGCCAGCTTGCCTTTCTTCTCCATCCTCGTCAGACAGTTGGACGCCAGCGAGCCGGGAAGATCGAGCACGGCGTTGACTTCGCGGAACGTCATGGGTGTCTTTGCCGCGGTCAGCAACGACAACACCTTTTCAATGTGCTTCTGCTTGCGGCCGACCGGGTTGGCCGGCACAGGCGAAGGCACGGCGTTACCCGTTGCCAGCCAGGTAGTGCGCGCCTTGCAGCGTTCGGGGCGGGCGATGCCAATGGCGACGATGCGACCCTGATTGCGCAGCAGGCGCCACGCGCCCAGCAGCAACGACTTCTCGCTGTCCACGCCAACGCAACACTCGAAGAACATCGCTGGACGATCCAGGAGGAGCAGGTTTGCCAACAGCACATCAGCAATCGCTGCAATCTCCACGCGCCTTTGCTCGGCCACGGCTTGCGCGTCTGCCTCGTCAACCGCTGCACGGCAGACAACCGCCTCCCGCGCGATGTTGGCGCGCTGGCATTCTGCGTAGTACGGACAGGCAGGCCGTTTGGTCTTTGGGTCGTCACACTGGCCCATGCCGACGATGCCCGCCTTTGGGTCTGCATGTGACGGCAACGCTTCCCGCCTCACAGCGTCAATCTCGGCCAGGGACAACACCCAGGCATTCGCGAATCCGGGCGCGCCGCTTGGGATGCGACGCACCGCTGACAGGCCCAAACCGGCGTTGGGCAAAGTGTCAGAGACGAAGGTTCTGCGAGATAGCATAGTACTCCTTTCTGTGGTGAGTCGTCAGGCCGTCCGGCGACAAGAGCGTCTGTCTGCGCTACTGCAAACGCGGACAGACGCTTGCGGGGCGGCTTGGCGTGGTGGTTATGCGTGCTTCTGACGCAGCCACCACGTAAAATCAGCATACGTGAGCGGCTTGGGACATATTTCCGAGTCGTTCGGCCTGGCCTGATTATCTCCAGGCCACATCTCTCGGCGTACACCATATCCAAGCAGGCAACGCACGCCGATACTGTTTGTATATTCCAGCGCGCGGCAGTTTTTGCACGTCTGTTTCTTGCGTGCGGTCATGCGTCCTCCGCATTGCACCTGATAAGTGTGGCTATACGTGCCTCAGCCAATCGGCTTCTGCGCTCAGATATTCCGCATGGCGTTGCGCAACAATGTCACACTCGGCGTGATACGCGCCTTCCAGTGCTCGGATGGTCGCATATAACTCGGCGTCAAACGGCTTGCTGCTGTCGGCAAATGAGTCGAGCACCGCATAGAGCGTGGCGCGCGCTTCGAGCATCTTGCCCACGGCAGCATACTCCGCGTGTTGTGCGTCGAGTCGCACCAGGTCTCTGTCGCGTGTTATCATACGTCCTCCTCCGGGTCGGGCGCGTCGTCGGCGTCGAGCGTCGGGCAGGTCTCGCGCAGCACGGCGTAGCTGTCCGTCTGCACGTAGGGCGGATTGCTGACAATCGCCAGGATGCTGTCCGGCGTGTGGTAGATGTCTGACGGCGGCGGCTTGCCACCGGGATAGCGCGCTTCGGCGGCCGCTTCGACAACCTTGAGATCATCTGACGGCATCTGGTTGCCCTTCGAAATATAGAGCCACCACAGCGCCCCTTCGACAAAGGCGCGCCGCAGATCGTCGGCTGGCAGCCGTCCCTCGATGTGATCGACCCAACTCATGCGTCCTCCCTCGCTGCGTTCTCCGCAGCATTCGGCGCGAGCGCCGTCCGAATCACGTCACGCGCTTGCATCACGTTGACCGGCAGATATACGTGGTATTGGCTGCTCTGCTCCAGCAATCGCTGCACGTGCTCTAGCGCCGTGCGCAGGCGCGCGTTCTCGGCTTGCGCCTCATTTCGGACCAGTCGATACTGCTTCGTCAGGACAAGCACGTATTGCAGGCGCTCGCCGGTCGATTGCAGATAGTCGCGCAGGCGGTCGTTCTCGGCTTGCAGATCGTCTGTCATGTGCGGGCCTCCGGTTTGCGAACAAACCATACATCCTCGTTCAGAATCGCCGCGTGCGGATTCTTCTCATTGGCGAGTCGGCGGAAAAAACTCACCTTGTCGCATTTGAGCGACTTGTCCTCACCGAGCAGCCCCAATTGCGCGCCGTGATCGGTCGTCTTCCAGGCCGTGACGTGGAGCAGCGGATCGAAGCCAACTGATTCACACAGCGCCAACCACTGCTCCCCGAAGGGGACGCGCTGCTTGTTGCGCACGAAGTCGCCAGTGATCCAGGCCGCCACTGCGCCAGGCTTGAGCACGGCGTAGGTCTGGGCGACGATCTCGCGCGCGGCAGTCCAGAACGTGTCTGCCCGCAATGCGCCGACTTGCCCATCTGTGTCGCCGTAATTCGACTGAAACATAGCAGCGCATCCAATGTTGGTAGGTGAAACGAATACATCCGGGCGCTTTGTCGTAAACTCACCTTTGGCGTATCGTTCGGCCTTACGTTGGCGGGCCGAATCATCATTGATCCCTGTATTGACGCTCGCCTCATACGGCGGACTGCTCACCGTCGCATCGAAGCCGTTGCCCGCTGGCATGGCGCCGAGTTGGCCGGGGGTGGCGCCGTAGCGTGCGCCCAGGGCCTTGCGCTGCTCCCAGCCGGCCGTCCCGCGAACGAAGTTGCCGTCAGCGTCGCGCAGTCCGCTCGCGCCTTCGTCTCCGCCTGGCCCGCCGTCGATGCGCGTCTCGGAGTAGGGTGGACTCGAAACACACGCCGAATACCCCTGCATCGTCAACGCCTGCGAGTGCTGGCCGGGCTTGTTGCCGGTGAGCTTGTCCGTGTCGATGCCGTTGCCGCCGTGCACGGTGTTGGCGCTGTAGGGGGGCGAACCAACTGCCGCCGAGTAGTCGCCGGGTGGCATCTGCTCCAGTTGCCCCGGTGTTGCGCCATAGCCAGGACGACGCGCTGTGCCTTCGGCGGCCCGGCGCGCGTCTTCAGCGGCATCCAAGCGCACGCTCTGTCCATCGTGACCAGTCGTGCCCGCATACGGCGGACTCGCAATCGCGCCATCGTAGCGCAGCGCCGCGTCGAAGTCGCCGGGTGGCAGCGCGCCCAGTTGGCCGGGCGAGGTGCCGTAGGACGCCACTTGCATTGTTCTTCCGGGGCGCGCTTCGGCATTGAATGCTGCATCTGTGCTTTGTAAGCTCCCCTGAAACGGCGGCGACGACACGACCGCATCCGCTTCCGCCACGATCTCCGCCAGCCGGCGCGAGTCGCCTTGCAGCACGCGCGCCGTGCCATAGCCGGGGAAGTGCGGCGCGTAGCGGGCGCGCCATGTCTCCAGGTTGCCGGGCTGATATTCGGCGCAAGGCACGGCGCGCTTGGCTTCCAACTGGCGCAGATGTGCCTGAGCTACAGTCAATTCGCTGGCGTAGTTCTCGCGCTCAGCATCCGTGATAGGGCGGGGTGGTTCCCAAGTGGCATCGGTTTCGTCATACCTGCCGGACGATTGGATGCCCGTTTTTAGGATGGCCTCCAGGTCGCGCACGTGTTGGCGCTGGCGGTCAAGCTCGGCTTGGTTCTTGGCGCACGCCGGGCACAGATGCAAAGTGTTGCAGGTGTAGCCGCGGCACAAGTCAACGAACTTCGGCTCCAATTCCATGCCCGTCCAGTGCAGGCCATACAACGCGGCGTGGAAGGCGCAGCCGCCGATGCCGCCGAACGGATCAACAACTTTGTCACCAGGGGCCAGCCAACCTTCGGCCAGCATGTGGCGATAGATGCGCTCGGCCAGGCCGAAAGATATCTTTGCCGGATGCGCGTAGGCTTCAGCGGCCAACGGTGCGCTCTGCCACGAACCATCATAGCAGCCGAACCACTCAGTTTGCATTGGGGCCATGATCTTCCTCTCTCGTCAAGACTCTGATAGATACGTCTCAATCTCAGCGGCGGCGTCCAGCCATTGCCAACACACCGCCACGCGATACCCCTGCACTCGCAGGGCGTCGATCCACCATTGCTGCGCCGCGCTGATGCGACCGCCTTTGGCCTTCATCTCGATGAACAGGCCATGATAGCCGTGACGGGCGCAAGGCAAAAACAAATCCGGCACTCCAGATTTTTCGCCTTCGGCCTTGAGTCGGGTCGCCGTGGCAATGTGTCGCCAGCCGCCGTTGGGTGTGTGGTGCAGCAGCGCCAACTCCGGCAGGCGCTGCTCGTTGTACGCCGTCCACTCGAATAGAGCGATCTGCTCTGAGGATTCGCTCACTCTGAAGGTTCAGTTGCGGAGATGTCACCAGCAATGAGCGGCAATTGCCGCTCATTGCTGGTGACAATCAACTCCACCTCGTCCTTGTTGCTTGACAACCACGACAACCTGCCGCGCTGATCAAGCACATTCTGTGTCAGCGTCATCTCAAACGTGATGGTCGCGTTTCCCGTCACCATGTCGATGCGGGCGGATTTGATGATTGACTTTGGAAATATCATGTTGGCTCCTTGTTGCTCACGTTTTTGTCGTCTTCCAGAATCTACGCTTGCCGCACAGCCAGGTCATGTGCCTGCCGCTGTGGGCCGCGCTCCGCTCACAGATGCGAAATTTTCCCGCGACGGTTGTCGGAGATCCGCACTTGCGCATACGTCCTCCTATCGTTTCCCAGATATCTTCTCTCGAATCCACACGAGAATGGTCGCGACAGTCACTATCACCAGAAACATGATGACGACATAGCCGAGCATCCGGCCGTCATAGTAGCTCATGCCAGCACCTCGATGATGCGCGCCAGGGGCACGGTTTCGAATTGCATATGTCTCGCTATGGCCCACGAGCTTTGCATATGGCAGGTGGTGCGATTGACCTTGAGTATCACACCCTCCCATTCGTGGCGCGCCCATCCACCGATCTTGCCTTCGGCGCGCCGCATGTCCCAGAAGCGCACGCGCTGCCCGACCTGATACGCGCCTTCGTGCTCGCTCACTTTGCCTCCTGTGTTGCAAAAGTCGCAACCGTAAAGGTGATTGCCGCCACCGCAGCCGTGCGGGCCGGGGTAGTGGCGGCAGATGTTCATACGCCACAGATGCCGCTGCACTCGTCATTCCACAGCGACAGTTGCCCGCGCTCCTCGGCATTCGAGAAGTCCACCAGCGCCAACGGTTGCTGCGATGGATGCAGAAACAAGTCATAAGGCGGGCGCACCTTGCGAATGGCATCGTCAACCTCGACGGCCTTGTGCCAGTCGCCGTTACCGGACGCCTTCATGTCGTGCCAGGCGCGGGTATCGTGAAACGGACAGAACACACAAGCGGACTTGGGGGGCGTCGGTAGATTGTGGCGCGCCAACCAAGCGGCGCAATCGTTGCGTGTCATGCGCTTTTCGATCAGCGGCCAGCGGTGGGTGATGTACTTCACGTCGCTGTCTCGCATACGCTGCACCTCATCAAGGCTGATGCCGATCCATTGCTCGACTGGGCGGCCTTCCCGGTTGGCTTGCAGCCAGCGGCGGATGGGTGCGATCTTCCAGCATTGGGTACATTGTCGGCGGAGTTGTCCGCCTCTATCGGTTGGCGTTGCCGTGAATGACGGGATGAAGATTTCCCCCCCCACCCGGTCGGTTACGATCCGGGGCGACTTGTCTTGCACCGTCACCACCCGCACGCCATGTTCTTCCAGCCACGGCGTCCACTGCCGCGCGAACGCATACGTCCCGCTCATCTCGTGCGTCGTGTCGGCGTGGATCGCGACATCCGGCATTTCGATCTCGCCCAGGGCCGCCATTGCCGCCAACGTGAAGGACTGCCAGCCCCAACCGAGCGAGAGTGTCACAAGTGGTTTCATGTCATCTCCCTACCACGGCAAGCGCCGCGGTGCCAGCGGGTAGCTCGGAAACTCCCGCTCGAACATGATGCCGGCCAGGATGCCGGCGACGAAGGCGATAGCCGCGAGCAGCAAGAGTTTCATGGTTGCACCGCGATTTCTAGCGCCGCGCGTAGGCCGATGATCTCCGAGCGCAAGCGCTCGACCTCGGCCTGTGCCAATGCGCCTATCTGACACATGCGCACAAGGCCAGCATCTCCCCATGTTTCGACAACACCACCGCGTGTATACGCAAAACCTGCATCGATCATCAAGGCGCGCAGACTCTTGACCTCTGCGCGCAGGCGCTCGACTTCGGTCGCGAGTTCCTGCACTCCCTCGTCCGTCACGGTTGCGCCACCACGTATGATGGCTTCCAGTTCTTCGTTTGTCATGGTGTTATTCCTCCTTCGTTGAGTCGTAAACATCGCCAAGCCGGAAGAACTCCGGCTGCATCACCTGATCGAAACCGCCTGTGCCGCCCATCGTGTTTTTGTCAATCTGCACGTGGACGGTTGGCGAATAGTTGCCATCTGCCATGCGTTCGCGGCGCAGCAGAATTACGACATTCGCCTTATTCGACTTGCTGGCGCTGCCACTCATGGCGTTACGATCCATCGTGCGCGCCGTTTCGTCCTTACCGGCCTTGCTCATCTGTGCCACCATCACGACAGGCAACTCAACGGCCTCGGCCAGTACCTTGAGTTGCTCGACGTTATCAGCCTCGCGCTCCCAGGTATTCGAGCCGTACATCTGCAATTGGCGCTTACTCGGTTGCGCCTTCTCCAGATAGTCGATAACCGCCACGTCACAGGCGCCCGCTGCGTGCAACTTGCGCAACTCGGCAACCGTGCGCTCCATCGTCCAGCCAGGTGTATGCAGATAGGTGATATCACCTTCCCAGGCGAGCAGGCGGGGCCGTACTTCGGCAACCATGCTCCGCTGAGCAGGCGACATAATTCCGCTCTTGAGCGTGCGCACTGGAATCGACGTATGCCGTGCCGTGCGTCGATCCAACATCAATGTCCAGTTGAGCTCGTAGTGCACGAAGACCACCTTGTGGCGGCGGCGCGCCCAATGCTCGGCTAGGCACTCAACGACAATCGTCTTGCCTTGTCCGTCCGGCGCAGTGATCGATACCAGCATACCGGCTTCGAGCGGATCAATGAAGGAGTTCCAGGAAGCCCAGGGCCAGTCAATCAAGCGGCGCTCGTTGAGCGGCAAAGCGGCTTGCGCGTCGCGCTTGGCGAGCAAGGCATCGTAGTAGTCAAATGATGCTGGCCAAGTCAACGCAGCATTGTCATCACCACCGCCGAAACGTGCCAGGGTCGCGCTCAGCCAGGCGTGCAGGTCGGTGGCGGTTTCGTCGGCCAGACAGCGGCGCAAGAGTTCCTTGCCCACTGCCTCGTATTGTGCGACATCGGGATCCATCTTAGCTTGCTCCTACCATGTTGCATCCTCCGCCGTGCGTGGCGTCCGGCGTGCTTCGGCCTTTGTGTCCGCCCAGAAGTATATCCACTCTGCACCATCCGTAGACGGCATCCGTGTGATGACATGCTCGTTGGTCGGTGGACTGTGACCGTTGCCACTTGCCAGCATTACGGATTCAGCGCAGCGTGCCACATAGTTGACCACGTTCTGCTTGCCCTCGGCTTTGGCGGCCTTCCAGCCCGCTTGCCACGCCACGAGACCCACTCTGCCTATCGTTTCGAGATGGGCGTCAAGGTGGGGCTTCGTCATCATCAGGTTATCTGCTTCATAGGCGGCGCGCACGGTGGCGGCGTATGATTCGGATTGGATTGGATTCGGATTGGATTGGATTACGGGTGCATCTGATTTCGGATGATTTCCATTGATATCAGATGATATCATAGGCGGGTACTTGCTGCGCTTTGCCCGTATCTGCTGATGGTTCTCCCACGTGACGACTTGCAGATACGGCTTGTCAGCTACCATGTAGAGCCGAATCAGGTTTACATCGGCCAGCACTCGCAAGGCACTGGCAACCCAACCCTCGGTGACAGTCGCAAGTTTGAGCGGAAAGCACTTCGCCCGGATGATCGCGGGGCGGGCGTCCATGCGCCCGTAGTCATCGCACTGTACGAGCAGGCGATACCAGAACACTTCTTGCTCAGGAGTCAGTTTGTCGAGATTGTCACTTGTGCAGATGCTATCCTTCAGGATGCGATTGGGCATGTTATACCACCTTCTGCCAGCCGAAGCGCTTGGCAATGCCGAACACTGTCGCCACGGTCACGGCTCCGGTGGGGTTGCCCGTCTCGTGGAAGCTGCGCCACTTGCGCTCGACTTCGCCAGGCGCGCCATCGGCCCACGTTTCGGCCAGCGGTAAGCCGGCGTCGCCAAAGTTTGCTTGGAGTCCCATGAGCACCTGCACCCATTCGTCGTAGTCGATGCCCCAGGGCGGGATGCGCTTGAGTGCGTCATAGACTTCGGTCTGCGTGGCGGGAGCGGCGAAATCCTTGTGCTCGACAACGCGTTTCTCACGGCGGCCTGTGTCGCTCCATTGCTGGATCAGATGCTTGACCGTTTCCAGCGTCAGGACGTTTTCGAGATAGGCAATCTCGCAACCGGTCGCGCCGTAGAAGAAGCGCACCGGGTCTTTGCATTGCCGGTCGGCCGTGCCGAACAGCCACAAGAGCGCCTGCACGGCTTGACTGTAGTTCTTGGCCTGCATGATCGGCGTGTCGAGGAGGAAGACAGCGCGTGCTCGTGGCGCTTCGGGTGTGTGGCTGGTCGTGGTGTAGAGCAGACTGGCGTATTTGGCGATGAACTTATCGGCGCTGAGCGTCGCCAATGTGCTGCGACTGTCTTCGGTATCGAAGTCGAGTCCGATGTGTTGGCCGCAAACGTAATTCTCAGATGTGCGCCAGCCCTTTGCGTGCCAAGTCGTGAAAGCGTGCCCGGTGTAGATCGAGTCAGCTAAATCCATGCGGCTGACTTCTCGATTGACGAAACCGGCGTTGAACGTGCTCCAGAACGTATCACCAGCCGGAATCTTGTGCGTCAGCTGGTGCCTGGATACGGCCACGCGGAATGAAGCGTCATTGCTCATGCTGCACCTTCCTACTGTTGCCGCGCCCCGGCATCCAGGGCGTTACCAGATCGTGCCACAGGTCGTGATGGTATTTGCAGAGCAGCGCGCCGAATTGCTCCCAGGCGGCCCACTGTGGCGCGACTTCGGGGTGGTCGTTGAATACTTGCGGCATCCAGTGGTGATTTGCTGCGCCATCCTTCCCGCCGCATATCACGCATGATTGCCGATAGTCGTCTTGGATTGGCACATCGTCAAGCGTTTTGCCGACTGCGGCGGCCAGCGCGGTCGCTACCAGATGGCTGATGTAGCGCATTGGTTTCTCGGCCCATCCATCACAGGCGATGCAACGCCAGGCATACATCACTACGCCATCGGCACTGATGATGCGGCGGACATAGACGCGCTGCGTCTTGCCACACTGACGGCAGGCGGGCTTTGCCATATCATGCCTCGGTATCTTGCAAGATTCTCGCAGATAGTCTGTCGTTCTGCGCCTTGAAGCGTTCGATCTCCGCGCGGTCAACGCGGTAACCTTTCGGCAGGGGTATCAGCCGGATCATGCCGGCCTTGCCCCAGCGCGTGAGCGTGCGGGTATGCACACGAAGGATGGCGGCGGCTTCCTGTAGGGTGAGTAGTTCGTTTATCATGTCCATCATTATACATCATCGGCTAGAAAAGTCAATTCGTCGCAACGGTCAAGCGGGCCGCAGCGCACGCCACGGCCCGGTCTGTGCTCAGCTATTATTCCGCGACAAGCTATCAAGCACGACGTGTAGCTGAGTGGTATACTCGTGCGCCTTTGCTGCCTCCGCATCGAGTTTTGCGGCGTAAGCTTTTGCCTGCGCGATTAGCCAGGCGTTGGCATCCGGCAACGTCCCGAATAGCTGATATGTGCCGATCTTCGTAACGCTCGGAAAATACATATAACCAAGTAGCGGCTCGTAATCCGGCGCGACTGAGTAGGTCTTCGTCGTTTCCTTGACGATGCCGATACGGGCTAGATTCGCCTTGCCCCACTCGAATTTTGCCGCATACTTAATCTGCATAGTACCCTTCCATTCTGTGCGCGCCTTGCGACGCGCCCGATGTTCAGTCGATGATCTTCAGCAGTCCGACGCTCACGCCCCACTGCACTTCGCGACAGGCGATGACCGTCGCCTCTGGATGCGCGAGGGCGTAGCGGCGGGCGGCATTCACGCCGTCACTGCCGGCCCATGTGACGATCCTGCCGTCGATCAAGAGCAACTCGAAGGTTCTGTCAGGCATAGCAGAACGTCCTCCTCCTCGGCATCCTCGGCTAACCAGGATTCGATCTCCTCGATGGTGAAGTTGCCTCGGATGGCCCGGCCGTAATTCTCGATGTCGCACGCCGCCGCGTCGCCATCAAACATCCAGTCGAATGACATCATGTCATAGGTCTTCACGGTATCCACTCCTTGTCTGTTTCGCCCACCCCGCCGCCAGTATCTCTACCCCTCTGTTCCACGGGTCAATTCCCGGTGTAGAAGCGGCGCGCACGGAGCAGGCGATTGTATCACTTGCCGACGATCTCTTTGCCGGCAACCTTCGCCTCGGCGCGCTTCTCCAGCGCCACGCAGACGGCTTCCAGGTTCTCGGTCGTTACCTTCCGGAAGTTCTCGGCGTAGACCGCACGCAGAAGGTGCGGCATGTCGGCCTTGCCGTCCTTGCGATAGTACGGGAAGACCTGGACAAAGACCTCGCACCACTGCGCGAAGGCGTGGGCGGCCTTGCCTTCCATGTCCGCCATCTGGCCTCCGCCATGCGGCTTCGGGGCGGCGCTGCGCTCCACGGTGGCGCTCGTCATGGCGTGAAACTCCGCCTCCGCATCAGACAACGGCGGCTCGGTCGCGGGCGGTGGCTTGGACGCCGCGACGGGTGGCGGCTCCTCCTCGGCCAGGTCTTCGTCGTCGTCATCGTAGTCATCGTCATCGTCCGCGTCGTCAACGTGGCGGGCCGTCAGTTGCAACGGTTGGCCCGCGGCCAATGCCATCTGTTCCTCGGCCTCGACCTGCATCCGTGCCAACACCCACTCGGCGGCGGGCACGATCTTGACCAGGTCCTTGATGGTGCGATTGCGCCGGCCCGCAGCCTTATCCTCGTCCTTCCAGGCTGGCGTCGAGATGGATTGCTTGACGCGTAGCACGTTGAACAGGATGCCGTTGAGATGGCCGGCTTTGGTTTCGGCGTCCAGCAGACAGGCAGTGATGGAGACCAGATCATTAATGCTGTGTGTCTCCATCGTCACGAAGCCGACGAAGCCCGCCCGGATCAACTGCGGCACGATCATGCTCAGGCGCCCGACTTGCTTACAGCCGGGGTTGTCCTTCGCGCGCGTCTTGGTTCCGGTGTAGTACGGACACGGCCGTTCGCCATCGGCATAGTCGCCGTTGGCCGTGCGCCAGCGGTTCATTGTCTGACCGTCGCAACGATGCACCATACCGCCGTGGTCATATTCCTCAAACCACGTATTCCAATTCTGTTCCAGCGTCGCGAATGGCAGATAGGCCTCGATCAGCGCGGGCTTACCGCCGTATGCGGCATCGAAAGCGCGCTGCACATCCTGGCGTTCGCTCGTGAAACGCCAGTGATCCAGGTCGGGGCCGGGGCGCTTCGGGTCGGTCTTGGGGCCGCCCTTGCGGAGTTTGCCCAAGTCCGGGAACTTGGGCGTGATGTCCTGGCGTCTTGTCATGCCGACTATGGGTGACATAAAAGTTCCTCCTCTGTATGCTCCTGTAACTTCTTGGCCTGCCACCTCGCGTTTGCCGCCGCGCTTTGCTTGGCCTTTCCATCCGGTGTAGCCAAGCGGACTTTGTGCGAGGCAGACATCTTGGCACGCGTCTCGGTGCTGTGTACGCGCCCCTTGATTGCAGCGCTGTGTTGGGCACGTGCCTCTGGATTGCTCATCTGAATTATTGCCGCGGCGCTTATCTTCTCGCGTGTCTCCGGGCTGACTACCTTGCCCCTCTGCGCCGCGCCTATCTTAGCGCGTGTTTCGGCAGTCTGCGTCCGCCCTCTCAGCATGGCGCGTATTTCGTCGCTATAGTGAACTCCCCTGCACGTCCTGGGGTGTGGAGCTATGTTATAACCATGCTCTCTGTCGTATGATCGTAACGTGTCCATCCAGTGTTGTTCGCGCTCGTCCAGCCGCGCCAAATCCTCGATGTGTTCCAGGACAATGATCTCGAAAGCCTCCCATCCGTACTTCGCAACGGCGCGATACAAAGGGTGCGGCTTCTTCCCGACCAAGCACCGATGTTGGTATATGCGCTCTCTGAGGCACTGCGCCTGACCCACGTACACCTTGCCGCTTTCCACATGGAAGATGCCGTAGATGCCAGTAAACTTCCAGTCGCCCCAATACGCTTTCGGCATCATGTTGCCTCCTATGTCTTGAGAATCGCGTCCTGCATATCTGCGGGCAATCCGGCGATGATGGTATCTTCCAGCGGATTGTACGGATGCGCTGCGGGTTGTTCGATGGTATCCTGGAGCAGTGCGGCACGCACATGAGCCGCCGCCCCGCCGTCCGGGAACGTCAGCGTTGAGCCATCCACGAAGCGCACGAGTACGCCGGTATGCGTCTCGTGCTTGACCGCCACTGTGACCGCAAATCCATTGCGATCCTGCTCATACTGCGGCACGTCTTTTCGCCACTGAAAGTCAAGGTTGGCCCAGGCGATGGCGTCTAGGTTAATGACATGGCCGCCCACGGCGATACTGTTCATTGCTCACTCCTATAATGCTTCGGATCGTCCGACCAGTGGCGGTCGAAAGGATCGGCAAAGCCGAGTACGTCCACTGCGTAGCCGTATGCGGAGCAGATGACCTCTGGCGCATAGGCATTGTAGCCGTCAATCGTGGCTTTCGGCTCGAAGTCGTAGACTGCGCCGCCTGTCATGGCAATAAAGACGCCCTCGGCAAACTTGGGATATTCGGCGCTGTCCTCCTGCGGGGTATCGTCCATGTCATCCTCCTTACCTGAGTCCCCAGGCCGCGCCGGGTGACGCGGACACGACATAATACATGAATGCGCCGAATGCCACGCCGACGAGGAGCAGCAGAGCGGCGTCGATAAGACGGTTCATGCTTCCAGCCTAATCTGAATCGCGGACTTGATTACCGCGGGCAAGTTGCTCCAGGCGATCAACGGCAGTGAGCGTTGCACCTTTGCGGGTCGCCACTGTATCCAAATGGCGGTGTTCATACGGGACAAATCAGGATTCGCCGTCACCTGATCTTCGCTGAAGAAATTCGCGTTTCCAGCACGTGAGCCGAGATGCAATGCTATCCACTGTGCGATATTCATACCCCATCCTCCTTTTGCAGGTCTAGCGCGCCTTGCCCATACGCGACATGCGCAGGGTTGCAACCGCCCGGATGACCGGGGAGTAGCGCACCACGAGTTGACACGTGACCCCTAGACCTGCGCCCAAGCAATCATGCTCCGGCCGCCGATAAATGCGACTCGGTTGGTTATGATGGCGTATGCCGCCGCTTGTATATGGCGTATGCTGCACGATTCAAGTGGCGTTTGCGCCACCCATCGTAGATGCCCCTGATCCAGAGGCCAAGACTCATACTTACATGAGATTGCTCCTGCCACAACTTGACTTTCAACGTCTCGCGCATCTGGTAATAACGGTCGTTTTGCGCCTTACCACCCAAAATCTCAAGCCATTTTGCTTCGCCTTCGGGTGTACCAAATACGACAGTCTCACGCGCCAGCAGTACACGCTCCCACAACTCATCGAATTCTGCTTGTTCTTCGGGTGTAGGCTCTTGGCGCGTATCCTCTTTTTCGTCAAACATAGGTTTGCTCCTTCGATGCCAGCCTTTTGAGATGTCCGGCTGGCAGGGCGTGATATGCTTGCCGACCCACAGCGTCTAGTCAGGTCTGGCCCACATTGCCCACGGCGGCATGGTGTCCGTCAGGGTTGCAACCGCCCCGCTCACGCGAGGGAGTAGTGGACTTCTAGATGACGCATCGTCAGCTTGTCCCTGTCACCGGCGGCCGGTTGCCGGTTGGTTCTGTTTGCCTGACCACGTGGATCAGCGAGTGCGCTTACCAGCCGCCTGTATCATCATGCCATCGCACCTCCTGTCTGTCATCTCCCGCCCTGGCGTCAAGTGTGACACGCCGTGCAGTCACGCTCCGCTAGGGGATTGTCACGAGCAGGGCAGGATATTGGCCGCTATGCCTCTCCGCCGCACATCGCGACGATGCTCGTCAGGGCGTCAATGATCCGGCCCATGTCCCCCACGTTGCCCCAGGTGACATCATCCGGTGCGACCTCGCCCATGTCGGCCAGATAATCCTGGACACGAGACAGGAGTTCGGTCGCCACGGCGGTGCGGGCGATGTAGGCATCAAGTGCGGCCTGTTTGGTGTACATGGTTGCGTATCCTTCCCTATGCGATTCTGATGCAGTCATGCTGCACCTTGATCTTGCCTGCGTCGCACAGTGCGGCGATGATCTGCTGATACATATCCAGCGTCATGCCGAACTCAGACATGGCGGCGTAGATGATGCCGCTCGGTGCGCCAGTCGGCCCGGCGTGTTCGGCAGCGTCCAGGATGGCCGCACAAGTCAGCCGGAGGACCTTGATGGCCCGATCTTTGTCGGTCATGGTTGCGACTCCTGAAGGGGATGCACGAACTCCATCCCTCCGATGTCGTGCCGCTTGCACTGTGCCAATCCCTCAGCAATCAGCTTGTCCAGAACGGTCGGGTTGACGAAACCGGATGAATAACGGCCATCGAATCTGCGAATCGGTTCCTCGGTCAAGATTTGCAAAATCCGTTCACGCTCGTCGGTCATGGTTGCGACTCCTTGACAATCGCTGTGAAATAGCTCGTCTTGGGCCAATTGGCCCAGTCATCGCGGCTCGTCACGGTGCCGGGAATGTCGGCCGCGCGGAGCGCCTGCTCAACGCTGTTGGCCCACATTTCGGCGGTCTTCCCGAAGGCGTAGAAGTAGCTGCGCTTCAGTTCGATCTCGCCGGTTTTCTTGCAGACGATTTGGTCAGCGAAAACCGGGGCAACGTCCTGGATGAAGGTCTTGATGCGTTCCTGATACGGTGTCATGGTTGCGTGTCCTTTCCTGCGTGCTGCGGCGGGCATGGCCCTTCCGACCGGCGAAGGTCGGCGCTCGATGCCCGCCGCGGTTGTTGCGTTAGCGATAATTACGAACGGCCTTCTTGGCCGCTAATACTGCTGCGTCCCAGGCGTCGTAATCGGCATCGCTGTAGTCATCATTCGTCGGGATGGCTGAGCGGAACTGCGGCGCAACGATGTCGCGCACGAACTCGCGCAGTTGCTTGTTTGGTACATCGCCGGTGACAATGATGTCAATATTCCCATCGCCCGACTCTGAAACCTTCGGGTCTAGCAGTTTCACCCCGTCTACGGGGTGATTCACGATTGTGAATTTGATGGTTGCCATGTCCTTATCTCCTGTGTTTATTGGCTCCTGACTGCACACGTCAACGCTGCGATGGCGTGGCGCTGGATGTGCAGTCAGCAGCCAACAAGCGCGGGGCCTGTTGCTGCGGTGGTGTTAGCTGACCTGCTCCCAGATGAAGTCTTCAAGCGCCTTCTTGAAGTCGTGGTTGGTCAAGTACTCTCGAATCAGTTCGGTATCGGCTGCGGCGTCCAGCTTGCCCGCCTTGCGCTGCTCGTCTGCGATCTGGTTGAAGATGGCCCTTGCTTCTGCGGTGGTCATGTCTGCGGTCTCCTGTGCCCCGGTCGCTGCCGGGGCGGTGTTAGCGACTCGTTGCAATCCGGTCGCTGATTTTCCATGCCAGTTCCTTGTCTTCCTGCGTTGCGCTGCGGCGAGCGAGCACCGTGCGGATGGCCTCACGAATGGTGCTCAGTCCCCACTCCCGCATGTAGCGCACGCTGTTCTGGTCTTGCTCGTTCAGGATGCTGCGGGCTTCATTGAGTTTCATCCTGTCCTCCTCGTGTCCAGTCATCAGCATTGTGTCGAGGCTTTGAACTCGCACCCAGGTGGGTGGCTGCTTTACTGGTTGCCTCTGGTTTCTTCTTTTGTAGCTGTGCCCCTGCCAGTTTTCGATTCCCTCACGCTCGCTCCGGGTTTTGCTTCGGGTGATCTGCTGGGTTACTATCCCGCTTGGTTCACCCGCCTCCCCGTCTCGTCGTGGCGGTCTGCCTGGTCGTTCGGTCTCGGCTTTCAAGGTGCTTTCTACTTTCTAACTATCTACACTATAGCACGTTTATACACGTTTGTCAATAGGTAAAAGGACGAGTTTTGGAAATGTGTTAAAATGTTAAGGTTCAAACTCATAAATACGCTGCGATAAGTTTGACAATCTGTTATAATGGGCTTAGACTATAAACAAAGGAGCAACAACAATGAGCGAAAACGAATATCTTACCGTGGATCAGGCGGCGGAGCGTGCCAACCGCCACGCGCAGACGATCAGGAATTGGGTACGCTCAGGCAAACTACCTGCCTTTCGCCTGGGGCAATCGTATTTAATCCGGCCCGAAGACCTCGACGCAATGTATCAGCCGGTGCAGGTCAAGCCGGTGACGACCGTCGAGCCGGAGGTGGCGCCATGACCTGGCCTGCATCGGGCTGGACAACGCCGCTTGGCGAAACGTCGCCGCTGATTCATGGCGTCGTTCTGGCATTGCTGGCGCTGACGATCTGGATGTACGGCCATTATTACGTCTGGCCGGTCGTCGTGCGCATCGGACAACGCGTGCCACGGCCAACGCCGCGTATGCGCACGGCTCAGGTCGCGCCACAGCCAGCGGCGGCCGATGAGGTGGACGTAATGGCGGCTGATACTGAAACCGTAGCTCAGACGACGCGGCGCGGCAAATACAACATGGGATTCGACTGGGAGCGTTAGGCCATGAGCGGTGGAAGGTTCGCACTTGCACTGGTGGCTGGCGGGGTCGTGATTGCCGTCTGCGTGATCGCGCTGAACTTTTTCGATCCACCGGCGCAGAGCGTGCGCGCCACGAGCGCGGCGTTGACCATCGCTGAGCAGCAGGCGCTCGCGCCGACCTGGATGGACGTCAAGCGCGGACTGCTGACAAGTGCGGGCATGGGTGGTTCGGTGCTGATCGTCTCGCTGTGCCTGGGCCTCTCGTTCCTGGTGCTACGCGAGCCCTTGCTCCTCCGCCATCACAAAGGTATCTTCCCCGCGTTCTTCACCATCCTCGGACTGCGCGCCAGCGACCCGCCCGGCAACCCGGAGGCGCACGCTGAGTATGCGCGTGTGGCTGGCGTGCAACGTCCGCTCGGTCGTCCGGCGTTGCCGCGGCCCGACGCACAACTGGCGCTGCCCGCGCCCGATGATCTCACTGTCGAGCTTGATCCCGTCGAGGTCTTGGCTCCCGAACTGGATTCGCATCCGCACAAACTCATCATTGCCGAGAGTCGCTTCGGCAAAACCAACTTGGCGTGGGCCATCATCCGGCGCTATCAAGCGGCGCTGCCGGATTGCGAGTTCCTGGTGCTGTCGATGATCGAAAGCAAGTGGCCCGATCTGCAAGTCGCATCCACCGGCGCGCAGATGTTGGCGGCGATGACCGCCGTCGAGCAGGAATTGATCCGGCGCGACAATCTGCTGAAGCAACTCCGAATCACGGACGTGCACGAGAGTGACGTGCTGAACGCGTTCGCCGTGGTCTTCGATGAGGTCGAGACGACTTTCGAACTGATGTCCGGCGCACAGCGCACCGAGTTTCGGCGGCTGGTAACGCGCTACGTCAACCAAGCCGGCAACGTCAAAGGCGCGTTGATCTCGCTGTCGCAAACCGGCTCACGCGACATTCTGCCGAAGTCGATCCTGGCGAATGCAGATTTGTATATCGGGCGTTGTGGCACCTACGTGCCGGCGTCGTTCTCGATCCAGGAACCGGTGCTCGTGAACGCGCTCAGCCGGGCTGAGAAGGGCCAGTGGTATTCGTATCGTCATCGGGCCTGGTTCACGGCTCCGCTGGTCAAACCGCCACATGATGTGCGGCTGTGGAGTGGCTGGAAGCCGACGCTGGAACTCACCGCCGATGGCGAGGCGGATGGCATGGGTGCCAATGATGCACCGGACGGCGCAGCCCTACCCCTACTCCCTACTGACGGGGAGGGGGGGGTGTGGCCCGATTTCGGAGTAGGGGTAGGCGTAGGCGACAGTAGGGGATATACATTTGCCATCGATGAGACCTTCAAGCGGCGCGTTCTGGAGGTTTGGGATGGTCTGGAGAAGCCGAACTATACTGCCGTCCAGAAGATTATGTTTCCCGATCAGGAAGACGGCGGGGCGCACTGGAAGGCCATCAAGGCGGTCATCATCGCGCGCCGTGAGGTAGAGCGCCAGCGGCATCGCAAGCAATACCTGGAGGCAACAGCATGAAAGCCTGGCTATGGTTCGGCCTGGGCATGTTGACGATGTGGGTGCTCAGCAATCCGGGCATGTTCAAAGCCTGGCTGCTCAGCGCCTTCGCGATTATGGGAGTACACTGACATGGCAACCATCATCGTTGCCGCGCCGCAATGCACGCCGGCGCGCTACTGGCAGACGCGTGTCGAGGGCCAGCTTGCAGAGTATGGCGCAAAACAGGCCGGCCTGCGCGTCGATGCGGAGGAAGTCGGGAAGTCCTACATCCGCATCAAGGTTGACGTTTCGGACGACTACGCCAACTTTGCCGAGTATACGCTACTGCGTTTCGGCTATCAGCAGATGTCGAAGCCCATCAATCCCAAGAATCAAAAGTTGGCGAAACGCTATCTCGACTTGGCGGCGGCTGGCGCATCATGGCAGGAAGCCGGCTGCAAGACGAAAAACAAAGGCGCGGTCATCGGGGAGCTTGGCGTGAGTGCGCCGGTGCCATCCTGGAAATCTCAGGGCAAACTATGGAGTCAAGGCTATAAGCCGGCGACCAAACGCCGCAAGGCGCGTCAGCACAAGGGTGCTTTGCGGACATGGCTGGAGGATTTGCTACCATGACCCTGCCGCAACTGCTCGCCATCGCCGCTGGCATCGCCAGCATCATCCTGGTGCTGATCGACAACGAGCGCATCGCGGCACGCTCACCGCCAACGGACGCCACGGAGGACACGCCCGAACCGCAGCCGGCCATCCGGCTGAACTCATGGGATGAGCAGGAGCGATACATTCGGAGGGAGAAACCATGACCGGAGCATATTGGCCCGCGGCGACTTGGCCCGCAGATGACAACACGGAGGAAGCCATGACCGGAACGACACCACCGAAACAGCCGAGCACGACACTTGTCGCGTACTGTCCAGAGTGCTTTGGGATGCGCATGATCCTGTGTCGCGAGAACATTGTGAGCGACCGGCCGCAAGCGTATTGGTTCGCCTGCACGGACTGTGGGGTAGAAACGACTCATGCGCCAACGCTCAGCGCCGTCAGAGACATGGTGCGCTGGGTGCCGATTGACGCCACGCTGGACTAGGCTGGACGCACCGCAAATGGCAAGGCCGACTTCTTGCGGAGTCGGCCTTGTCATTGTTGGGGCAGGTGGTGCGGCTATTCGTCGGTCTTCCGTGGTCTTCCTCCGAGCTTGCCATTGGCGGCGCTGCTTTTGGCCTTGCGCTCGCTGCGGATGCTGCCTAGTGCAGCGGCGGCGGCGGATGTCGCACCGTAACTTATCACCTCGGCAAACAGGGCCTTGATTGTCGCTTCGTCTTTTACGGCAAAGCACTTGCTGGCCCAGGGCCAATATGCGTCATTGTATGCGGAGCACTTGGCGATCAGTTCATCAATGTTAAGGTCGGGTTTCACGACTTACCGCGCGATACCGGACGCCGCGTCACGTTGCCGCTTGACACGTGACGCGCATCGGATGTATGATACTCGCGATGCAGGCACAGACGCCCGCCGTGTGCGCGGGGCGCGTCAGGGGATGGGGCGCTCCGCCACACGCCTGCAACGCATACCACCGGAAACGCGGCGCTTTGGGCAGCGTCGCGCGACCGGCGCACCTGGAGCAGATGACGTGCCTTGAGAAAGCCACAGCAACGTCACGGATGCGTTTTCCCTCCTTGTTCCGTGTCCGAAGGTCGAGTGTGCGCAGACCTGTCTGCTCCATTGTTCTCACGGATTCCCTCAGTGCAGTGCTCTCCTGGTCTCGAGCCTAAATTGCTGCTTGACACGCACCATGTATCGTGCTATGCTGAACATAATACCAATCCACAATATGGATGAAGATGAATGCCACCGAGCTACGCGCGTTTATTGCAGATCGCTACAACGACGATGAGCTGCGCGCGTTGGCGTTTGATCTTGGCATTCCGTTTGAGGATTTAGGCGCACCAGATAGCGGCAAAACCGCACGCGTGCAAGCTCTCATCGAGTGGTGTAATCGTCATGGCCGCTACGCAGAACTGGAAACCACCGCTCGCCGCGCGCGTACATCCGCCACGGCAGCCCGGCCCGCGCCCGCGATGAATGACTGGGGGCCAGCCGGCATTGATCGCATGGTGCGTCACATGGATGAGCTACGCGAGGATGTGGCCGAGCTGGTGACGAAAGTCGAGCTCCAGAACCAGAGGCTCGCGATGCTGGAGAAGCACATTGATAGGATCATCGAGCATCCGCGGTCAGTATCCTGGCAGACGTGGGCCGTGGCCATCATCGGTCTCGGAATGGCCGTGGCGCTGGTCTACAGCGTCGGACAGTTCTTGCTAGGCGGGCACTAATGGCAGATTATCCGCGTGAGGGTGTCGTCATCCTGTACGCGCTGCTGACGGCGACGCAGATTTATCTCGCGTTGCTATGGGCGCTGGGCCGGCTGCGACCGCTCGGCGTCGTCTGGAATACGCTCACCTATCTCGTGCTGGCGCTGGCGTTTGGCTTGACGACGCTGGGCACGTTCAACCCACCGCTCGTCAACCTGGTCGAGCAGCGCTGGCTGTTGCGGGCCTGTTATACGGCATACCTCGTCTTGTGCGTCTTCGCCATCCTGACACATTGGTTTTCGCTGTTTCGGCAGACGATGCGGCGCGACGCGGAGGACGCCCGACGCATTGCTGAGGCACGGCAGATCGTGGCGGAGGATCGGCGGCGCATAGCGGAGGATGCGCGCACCGCTGAGCAGGATGCACGCAAGCATCCAGCGGATTCTCCGCCAGCATCCTGATGTGTGGCAGATGGCGCGCTGAACCTCCATCAGCCTGGCAGCGCCACCGGGGTTTGACATTGGCTGCGGAAGGTCGAGCGCGCAGACCTGTCTGCCACACGACATAACGGAGGCGACATAATGACAGCAACCGGCGACAAGACGGCCGTATACGAGATCCCGGAGGCGCGCGAGATCGAGCCGATCCCATCGCAGCAACAGGCTCCGCATCTCTACGATTGGGCGACTCTCGCGCTGGCGATTGCCGGTATCATCGCGATCCTGGGTATGTTCGTGCTCTCGTTGCTTGGCAAGCCTGTGCCCGAGGGCATCGGCACGCTCGGCGGTGTGGCGCTTGGCGCGCTCGCGGGCATGGTGGCAGTCAGTCGCAAGCCGTAGGGTTTTGAGGCAGTCGGATGGTGAGGGCGGGAGTAAGCGTGCCTACCCGTATTCACGGACAGGCACAGCAGAAACGAGTCGGACGGAGCCGGGTTGGTCGTTTCGCATCCGTAGGTCAGACGTGTCCAGGCGCAGCTTTACCACTTCCTACGGGCCTACTCTCTTGCGAGACTGCGGCGGTTTGCGGATGATCTGGATGGGCGAAGGTCACGCCGTTACCCGAAGGCCCAGGATAGGCAATCCCTGGTGTTGTGCTGCATATGGCGCTTGAATCGCCTACAGCATAGCATGACTAGAACGGCAGAGGATGACATTGAGCCGACACGTTACCGACAGTGAGCCGACATCTAGCCGACATTCCGATAGTAATGATAACCCGTCAAGAGGGATTGACAACGAACGATACAGCTTGCTGACATTCAGCCGACATTCAGCCGACATTCAGCCAGCGGCAAAATCATAATGCGCAAAACTGGCCTATTGCGTTTTCGCGCATCCGGGTGTATGCTTGTGACGCCATGAATCTAAGCGAGTTTCGTCCCGCACGAGTCAACGCAAATCGCCACACGGCGCGCGGCATCGGCGCGCTCGAAAAGAGCATCCAGTCAGACGGCTGGATCGGCGCGATGACCACCGCCGCCGATGGCGAGATGATCGCCGGCAGCGCCCGCATCGAGACGGCGGCGGGCGTGTTCGGCGTGGACGCGGAGCCGGTTGTCATCCACAGCGACGGCAAGCGGCCTATTGTTGTCATTCGCGATGACATCCCGAACGCGTCAACGAAGGTCGCGCAACGGCTGGCGCTGGCGGACAATCGCATTCACCAGCTTGACCTGGACTTCGACGTGCAGGTGCTCACCAGCTTCGATGCCGACGTGCTGGAAGGCTTGTGGACGGGCGACGAAATCAGCGACATGGGCCAGCAGTGGGCGGATGAGCAGAGCCGCAACGCCGAAGACCCCGGCGCGCAAGTGGACAAGGCGGAGGAACTGCAAGCCAAGTGGCACGTGCAACCCGGCGACCTGTGGGCGATGGGTGACCACCGTCTGCTGTGCGGAGATTGTCGGGAGCCTGCATCCTGGGTGCGCTTGCTTGCGGGCGTCAAGGCCAATGGCGTTTTCACATCCCCGCCTTATGCCGAGCAGCGCAAGGAGCAATACGGCGGGACACCAGCCGCCGAATACGTGGCATGGTGGGAAGCGGTGCAGGCCAACGTCAAGGCGCATCTCGCGCCCGATGGTTCGTTCTTCGTGAACATCAAGCCGCACTGCGCAGACGGCGAGCGTGTGCTGTACGTGTTTGATCTGGTGCTGGCGATGAAGCGGGAGTGGGGCTGGCGTTTCGTGGATGAGTTGTGTTGGACAAACCGGGGATTCCCTGGCGAGCCGCAAGACAGATTCCAGAACGCTTTTGAGCCGGTATATCACTTTTCGGATGGAAAAATCAAGTTTCGCCCAAAGGCCGTTTGGCATTCAAGCGATTCGGTTCCCGTACACAAGGCGGGGCAGAACTTCAGGCAATCCAATCGAGGAAACGGCTTTGAGAGTCCAGACGTAGAAAGCGGGATGGCCTACCCTCGCAATGTCCTGGATATCCCAAATGGCAATGGCGGAGATTCGCGACACGCTGCCGCCTTTCCAGTCGCGTTGCCTGACTTCTTCGTGCGCGCCTACTCGGACGCCGGCGACGTGTGGCTTGATCCGTTCTGCGGCAGTGGCACGACGATTGTCGCCGCGCACAACAACAAGCGGCGGGGATTCGGAATCGAGATGCTGCCGAAGTATTGCGCCGTGATCCTGGAACGCATCAGCGGCCTGGGGATTACGCCTGCACTGTTGAGCAATGGGGGAACTGTGGCCGATGGCGGGCGCTGAAAACCTGAAGCCGTTTGTCAAAGGCGATCCGCGCATTAACCGCAAGGGCCGACCTCGCACCTTCGACGCGCTGCGCGAGCTTGCGCAACAGATCGCGCATGAGACCGTCAAGGACAAGAGCGGCGATCCCGTCGTCGTCGAGGGCCACGCCGCGACGGTGACCGAGATCATCCTGCGCAAGTGGGCGGCCAGCAATGATCCCCGCTTGCAGATGGCGTTCGTGGAAGTCGCCTACGGCAAAGAGGCGCTCAAGGCCGAAATCAGCGGGGCCAATGGTGGCACGCTCGATATCCATGTGATCTACGATGCCAAGCCAGAACAGACGGGTTGACGTGCATCTGCCGACGCCGCACCAGCGCCAGGCGGAGTTCATCGCGTCCGGCGTGCCGAGAAAATGTGTCCGGGCAGGCAGACGCGGCGGGAAAACGGTCGGCGTGTCTGTGCTGGCCGTCGAGCAATTCCTGGCCGGCAAGCGCATCCTATACGGCGCGCCGACGACTGAGCAGGTGGATCGCTTCTGGACGACCGTCACGCGCGCGCTGGCCGAGCCGATCGCGCGCAAGGTCTTCTACAAAAACGAGACCGAGCACGTCATCGAGCGCCTGGGCACGGAGCAGCGCATCCGGGCCAAAACGTGCTGGAACAGCAATACCCTGCGTGGCGATTACGCCGACGTTTTGATCCTGGACGAATGGCAACTCATGGACGAAGCCGCCTGGGATGAGGTCGGCGCGCCGATGCTGCTCGATAACAACGGTGACGCGATCTTCATTTACACGCCGCCCAGCCTGCATTCTCGTAGCGTCTCGAAGGCGCGTGATCCGCAACATGCGGCGAAGATGTTCAAGCGGGCGCAAGGGGACACGTCCGGCAGATGGCAGACGTTCCACTTCACGAGTCGCGAGAATCCGCACATCTCGACGGCGGCGCTGGACGAAATCGCGCACGACATGACGGCCGTAGCCTATCGCATGGAGATCATGGCCGAAGATGTGGACGAAGCGCCTGGCGCACTCTGGAAGCGCGAGCACCTCGACAGCGGGCGAGTGCTCCAAGCGCCCGAACTCAAGCGCGTCTTCGTGGGTGTCGATCCTTCCGGCAGCGTCGGCGGCGATGCGACTGGCATTGTGACGGTGGGTGGCGTCGGCAATCAGCTTTTTGTGCTGGCCGATGACACGCTCAACGGCACGCCGCTAGAATGGGCGAAAGCTGCCGTGACTGCCTACTATCGCCACGGCGCTAACGGCATCGTGGCAGAGGCCAACTTTGGCGGTGACATGGTGCTCCAGACGATTCGCACGGTAGACGCCAATGTACCGGTCAAGCTGGTCACGGCTTCCCGCTCGAAGCAAGTGCGCGCCGAGCCGGTAGCAGCGGTCTTCGAGCAACAGCGCGGCCATCTCGTCGGCACGTTTCCGGCGCTGGAAGACGAGCTTGTGCTGTGGACGCCCGGCGATGCGTCACCGAATCGACTCGACGCTATGGTCTGGGCGGCGACCGATTTGCTGAGCAGACGACATTATGACAAACCTGGCGCAGTGGGGTACTGATGGCTGATGACGTGCGGCTGAGTTTCCTGTCATGGTTGGCGCAGCAGGACACCGAGCGCGAGCAGGGTTATCGCTTGTATCGCGAGTATTATGATGGCGACCACGATACGCAACTCACCGACCGGATGCGCAAGTACTTGCAAGTCAAATCGCACGTCGAGTTTCGCGCGAATTATTGTCCCATCGTCGTGGACGCGCTGGCGGAGCGTCTGAACATCACTGGCATAACGGCCGAGGATCAATCGGCGGTGCTGTGGGGCTGGTGGACAGCGGGCCGCCTCGATGGCTTGCAGGTGGTCTTGCACACGGCGGCGCCACGCGACGGGGACGCTTATGTGCTCGTGGAATGGGACGCCGAAACCCTGACACCCAAGTTCTTCTTCGAGCCGGCTTTCGACGGCGGCGATGGCGTGCAGGTGGTTTATGACGACGCGACCAACACGCCAAGCATGGCCATCAAGCGTTGGCGCGCCAAGTCGGGGCCGGGGGCGGGCTATCTGCGGCGCATCAACGTCTACTACCCGGATCGCGTCGAAAAGTATGTGTCAAGCGACAAAGACCAGAGCGGCCAGTGGCAGAAATTCAAGGAGGACAACGAAGCTTGGCCGATGCCGTGGCTGCGCGCGGACGGGCGGCCGATGGGCATTCCGATTGTCCACTACAAGAACCGCGATCAAGGCACGAACTATGGGCAGTCCGAACTCAAGGACGTGCTGCCGCTCCAGAACGCGCTGAACAAAGCTGTCATCGACCTGCTGGCCGCGGCGGATACCACCGCCTTCCGCATTTATTGGATGCTTGGCGACGATCCGTCTGCCGTGTCCGTGTCACCCGGCTCATGGGTCTACAGCACCAAGCCGCCATCGGGCGACGACGCGGCCAGCCTAGGCTATTTCCCCGGCGAAGACCTTGCCAATCTGATCGGCCTCAAAGACTCGCTCGCGATTGAGATTGCGCGAGTATCCAGGACGCCGGTAAGCTACTTCCAGGTAAGCGGCCAACGGCCAGCCGAGGGCACGCTCAAACAGGAGGAGAGCGGTCTCGTCGGACGGGCACGTGCGCGCATGGTGTCATTCGGCAATGCCTGGGAGGACGCCTTCGGCATTGCGCGCAAGATGTGGAATGAATGGGGCGACGGCGATCCGCTCGATGAAGCCGTGCCGATCACGATTGTTTGGAAGGATCCGGAAACGCGCAACGACAAGGCGCTGTTGGAAACGCTCAAAATCAAGGCTGATCTGGGCGTGCCGAAACAGCAGCTTTGGACAGAGATGGGCTACAGCGCCGACGAAATCGAGCATATGCAGGAGATGGTAGACGAGGAACAGTCCAGCCAGGCTGACCTGGGCGAGACGTTGCTGAACGCCTTCGAGAAAGCGCCACGCATGGCGGCGACGGGCCAGATGCCGCCACAGATGCCGGCGCAGGCGACCGAGATTGCGCAGGCCGAGCCGGAAGATGAGATGGACGGTGATGGCGGCGGGGTGCCGAGTGATGCCCGATAACGTCACGCTTCTCCAGGGCGACTGCCGCGACGTGCTGCGCGAGATGGCGCGTCAGAACGGCACAGGGCCGCGCTTCACGGCGCTTGTGACCGATCCGCCTGCGGGGATTTCGTTCATGGGAAAAGAGTGGGACAACCCCAATGGCGTTTCCCGCACTGGTTCAGGCATCGGGCAGGAAGGCAAGGATGCCGATTATGACCGCTACGGCAAGGGTGCGATGCCCTACGGCTACAGCGGATCGAATGCCGGACGCAATATCACAGACCGAGAAGCCTTCATCGCAACCATGACCGAGATCGCCGCCCTCGCGCTCGACCTGTGTCTGCCCGGCGCTCATGCGCTCGTGTGGGCGCTGCCACGCACGTCGCACTGGACGGCGACGGCCTGGGAGAATGGCGGGTGGGAAGTCAGGGACAGGATTCGGTACGCATCCTCGAAGGACGCCAAAGTTGCCGCATTTCTGGCATCGTTGACGGATGAGCAGCGCAAGGCGTTGGAGGTCATCTCTGACGATTCGGGAGTATCACATTGCTTCGGTTCTGGCTTCCCCAAGTCGCTCGACGTGAGCAAGGCACTCGACAAGGCCGCGGGCATGGAGCGGGAAGTGGTAGCGGGCCGAGGATGGCATCATTCAACGGGGCGCGGGAATGGGATGGCGGGAAATGCCGATGAATCATGGCCTAAGCCATACGAGGCGGGAGATGCGGCACGAGGCGAACCTATCACCGCCCCTGCGACCGCCCTGGCGCGCGAGTGGGCGGGCTACGGCTCGGCACTCAAGCCTGCCATCGAAGACTGGTGGCTGCTGCGCAAGCCGCTCGACGGGACGATCGCTGGCAATGCGGCAAAGCACGGCTGCGGGGCGTTGAATGTGGACGGATGCAGGGTGGAACTAGACGATGCTGCGAAGTCCATGCTTGGAAAGGCGAAACAGCGCACGAATAAGCCGAGCGGCAAAGGATTGCATCACGATCCTGATTCAACGGTTGAGCGCGAACGATTACAAGCCGAAATTGACACATTCAAAGCAAGCGGTCGCTTCCCCGCGCATCTCATCACAGACGGCAGCGAGGAGGTGACGGCGTGCTTTCCGTCACCGCATGGAGCTGGCTTCAAGAGGAATCCATATGCGGACGGCAAGGGAGAAACCGGCATTTATGGCGCTTATGGCGGCGAAGGTGTTGGCGGTGCGAGAATAGGCGACACCGGCTCTGCGGCCCGCTTCTTCGCCGTCTGCCCGCCGGATGCCGATGCGCCACGGCTCGCGTACATCCCGAAGGCGAGCCGGCGCGAGCGCGAGGCGGGGTGCGATGGGTTGGAGTTTCATGGACGAAATGAGGTATACGGCGACGGATTCAACACGGCAACAAAGTGTGATCCGTCAATGCACACCACAGAAAGCGTAGAGGCGCGTCCGCAAGTGCGTAACGGACATCCCACGGTCAAGCCGCTTGCACTTTGCAGATATCTGCTCACCCTGCTGCGCCAGCCGACCGTCAACCTCGTGCTTGATCCATTCATGGGTTCCGGTTCGACGGGCGTGGCGTGCGTGCAGCTTGGCATCCCGTTTGTGGGGATCGAACGCGATCCTGAGTATTTCGAGATCGCACGAAGGCGCATCGCACACGCGCAGGAGCAGATGGCGGCGCAACCGCTCGCGCAACTGGAACTGCTGTAATGCCAACGCCTGATATCCTGGCCGTCTCAGCGCAATTCGAGGCGCAACTGGACGCCGGTTTCACGTCAGCGGCCACGACCATGACGGCGCAGTACGACCAGGTGCTACGCGGCATGGACGCGACGGTACAGGCGCTACACAAAGAATACGCCGCTCGTACCGCAGCAGGCGAAACCATCAAGCCGTACATGATTGCGCAGGATGCGCGTTACCGGGAGCTAATGGCCCAAGTGCAGACGCAACTCGCGAGGCTGAGCAACAGCGGCGCGCCAGCCATCGAAGATTTGCAACGCGCCGGCATCGTGACCGGCATGGACACGGCGGAAGCGCAAGTCAATGCGCTGGTGCCGCCGGGAGTATCGATCCCGTTCAACCGTCTGCCTGTGGGCGCGCTGGAGAGCATGGTGGGCTTTCTGCAAGATGGCAGCCCGCTGAAGGCGCTCTTGGATGACATCGCCAAAGATGCGACGCGCGCCATTGGCGATTTGCTGGTGCGAGCAATTGCCGAGGGCTGGAATCCCAAGAAGACGGCGGCGGCTATCAAGCAGGCGGTCGGAGTGCCACTGACGCGGGCGTTGCGCATTGCACGCACGGAGCAACTGCGGGCGTGGCGCAAATCCAGTATCCAGGGCTATCGCGATCAAGGCGCGCTGATCATCGGCTACCGTCGCCATGCGCAACAGGATACGCGCACGTGCTTTGCGTGTCTCATGCAAGACGGCCAAATGTATAGGCTAGAAGAAGATTTTACTGATCATGTGCAAGGAAGATGTGCAGTTTTGCCGATTTCACGCTCCTGGAAGGACTTGGGCTTTCCCGACATCCCGGACACCAACGCCCAATGGCAACCGGGCAAAGATTGGTTCTTGGAGCAGTCGGCTGCGGCACAGAAGGAGATTCTCGGCGCAGCGCGCTTCGGCGCCTGGAAGCGCGGCGAAGTGGGGCTAGAGGACATGCAGACGTTGCACAAGTCGGCCAAATGGGGCGACTCGTGGCAGGTGGCATCACTCAAACAGGCGAAAGCCAACGCAGGTGCGCCATGAGCTACGGGCCAGCGGCAACAGCCAAAGTGACGACCGAACTCTACGCGGAGTGCCAAGTCTGCCATACGCAATGGCAGGTGTGGGGCGATCCGCCGACGAACACGAAGGGCTGTGCGTTCTGTGACGCACCAGCGGCTGCAATTATCACACATTCGGAAGCTATCAAGGTCGGTTCGACAACTGTCAGACAGACAGGCTAACATTTCACATAACGCGACGCGGCGGTAAAACGCGGGGGAGACAAGATCATGGCAGCGACAGACGAAACCAGCACAGTAAGCGCACCAGTGGCGCAAGCGGCATTGCCGGCGAGCGAGAAACCGGGCACAGTAGACGCACCAGCCAGCGGCAAAACGGCTGAGGAAGGCCGGACATTCACGCAGCAGGAAATCGACCGCATCGTGGCCGAGCGCCTGACGCGGCAGAAAGAAAAGTATGCCGACTACGAGGCGCTGAAGGACAAGGCCACCAAATGGGCGTCCTACGAGGAAGCGCAGAAGACCGAGACGCAGAAACAGCAGGAACTATTCGCCAAGATGCAGTTGGAGCGTGATACCGCACTCCAGGTCGCCAATGACCGGCTGATTCGGGCGGCGTTTCTCGCAGACGCCGCAAGACTCGGCGTGCTGTATCCGGGCGATGTGTACGCGCTGGCCGATCTGTCTGGGGTAACGATTGACGAACGGGGCATGGTGCAAGGCGCAACGGAAGCCGTCAAAGCCGTGGTCGAAGCGGGCCGGGTGCCATTGCAGGCACAGGCTGGCGCTGGCATTGCGCCGAAACCACAGCCGGGCAAGCTCGACGGTGGGGCTGGCACGGGCCACAAACGCACGGATGCGACGGCGACGCTGAGCGATGAGGAGTTAGCAATCGCACAACGGCTCGGCATCAGCCCTGAAAAGTACCTGGCTCGCCGCAAGGAAGTGCAAGCGACGCGCCAATAGGTTGGCAGATGATCATCTATGCGTTGACCGATCCCGATAGCGGAGAGATTCGCTACATAGGCAAGACGGGGCAGTCGCCCAAGTATCGCTTGACGCAACATCTCAAGCGGGCGCGGGATGGTAAGCCAGGGCATCTATGTTGTTGGTTGCGGATGTTGCTGCGCGAGGATCAGCGACCGGGTATCTGCGTTCTTGAAGAGCTTGCCGCCGATGCGGATTGGCAAGTATCCGAAAGAGCTTGGATCGAGCGCGGTCGGGTCGCGGGTTGGCCGTTGACGAACATGACGGCTGGCGGGGAAGGTCTTCTTGATCCGTCACCGGAGTTACGGCAGCAACGCGCTGAGCGGATGCGCGGCAATCACATTGCTGATGGCAATCGCAACGCAGCGGGCGCACGGTCTGAGGCTTTTCGGCATAGAATGGCCGAGTCAGCCAGAGTGACCAAGAATCACAGCGGCCACGCACTTTCGGCTGAGACGCGCAAGGTGATCAGCGAGAAGTTGATGGGACACGAGACCGTCAAGGGCGAAGACAATGGTCAAGCCAGACTAACGGTAGAGCGGGTGCGCGAGATTCGTATGCGCTACGCCGCTGGCGGGATCAGTCATCGTACTTTGGCGCAAGAGTATGGCGTGCGCCATGAAACGATTCGCAAGGTTGTGAATCGCGAGACTTGGCAACACGTTATGTGAGGAGCAAATATCATGGCGACTAGGGGCTTTGAATTCGGGTACATGCTCGACGGGAGCATGGCGACACCCGTCATTCGCGACTTCATCCTGAGCACGGCGGCGGCGCACAAGGCCGGCGACCTGATGGTGCTGGACTCGGATGGCGATCTGACGCAGGCGGCGACCAACGCCACGGAAGTAACGGCGGTGTGTCAAGAGACCGTCGCTGCCGCGGCGATCACGGCGAGCACGACAAAAGCCAAATGCGCGATCATCACGCGCAACCAGGTTTGGCGCTGTTCGACGGATAACGATCACTGGAATGCCTCGTGGGTCATCGGCTACACCAAGACCGGCAACCTTGTGGACTGCAACACCATCGACCACAACGTGCCGACCAGTGGCGGCATGATCCTGGTGGACACCGGCACGGATGACGAGGGCAAGGCAATGGGTTATGTCATCTTTGCCGATACCACGTTCGGCAACGCATAGGAGGCGAACATGGCTACTGCTGGATTCGAGTTCGCCTACTCTCTGGACGGCAGCCACGCGACGCCGGTTATCCGGGATCTCCCGGTACACGGCACCGGGGCCTATGCCATCGGCGACCTGGTGGTCGTTAACGGTTCTGCGGGCGGCGAGGTGGTGCGCGTCACTAGCACGACCGCGGAAGTAACCGGCGTGATGCAGGAGACGCGGGCGTCCGGGTCGGATGCCGCGCTAATGAAGGTCGCGCTCATCATGCGGGAACAGGTCTGGCGTTGCTCGATGGACGCGGCGACCACGGCGTTCGTCGTCGGCTACACCAAGAGCATCGACACGACGGATCACAACACCATCAGCGCGAGCGATTCGACTGGCGGCAAGATGATCCTGGTGGACAAGTCTGAACTCGATGGCGACGGCAACGTTCTGGCCTACGTGGTGTTTTCGGATACCACGTTCGGCAATACATAGGACAGGTGACACATGGCAATCTCCGAACAATGGGCGCAGTTGCTCGAACCGGGCCTGCGCGAAGTTTTCTATCACACGGTGGAGCCGTTGGCGACCGCCAGCCGCATTCCACTGCTGTTCGACGTTGGCGGTAGCACGAAGGCCGCTGAGTCATTCCTGAGCGCCGGCGCGATGGGCAACTGGAAGACCTTCAAGGGCGCTATCGAGTATGACGACATCGACCAGGGCTACAAGACCACCCTGACGCACGAGGAATACGTGCAGGGCTTCAAGATCGAGCGCAAGCTGGTCGAAGACGACCAGTACGGGCTGTTCATGGATCGCCCGGCTGAGCTGGCAATGTCGGCCATGCGCACGCGCGAGAACCATGCGGCGAGCGTGTTCTCCAACGCCTTCACGGGCGGGGCCACTGCGGGCGGCGATGCCGTGGCGCTGTGCTCGGACTCGCATCCCAATTCGCCAGCCAACGCCGGCTCGACGCAGGACAACAACGGCTTGCTCTCGCTGAGCTACGCCAACGTCGAAGCCGTGCGCCAACTGATGCGCGCTTGGAAGGACGACCGCGGCAATCTGATTCCCGTCAATCCCGATACGCTGCTGGTGCCGGCTGAGTTGGAGAAGACGGCCTTCGAGATCGTGCGCACGGCGAACGTGCCGGACACGACCGACTACAAGGCCAACTTCGTCGCCGGCTTCATCCGCCAAACCATCGTCTGGGACTATCTGACGGATGCGAATGCCTGGTTCGTCATCGACTCGATGCGCATGAAGCAGGCGCTCAAGTGGATCGACCGGGTACCGCTGGAGTTCGCGCTCGATCCGACCAGCAATTTCCGGCTGGAGTCGCGCTGGCGCGGGTACATGCGCTACAGCTACGGCTTCAAAGATTGGCGCTGGATTTACGGGAACAACCCGTCATAAGGCTACAGCCTGAGGAGGGTTGACATGGCACAATCAAATCTGAGCGGCCCGCTCAACATCGACGGCGCGCTGGTGGTTGGCGGCGCGGCGACGATTGCGGGCGGCATCACTTTCAGCGGTGGCACGATCAACGCGGAGAACGCGTTGGACGTGACGGGCGGCACCATCACCGTGGCAGATGTGACGGCGACGGGCGTGGTGTCTGCCGGAAACTTCACCTCGTTGGGCACGGCGGGCATTCACAACGCTGTGACCGTCCACAGCCTCGTCAACGAAGGTGCGTATTCCGGCTTCGGTACAGTCGGCATCCATGAAGCGTTGTCTGTCCACAGCCTGGTTGACGAAGGCGCACTGACGGCGCTCGGCACGACCGGACTGCAAGCGACGACCGTCTTCGGGGCACTGAACGTCATCGGCACGGCGGGCGTACACGCCGCGGTGTCGGTGCATTCGCTGGCCTCGGAAGGCGCGATCACCGCCACGACGATCTCCGGCACCGACCTGAGCATGGTTGGCACGGCGGGCGTGCATGGCGAATTGACGGCGCACAGCATCGTGGACGAAGGCGCGTTGACGACGCTCGGCACGCTGGGCGTGCATGGCACGGCATTCGGTTTCGGCACGCAGATTTTCGGCCAAGCCGCGACGATTCCGGTGGCGGGCGGCTTCATCGGCAACATCCGCTGGAATACCGCACCGGTGGTGACAGGGCCTATCGGGTGGGTCTGCACTGCGCCAGGCACCTGGTCAGCGTTCGGGACGATTGCCGCATAAGGGGGGCCAATGTTGACACAGATTGGTCTTCCACCGCTGACGACGAACACAACGGGTTCGGTCGTGAGCGTCACGCCGGTCGAGGCCGAGTTGCTGGCGATTTACGTCTCCAGCAACAGCCTGGGCACCGTGACGCTCGCGACCACCAGTCCCGCGCCTATGACGATTATGACGCTGGACACGGTAGGTACGGCGTGGTTCTATCCACGCGTACCCCTCAACACGGCGGGCACTGCCGCGGGAACGATCCTGCTTTCCGGCGCTTACGACATCATGCCCCTGACGGGCTACGTGCAGGTCAGCACGAACGCGGCGGGCACGGTCAATGTGACGCTGGTAGTGGAGATGTGATAGACGAGGGGCGGACATGTCCGCCCCTCTTTTACAGGAGACAAAATCATGGCAGACGAAGACACAACCTGGAAAGAGACGGTCGAACAGGCCAACTCACAAAATCTCAAGCGTTTCGTTGACGAGTGGGCGGAGGTCTCGCACAACAAGGCGAGCCAGCAAGCAGGCCTCCAAGACTCGGTCAACAGCCTATTCCTGAAATGGGCGATGGACGCGCAGGGCATCACCAATCGCGCGGCAAACGACGGTGCGAACGTCAGCGCAACCCTCAACAGCGCGATGGCGTTGGCGTCGGCGCGCGGCAATGATGCTGCCGGGGCAATGCAGAACCTGATTCTTGCCGCGGCCCTGGGGCAGCAGGTGAGCATCAACAAGATGGCCGCCGAGACTGCGAGCGCGGATATTGTCGCCAAGAAAGCCGTGGACGCGGCAACGGCGGCCATGACCGGCACCAGTGCGCCGGCGCAAGGCACGTCCGGTTTCGCGCAAGGCTCGATCCAGGGCACGGGCGGCGTTGCGACATCGGCTATCATGGCGCAGATCACCAAGCTCGGTGAGGTCAATACCGCAGTGCTGGCTTCGTTGGCAGTACTGGCCGAGAAAGTCGCGGCGCTGGAAGTGGCAACCAAACCGGCTGCGTAGTAAGCGGAGTAAGCGGAGTAAGTTTGCCGCCTGTCTGACGCATTGACAGGCGGCAAGAGGAAGTAGCGCCAATGTCATTCACCTACGGGCGAGCATTGACCACGGATCGCGACCGGCTGCGCTTCTACATCGGGGACGTGACCAGCGGCAGCGGGCCATTGCCGGGCAGCGTCAACTTCACGGACGAAGAGCTTGACGGGCTGTTGACTACCGAGGGCGCATGGCAGCGCGCCGAAGCCGCGGCTTTCGAGCGCCTGGCGGCGGCATGGATGGGGCATCCATCATTCTCGGCAGATGGCCTGCAACTGTCACGCTCGGATATCGCAAAAGGTTATGCCGAGAAAGCCGCGGCTTTGCGCAAAAAGTATGGCTCATCCACGGCGACGAATGTCAGCCGCGTCGGATCGCACGCGGTTACGCGCGTCGATGGTTACTCGGACGATGTGACCAGTTGGGAGACCTGATGCTGCACGTGTGGGAGCCAGTGCTCGACGGTAATGAGACGGCCTACGTCATGGCGGCCTTGACCGCCCGGAGGTTATCGGCGGATGCACACGTATCGCAGTTTGAAGCGGCGTTTGCGGAGTTGGCTGGCTGCGCATGGGGTGTTGCGGTATCGAGTGGGACTACGGCGTTACATCTGATGCTCGCGGCGCTCGGCATCGGGCCGGGTGATGAGGTCATTCTACCCGCGCTAACTTTTGTCGCCACAGCGAACGCCGTGCGCTACTGCGGCGCCACGCCGGTACTGGCGGACATTGATCCTGACACATGGTGCATCGATCCTGAGCAAGTGCTCCAATGCAGCGGGCCGCGCACGAAAGCCGTGCTCGCCGTGCATCTCTACGGGCAGCCGGCTGACATGCTCCAATTGCAAACGTTGTGCGACGCGACGGGTTGGCTCTTGCTCGAAGACGCTGCCGAAGCGCCTGGGGCACGGCTGGCCGGACAACCCGTTGGCGGATTCGGCGCAGCAGCGGCGTTCTCGTTCTACGCTAACAAGACCATCACCACCGGCGAAGGCGGCATGGTGACGACTTCCGACGACCGGCTTGTCGAACGCCTGCGTCTGCTGCGCGGCCAGGGGCAGGATCCAAAACGGCGCTACTGGCATACTGAGGTCGGCTACAACTATCGCATGAGCGAACTGCAAGGCGCATTGGGACTGGCGCAAGTCGAACAGATCGACAAGCGGCTCTACGAAGCGCGCCTTCTCGCGCGCACGTATCGGGCCTATCCGCAGACGACCTGGCGCTGGCAGCACAGCTATCGCCGCGCCGAACCGTCCTTCTGGGCCAATGTCGCGCTGTTGCCGGAGGGCGTCAACCGCGATGCCGTGGCACAGGAATTGTTGGCGCAGGGTATCGAGACGCGCCCGGCCTTCTACCCGTTGCACCTGTTGCCGGCGTATCAGGGCTACGGCGCGCCGGGTGACTATCCGGTGGCGGAGCGCGTCGGCAGGCAGGGCCTCGTGCTGCCGAGTCACAGCCTGGTCACGGATGTGGATGCGTGGCGCGTATGCGAGACGTTGGAGCGCGTGTGTCAGGCGCAGGCGGTGCTGGTATGATTGACTTGCGCCTGGGCGACTGCTTGGAGCTTATGCCGACGCTGCCGGATAACAGCGTTGACCTGGTGCTTACCGATCCGCCCTACTACAAGGTCAAGACGGAGCCGTGGGACAGGCAATGGGACACCGCAGCGGGCTTCCTGGCGTGGCTTGACAAGTTGCTGGCAGAGTTTCAACGGGTGCTCAAGCCCAACGGATCGCTATACCTGTTTGCCGCGCCGAAGATGGCGGCGAGAGTGGAAGTGCTGATAGGCGAGCGGTTCAACGTGCTGAACTCGATAACGTGGATCAAAGAGAATGGTTGGCATCAGCATCAGCACGAAGAAGATTTACGGTCATGGTTCCCGCAAACGGAACGCCTGATCTTTGCTGAGCACTACGGGGCCGACAACATCGCGAAAGGCGAAGCGGGCTACGTTGCCAAGTGCGACGAATTGCGGGGCTTCATCTTCGAGCCGTTGCGGGCGTATCTGGACGGGGAGCGGATACGGGCGGGGCTTTCGGTGCAGGACGTTGCGGAAGCGTGGCGCGTCAAGACCGGCAACGCAGAGCGTACCGGCATGGCTGGACACTGGTTTTCGACGGTGCAATGGACGCCACCCACAGCAGATAATTACGGATGGCTGCGTGAGACGTTCGCCCGCCTCAACCACGGCGGCGACTACCTGCGGCGGGAGTACGAAGACCTGCGGCGGGAGTACGAAGACCTGCGGCGCGAGTACGAAGACCTGCGGCGGCCATTCGCCGTCACCGCCGCTGTGCCGTATACCGATGTCTGGACGTTTCCGACCGTGGCGCACTATCCCGGCAAGCATCCTTGCGAAAAGCCGCTGCCGCTGCTGAAGCATATCATCACAGCGAGCAGCAAGCCGGGGGCGGTGGTGCTGGATGCCTGCATGGGCCACGGCAACACCGGCATTGCGGCGCGCGACCTGGGGCGGCGGTTCATCGGCATGGAACAACATGCGCCGTACTTCGCGCGGGCACAAGCCCGTCTCGCAACGACGCAATTGCAAATGCCACTGGAGGCGACAGCATGAAAGACGCGCTGCTGCTCCAGGTCGGCATCGGCGCTGAGTTTGCGGCCATGCTCGACGCCAGCCATGCGCGGCATGTGGCGTATTGCGCCGCGCACGGCTTTGACTTCCTAGACATAACGGAGCCGGTCGCGCCGACGCCTCCGATGTGGCAGCGGTATTTCTGCATCGCCTGGGCCTTCACGGCGGGTTATCAGTTCGTGGCGGCGTTGGATGCCGATGCGCTGATAGCCAACACCCGCATTGATCTGCGCTCGGCCAGCACCAAGCCGCTGGCGATGAAGTGGGCGCAAGCGCCAGGCGGTGAACCACCCGGCTACAATGCCGGTGCGATATTCGCCAGGGCCGCGAGTGCTCCGCTATTCGATGAGATGACGCTGCGTGCGCCAGGGCCGGGCGTCAAGCAAGATGGGCCGTGGTGGTTGTTGCAAGACGGCGAACAACGCATTCTGAACGAACTGCTCAGACAGGAGCGCTGGGCCATGCAAACCGAGCCGCTAGGCATGTTCTGGAATTGCGTGCTCGGTATCGAAGATGTGCCACAGCCGGTTGTCGTGGCGTGGCACGGCATCGAAGACACCGGCGAGCGCCTGCGGCTGCTGCGCCAATGGTTGCAGAGGAATAGCGCATGACCCTGCCGGCATTTGGCGATAGGCACATCACGGCGTATACGCTGCTGACGATTGAGCAATTAGCGCCTGATTCCGTCAACAAGCGGGCGCTGCTCAAATATCTGGGGGCCGGATTGCGTGCTAACACGCCCTGCACTGAGTTGCGCACGATCCTGCGGACATTGGCACACCAACGCCAACCGCGGAGTTACCTGGAAATCGGCGTGCGGCGGGGGTGGAGCTTGGCGCAAGTGGTCGCTGAGTGTCCACAGGTAGACGTGACGGCGTGCGACTCCTGGGTAGTGGGTTACGGCGGGGTCGCTAATCCCGGTGCGCAGTTCGTGCGTGACGAATTGGCAAAGGTCGCTCCGCAATGGCAGGGCCAGCTAACCTTTCTCGAAGGCTCGTCGCGCGACTTTCTGCCTGAGCTGGTGCGCCAGGGGTGTCGTTACGATCTGATTACGATTGACGGCGACCACACGGTAGCAGGCACACGCGCCGACTTGCGCGATGGTCTGGCGCTGCTGACCTGGGGTGGGGCGTTGGTGATGGATGACCTGATAGATCATGCCGATGGCGGCGGTTCGCTGCTGCAAACGTGGCGCGCTGTGCAGGCGGAATTTCCCGGCTTCGTGTGGCACGAGTTGGCGGGCCTGGTTCCGGTGGGGGTGGCGGAGCACGCATGAAGACGTATCCACAAGTTTGCATGTTGTCCCTGTGGAGAAACGACGCGGCCCGCGACCTGGAATTTCGGGCACGTCACCTGCTCAGCAAGTCTTTTCCCGCGCTACGTTGGGTATGGGTGGTTGGAGACTCCGACGACGACACCTATCAGCGGCTGCTGGCCATCATCAACGCAGTCAGGCCGTGGCGGCATGTCGATCTGATTCGCCACACGACCGGCATACCCGGCAATGATCCGCCGCAACGTCGCGAGCGCCTCTCGGCATCGGCCAACTTCGGCTTGTCGCTGCTGAGCGCCGAAGATGATTATTTTCTGATGCACGAATCAGACTTGCGCAGTCCGCCGAATCTGGTTGAGCGTTTTCTGGATCACGCCGCGGCGGGGCGCTGTCCGGTGGCGGGCTGGCCGATTCTGCCGATTAGCCAGACGCAGGCGTTGTTTTACGACATCTGGGCCTATCGCAAAGACGGCAGCATGTTTACGAATGCGCCGCCCTACCACGTGTGCTATAATGCCGCTACGCCATTCGAGGTTGACAGCTTCGGCTCGTGCTGGCTGGCGGATGCGGAGGACATGCGGCAGGTGGGCATTCGCTTCGCGGAGTTGGCAGTGTTGGACATTTGCGCACAGTTGCGGGAGCTAGGTCGGCACCTGTGGGTCGATCCCAAGCTGACGATTGTCCAGCCCGCGGCATTATGGGAGTGCCATCCGGTAACATGAGAAGTTTGCGGGCGCGTTCTATCCTGGTATTAGATCGCACGCCCGGCGAGTTGTACACGCTCCTGGGCCACTGTCGCAGCGGTGTGTATTGGAGCAACGAGCTTGCACGAGTGCGGGCGGAAAGGGCTAAACAGGATGCCGATATTCGAGCCAGTGGTGATCCTGAAACCGGAAATGGTACAGATCGCGGAGAGCGCCAGGGTGGACAGCTTCGTGAAAATCGAAGGCGGCCAGGGCGTAACGATTGGCGAGTATACGCACATTGCCTCGTTCTGCCATGTCAACGTGGGCGGCGGCAAGGTGACCATCGGTAAGCATGTCGGGCTGGCCAGCGGCGCAAAGGTGTTGGGTGGCAGCGCCTCGCCACGCGGACTGTCCATGTCTGCGGCTAGTCCGCCTGAGATGCAGGTGATTACACATCGGCATACGGTGATCGGGGACTACTGTCTGATCGGTACGAATGCGATTGTTCGGGAAGGGGTGCAGATGGGCGAGGGGTCAGTACTGGCCGCCGGTAGTGTCGCGACGCACGACATCCCGCCGTGGACGATTGCGGCAGGTGAACCGGCTAAAGTCATCAAGCCGCGAGAGCACGACGCCGCGACCAGGTAGGGTGGTAGAGGACGCAATGCCCAACGATCTCGGCACACTCGAACTCGATCCGAACGTCGTCTTGCGCGGCGCAGTGCTGCATATCCGGCTGGTCAACGTGCGCGCCTTGCGCATCCGGTTGCTGCTCACGGCTTGGCTGCTGTGTCTGATCGGCATTCTGCTGGATTGCTACATCGTATTTGACAAAGAGGACGCGGAGGAGGGCGCATGAGGCTACTGCTATTCCGAATCGACCTACAGCCGCAGTTTCAAGGGCTGGACTGGGAAGCCGTGCGCTTCGAGCATTGTACCGCCGAAGCTCAGAACGCAGTGCGCGCTGTGGGGATGGGGCAGTACTGGGAGATGGACGATTACGTTGACGGCGCGTATACCGACATTCGATCCGATGACCAGCACAAGACGGGTGCCTAGTCGATGACCAGCTTTATCAGCGCCGCAGAACTGACACAGATGCGCGCCGACGCCGCACGCACGTTGCTGGACGCAACCTGCACGCTGTTGACGCCGACTGCAAATGTCAATGGCATTGGCGAGACAACGTTGACTTGGGGCACAGTTGGCGTTGCGGTGCCGTGTCGTCTGCGGCCGGCTGGTCTCCAGGCGCAGATGGTGCAGCTTGGCGGCCAGCCGCAAACGTCCGCTGACTGGCAATTGACGCTGCCGTTTGGCACGGTCACGGTTGCGCCAGGTGACCGCGTGGTGATCGACGGCGCAACCTTCGAGGTCAAACAAAGCATCGAGGAAGAAACGTGGCGCACGGCTGTGCGGGTGAACATGCTCCGCATTGAGGTTTGACGTGTCTATCGTGACAACGGTGGTTTTCGACAACTTGCCAGCGCTGAACAAGCAGGCGACAGCGATGGCGGTGCAGGCGGTGAAGAAAGCCGCTTTCGATATCGAGGAGCACGCGAAGACGATTGTGCCTGTGGATACCGGCTTCCTGAAGAACTCGATTGCGACACAGGTCGGGGCCGATGGGTTGCACAGTCCACGGGGGTCATCTTCGCATCAGCACTCACCAGCAAACGACTTGACGGCCTACGTTGGGGCACACGCGGAGTATGCGGCGAATGTCGAGTACGGTCTCGGCCAACGACCGCAGCCGTACTTGCGGCCCGCAGTCGAGCGGGTGCGACCGGCGTTTATCGAGGCGATGAAGCAGATCGCGAAGATGTGATAGGGGCGATGTAGCACTAGCAATAGAAAGAGAGAACGCAACAAATGCGGATACTTTTTCAGGCAAATGCGCCGTGGTGCGCAACGGGATATGGTGTGCAAGGCAAGCACCTCGTGCCGCGCCTTCAGGCGCTCGGCCACGATCTGGCGTACTTCGCCTTCTACGGGCTACAGAATGGCGTGCTGAACATTTCCGGCGTGCCAATCTACCCGATGGGGACACAGCCCTGGGGCCAAGATGTCGTCAGCGCGCATATGGCGCACTTCAAGGCCGATCTGCTTATCTCGCTGCTCGACGTGTGGGTGCTCGACGGCTACGGCGCGAAGGCCAAAGAGGGCGGCTGGCTGTGGTGTCCCTGGACGCCGGTGGATTGCGAGCCGGTGCCACCGCTGGTACTCAAGCGGCTCGAAGGTGCGCACACGGTCATTCCATACGCCCGGCACGGCGAAGCGGAGTTTCGCAAGGCCGGCATACTCAACACGCGCTATATCCCGCATGGCGTGGTGACTGAGACCTTCAAGCCAATGGATCAACACGACTGCCGTCAGGCGCTAGGTCTGCCGCAAAACGTGTTCATCATCGGCATGGTCGCAGCGAACAAGGGCTTTCCGGCGCGCAAGTGTTTTGCGGAGCAGTTGACGGCCTTCGCAGAATTCAAGAAGAAGGTGCCAGATGCCATCTTCTATCTGCACACGATCCGGGGCCAGGAGCATGGCGGCATCAATTTTGCCGAATTACTGTGGCGACTCGGTTTGACCGAGGGCAAGGACGTGATCTTCAGCGACCAGTACACGTACATTCTCGGCTGGCCCGAAGAACGCATGGCGCAGCTTTACAATTGCTTCGATGTGCTATCACTGGCATCGATGGGCGAGGGCTTCGGCATCCCGCTAATCGAGGCGCAAGCCTGCGGGATTCCGGTGGTTTCCTGCGACAATACCGCCATGACCGAGTTGACTTTTGCGGGCGTGTGCATCCCGAAGGCGCAGCAATATCCCTGGTGGACGCCGTTGGCTTCCTGGCAGATGATTCCGCAGATCGGCGCGATTCTGGACGCCTATGTCGATCTGTACGAACAACTCACGCGCACGCCGGGGCGTCGTCAAGAGTTGGCACAGGTCGCCCGCGCGGGCGCGTTGGCTTACGATTGGGATCGCGTCGTGGCTGACTTCTGGAAGCCATTCCTGGAAGGTCTTCAGGCTGAGAAAGACGCCAAGCGCGTCGCGCCGGACGGGGCCGCGGAGGTGCGGGAGTATGAAGAACAACGTTCTTGAGGTATGAGGCTGTGCAACTATACGAGGCAACTAACGGCTACGTCGGACAAGATTATGTGCGCCTGTACGTTTGGGCAAAGAGCCAGGAGCGGGCCACGGAACTTGCACTTCAGAAGTTCAAGAACGGCAGAGACAAAATCGTTCTCGAATTGCTTTTCTCCGCTGACACGTCCGAGTTTTGCACTGACGTTAGCGATACCGGATGGGACAGGAGCCTTGAGGCATGAGCGAGAACGCGTTTGAGACGGCGCTGCGCACACAACTCGCCAGCGGGACGGCGCTCATCAATCTGCTTGGCGGCACGGCCATCTACAACGGCCAGCCGCCTGCCGGCATCGCGCGACCATGGGTGACCTTCTCGCTGGCATCGGGTATGGAGGACAATCAGACTCCGTATGATACGCAGCGGCTGGTCTACCTGGTCAAGGCTGTGGCAGACTCACTGCTGACGGCGGGCTTGATTGCCAACGAGATTCAAAGTCGATTACATCACCAAGAGACCGCGATTGGCAGCGGTGTGTTTTGGGCGACGCGGGAAACCGTGGTGCGGTATCAGGAAATCGACCCGGTGGGCCACGTAATCGGCCACGCCGGGGGCGAGTACGCGTTTAGGCGCGGTTGACGGATGGACATTGACGCTATGAGCAGCTAGGAGGTTTTACATGGCACGTTACACAGGCAGAGATTTGGCCGTCTGCTGGAATTACGTGGGCGGTTCGGTATTCCTGGAGGATGACTTTCGGTCGCTGGACGTGACCGAGGGCGTGCAGGACGCCAATAGCACGGCAGGCAACGATACCTATGCCGGGCATCTGGCAACCTACATCGATGCGTCGGCATCCTTCGAGATGGTGGGCACGGCTGGCAGCGGTACCGTGCACTGGTCGAAGCTCGCGCCACGCAGCGCCGGGACGCTGGTATGGCATCCCGAAGGCACGGCGCAGGGCAAGCCGAAACACACGGCGGCCGCGTACATCAGCAAGCGCGACCGTTCGTATCCGTACGCGGATGTGGTGACCGTAAGCCTGGGGTTTCAGTTCGACGGCGCGATCACGGACGGGGAAGTGGCTTGACGCTCTGGGGCGTGGGTCACGACTCGCGCCCCAACGTCAGCAGGAAAGGAAAACACAGGATGCCTAAAGTTGATTTGCCGGGTGATAAGAGCGCGATCTTGGCGCTACGCATGAGCGAATTCCGTCAGTTGTGGTCAAGCGGTGCCGTGCAGAAATTGCAGGGCATGAACGCTGTGGGCGCTGACCTGAGCGAGATTTATCCCTTGCTGGCGATTGCCGTGCGTGAATGGGACTGCACGGATGAGGCCGGCAAACCGCTTGACCCGCATAACGTTGCCAGCTATGACGAGTTGCCGCCAAGCGTCTTCATGGTGCTGATGCGAGAACTCGGCCAGCTCGTGAGCGGCGTCGAAGTAAAAAACTGAGCAAGGAGGTCTTCCTGTCCTTGCGAGGCGGGAAGCCTCCACCCTACGAAATGACGCGGGCGCAGGTGTGTGAGCGCATGGGCTGGACGTTTGCCTACTATGATTCGCTCGATTGGGATGACGTGCTCGGCCTGTTGCAGGTTTGGGATGGGCTGGACAAGGCGCGCCGCTAGGTGATTTATGGCTGAAACCATTGCCGAACTACTGGTAAAAGTTGGCGCTGATATTTCCGGGATGCAGCAGGGCTTCTCGGATGCTGAGACGAAGTTGACCAACTTCGGCAACACCGCGACGACCGCGGGCACGAACCTGGTCAAGCTCGGCGCGCCATTGGTGGCATTGGGTGGAGCCGTGGCGGTCGTGGCCGGCGACTTTGAAACGTCCATGAACATCCTGAACGTCGCGGCGGGCGGAAGTAACACGACGCTGGAGGATTTGCGCAAGACGGCCGTCAAGGCGGGCGCAGATGTGAACCTGGTTGGCGTGAGTGCTTCTGACGTTGCCACGGCCATGAGCAACTTTACAAAAGCTGGCGTGCCGCTCAATACCATGCTTGGCAGCATGGAGGGCTATCTGAATGGCACCGCACAGATGGGCGGCACACTCAGGGCGGCGATTGATCTGGCTGCGGCCAGTGAACTGGACTTGGAGGAAGCCAGCCGTCTGGTGATTACGACACTGGCAACCTTCGGCACGGGCGCAGGCAGCGCCAGCGATGCAATGGATTTGATGGTGCGTGCGGCGGATGCATCCGTATTGAGCGTCAACGATATCAAAGAGGCGCTTATCAATGTCGGCCCAACGATGTCCGGTTTTGGCGTACCGTTGGGCGAAGTCGTGACGGCGCTGGCATTGCTCTCGACACGCGGCATCACCGGGGCCGAGGCGGGTACGGCGCTCCAGTCGATGATGCTGAATCTGATGCGCACTACGCCAGATGTGACGAAGACGCTGAACGCGCTGAACGTCTCGCTGTACGATCAGGACGGCGCATTGAAACCGCTGCCGACGATCATCGGTGATTTGCAGCGGGCAATGGCCGGTATGACTGAGGAGCAGCGCAACGCGACCATTATCACGTTGGCAGGCACTTACGGCCAAAAGGCCATGAATACGCTGTTGACAGAGGGCACGCCCGGTTGGGACGCTATGACAATAGCCATTGGCAGTGCTGCGACGATGCAAGGGACGGCAGAAGCGCGTACGAAGGGTTTCAATGCGTCAATGGAGCAGCTAAAATCCTCTGTCGAGACCTTCATGATCAATGCTGGCACGCCGCTGATTCAAAACATCTTGACACCACTGATTCAGAAATTCACCGATATCATAGGCGGGCTGGCGCTGATGGATCCGCAATGGGTGAGTATCGCTGTGGTCATCGGCGTGGTGCTGGTGGCGCTCGGCGGCCTGCTGCTAGTTGCCGGACAGTTTGCCATCGCAATCGCGGCGCTGGGGCCGGTGTTGGCAGTGATCGGCGCGGCACTAGGCGCGATCTCATTGCCGGTGCTGGCGATAGGTGTCGCATTGGCGGCGCTGGTTCTGGCGTGGAATGGCAATTGGTTCGGCATTCGTGACACGTTGACGGCGGTCTGGGATGATAAACTCAAGCCGGTATTCGAGGCGATCAAGGCGTGGTTGGAAGTCAACATTCCTGCGGCGATTGCGGTCGTAGTGGGCTTCTGGACTAATACGCTGCTTCCCGCGATCAAAGACGTTGGCGATTTCTTTACGTTGATTTTGATACCGATTTTCGCAACGATTGTTACATGGTTAGCGACGACCATCGGTGCGGCCATTACGACGCTCGCCGGCTTCTGGAATGACACGCTCCTCCCGGCAATCAAAGCCGTCTGGACGTTCATCAACGACACGCTAATCCCGATTTTTGTAACCATCGTCACCTGGCTCGGCACGACCATCGGCGGCGCAATCTCGACGTTAGCCGGCTTCTGGAATGACACGCTGCTCCCGGCAATCAAGGCGGTCTACGACTTCATCAACGACACCCTAATCCCGATTTTTGTGACCGTCGTGGATTGGCTGGCGACGACCATCGGCGCCGCTCTCTCCACACTGGCGGGCTTCTGGACAGATACGCTGCTGCCGGCTATTACATCCGTCTACGACTTCATCAATGTTACGTTAATCCCGATCTTTGAGACGATTCTCACATGGCTGGAGACCACTCTCACAGGCGCTATTACGACATTGGCAGGCTTCTGGAACGACACTCTGCTACCCGCCATTACGGCCGTCTGGACGTTCATCGATACCTACATCATTCCAATTTTCAATGCGATTGCCGATGTTATCAACGCTGCGCTGACATTGGCGTTGACCGCCCTGCAAGGACTTTGGGAGAACGTGTTGCTGCCGGCGCTCAAAGCCGTTTACGATTTCATCAACGACTACATCCTGATCATTTTTGGCACCATAGCGAGCACCATCAGCGGGGCTATTACCACCGCACTAAACGACCTAACGGGCCTATGGAATGATACGCTGTTACCGGCGTTGAAGGCCGTCTACAACTTCATCAACGATACGCTCATTGGTATTTTCGGCAGTGTGGCGGACAAGATGAGCGGCGGTGTTACCACCGCGCTTAATGACCTTTCCGGCTTGTGGAATGACACGCTGCTCCCGGCGTTGAAGGCCGTCTACAATTTCATCAACGACACGCTCGGCGGTGTCTTCGGGACTCTGGCGGATAATCTGAGCGGTGGTGTGACGACCGCGACCAATGACCTTTCGGGTCTGTGGAATAACACCTTGCTGCCGGCGTTGAAGGGCGTCAAGACTTATGTCGAAACTGAACTTCCAACTGTCTTTGATACGTTGGCAAGCAACTTCTCGACGGGCATCGGCGCCGCAGTGACGTCACTGACGAACCTGTGGAATCTCGATCTGCTACCGGCGTTGCAGGGTATTTGGGGCTTCATCAAGTATTCTGTTCTCGGTGTGTTTAGCGACTTGACCACCGCAGTCGGCACGACACTGAGCGGGCCGCTGACGACGATCAAGGATTTGTGGGCGGCGCTGAAACTGTCAATTGATGGTATTCCGCAAATTCTCACGGATATCGCCACGTGGTTCGGCACGTTGGCGACCAAGATTTCAGGACTCACGCTGCCGTCATGGTTGACGCCCGGCTCACCAACGCCGTTTGAGACGGCGCTGCGCGGCATCCTGAGCGCTTTGCAGGATGTGTCCAACGGGCCGTGGCAGTGGTTCCTGGACTTCGTAGATTTCGTGACAGGCGGCAATGGTGGAGGTGGCAAGGGGCCGACGACGAATATCAATGTCACCGTAGCCGCGGGCGCGGTGGTGGTCTATGGCAATGCCGGCACTGGCACCGGTGACGAAATCGGGTTGGGCATCGCGCGGGCGCTCGCGGCGTTGATCAAAGCGGAAGGGACTGCTGGGGCGGCGGCGTCGGGTTCGTATATTCCGCCGTGGGCTTTCTGAGGATTAGAGCATGGCCGAGACGTTCGGGACGATCCCATTCACGGTTTTGCAGGCAGGCATGGGCCGCGTGCAGACGGCTAATGTGGCGTTTGCGCATATTCCTGGCGGCAATGTGACGTATGTCGATTACGGCGGCCAGCAACCACTGAGCCTGCCGTACAATCTGCTACTCAGCGAAGCCAACTATCGCACGCTGGAGGGCACGGTCGGCGGCACGGCGGCGCTGGTAACAACGGTAGACGGCTCGATCAATACAGCGGTGCTGCTGAGCCTCAGCCGCGCGTCGCGCATTCCCGTTTCCGGCACCGTCTTTGTGACCGCAGCCTTTGTGGTGGTGACGCCCTAATGTCCGTCATCTATCGGCAGCCGTATCTGCTCGTGACGGTCAACGGCACACCGTTGACGAACGTCCTGAGCGCGGCAGTGCAGGCCAGTCTCACGGCGCGCATCGCCTCGGCCACGGTCGAGGTGACCAGCTTGCCGGTCGGCTTGTTGCCCTGGGACGCGGTTGTTATCACGATGGGCGCGACACAAGCCACGGCTGCCGTGCGCTTCACCGGTTATTTCGTCTCGCAGTCCGGCGTGCTATACCCGAAAGGCGCGACGCTCAGTTGCTCCGGCAAGTTGATTCTGGCCGAGCAGTACGAGAATGCCGTACAGATCGACCTATCCAGTGCCGGTGTGGGCGCGACAGACGAAGTGCTCATCAGCACGGTGCTGTACTATTGCGGCTTGTCCGGCGCGTGGACGCCAGCCGATGCGCCAACGGCTATGACCGGCATCGGCGGCACCGGCAAGACGCTCGGCACGGTTGCCAAAGACCGGGCCTTCTCATGGTTCGCAGGTGCGTCCGGCATCGCCTTCATCGACATGCTGGATGGCGTCTGCCTGGGCTATCGCACCTATGACACATTCGACGGCACGATCCGGCGCACGCAGATCACGACAATTCCCGCTGTCTCTGCGGTCGCGACCTTCACCGAGCATGTGGACATCAGCGCGGCGACCGAATCCACGACGATCCTGGGCGCCAGCAACAAAGTTGTGGTTACCGGATTTCCGGGGATGCAGAGTAACGCGCCGACGACCTACACGGCGACGGCGGGCAATCCGTTCTTGCTCTGGGACATCACCAGCAATCTCGGCTCGGCCACCATCGAGAAGCAGAACATTGCGAGTGCCGGAAATGGTTTGAGTTGCGAGGAAGTGGCGCTGTGGCTGTTGGCTGAGCGCAATCGCTACAAAGAGTCCATCGCGCTGACAACGCCGCGCGATGACGTAATAGAGCCCGGCGACACGCTTGCCGTCGCCGCGCCCACGCGCCTGGGCCTGACGTTGCGCCGCATGTGGGTCGAGAGCGTAAGCGTCAGCATCGATAACGCGGGTGCGTTCAGTCAAGCCTTCACCTGTCTCGCTGCGGTGCCGGTGACGCTGCTGATGGAGAACGGCGATTTCGTGTTGACTGAGGATGGACTTTACATCCTGGAGAGTGAGTGATGGCGAATGCCAAATTAACCGCGCTGCCGGCTGACACGTCGCTTGCCAGCACGGACATTCTATATGTCGTGATCGATCCGCTGACTACTCCGGTCAGCAAACAAGCGACGATTGCGACGGTAGTGAGTGCGGCGGGCGCGATTGCCGTGACGACTGTCACCGCGAGCGGACTGTTGACAGGCGGCAATATCACAACCGCAGGCACCATCGGCGCGGCGGCGATTACGTCAAGTGCGTTACTGACAGGGGCCAACATTACCACCGCAGGCACGATTGGGGCCGCGGCGATCACTTCCAGCGCCTTGCTGACGGGTGCCAATATCTCGACGGCTGGCACGGTTGGGGCCGGCGCGATTACGTCCAGCGCCTTGTTGACAGCAGCCAACATCTCGACGGCCGGCACCATCGGCGCGGCCAGTCTGACGGCCAGCGGTAACATTGCGCTTACAGGCGGCACGCTGACGCTCGGCACCATCGTAGTCGCCAGAGGCACCAATTCGCCCGCGCTCGGCACCTGGAATGCGGGGGATATCCTGTTCAACAGCATCCCAGCGGTGGGCACGGTCACGGGCTGGATTTGCACGGTCGGTGGCACGGCGGGCGGCACCTGGCTGGGGTTCGGTACACTATGATTCCGCAACCACCTGTCCCGATCCCGACTCCGCAGAAGTACGATCCGACAGCAGACACGCTCACCTATACCCTGTTGCTGTGGTCACACATCAATAAGTTGCGGGGCAAATTCGGCCTGCATCACACAACGCACGAGCCGAGCGGGATGGATGCGATTCAGATGCCGCTCGGTGGGCTGGTGGACGTGGCGCTAGGGTCTACAATCGCAGATGGCGCGGCGTTGGTCTACAATCTGGCGGGCACGGCTTGGGGTGCAGGCACAGCCGCGACGACTAGCTTCGGTCAAGCCTTCTTCATGGCCGCAGGCACCATCATACCTGGCGGAGCGCCGGGGCCTACGAATTTAAGCGCGGCGTCTCTGACGATCACGCGCGTGCTGGTGCAGGCAGATGCTGAGGTGGTCGGTGACGTGACGGCGGGCGGCGGGTTTTCATTTGGCTCAGGCGGTGGTTCAGACGATAGCGTTGGCTTGACTTACGAGTGGCCGAGCGGGGGCAGCCTGGCTATCCAGGTAACTTCAGTTGGGACGCCAGCGCCATCGTATCTGACCGCCGATGTGTACTTCACGAGGTAGCGATGCCGTGGCAGATTGATGACGTAGACGCAACGCTTTCGTATGCCATTTATGGCGGCTTTGATTCCAGCGGCAATCCGCATATTGGCTATAACGCCAACGGAACTCTGAAGCACGCCTGGCGAGTTAGCGGAGTGTGGTATACGGAAACGCTTGGGACGACGCCTATGTATCTTGGCGGTTCTGATTTTGGCTTTGCGATTCGCGACGATGTGATGCACGCAGTGTGGCTGTGGTATGACGGGCTTCGTGTGCCTGGCGGGCCTAACACCAACTGTCGCATTACGCACGTGACGGCAACAGTGGGCGGGAGTTGGACAACGACAACGCATAACATGCCGGACTACGGCGCGTATGCGGGCACGTGTCAGGTGGCGATTGACTCTACTGGTGCGTACCACGTTTTTTGGGTGGGTTGGTACAGCGATCTGCCAGGGCGCGCGATTTACGTTCCTGGGTCGAGTTGGACACCGAGCATTGTCTATGAGAACGCTCGGCAGGTAGGATACGCGCGCCCGCACGCCTTTTTTTGTGATTCGAATGACGATTTACACGCGGTTTGGTGGGCGAAAGGTGCAATTGGCGATACTGAGCACGCATATTACTGGGGCGGTGGCAGTGTGCAAGATGTGATCGCAGTTCCCACGGAAGAAGCGTACTGGAATAGCGCGGAACCTGGCCCGGTGGCTGCTAATGCCGATGGCGATGTTAAGATTGTGAACCTTATTTATGTCGGGGATGCAGGAATCGCGACGGGGCAATTTGTGAACGGCCCTGGCGGAGCTATTGAAAGTTGGAGTGCGGAAAGCTACGCCGACCTGCTGCCGGTTGATGATGTGTGGTGGGCGGTTGACGCGCCTTACTATGCAGCTACGCTTACGTTCAAGACGCGCAGCGTAGGCGGAGTCTGGAGCCGTCAGACGGTAACGAACATGGCGGGCGAGAATGGCTATTGGGGCTGCGCGTTGTTGCGGTCGCCTACAGGTTGGCCGGGCATCGCTTACGGTGATGACAGCGGGCTGCATTTCGCCGGGCGGCTGCCGGCTATGGATGGCCGCTGGACGATGATGGCGTTGCTGTGACGGACGCGGACGCGCGGGGTGCGGGAGGTGTAACATCGCAACAATAGTTGCAGACAGTAGCGGGAATTGGAGCGCGACAGGCACCTGGACGGGCGACACCAAACCCGGCGTCGGTGACACGGCGCAGACCGGCGCGTACACCGTCACCATTGATGAGAATGTGACCTGCACGCAGATCGAAGCCACGTCGAGCGGGCATTTCGAGGTCACGACGGGCGGCATCACGATCAATGCGAATTTCGTCATGGCGTCCAGCTATGCGACCAACGGCGGCCTGCGCTGCACACACACCACCGGCACGGTCACGCTAAACGGCACGATCTCAGGTACGTCCGGCACTGTGGCAGTCGGCAATGGCGCAGCGGGCACGCTTACGGTGGTTGGCGCAACGGTCACCGCGCCGCCAACCAGTTCTTCCATAGGCATCAACAACGCCTCGACGGGCACCGTAAATGTCACCGCCGACGTTTACGGCGGCTCAAATAATAGCTCTCTTGGACTCAGATGCGCCGGCAACGGCAATGTCAACATCACCGGCAACGCCTTTGGCGGCGGCGGTTTTATTGCAATTGGCGTACAACAGCATGGCACCGGTACCGTGGCGATCAGCGGCAATGCTACGGCAGGCGCGGGCATCGGCGCGTGCGGCTGCCAAAATTTCGACAACACGGGCACCCTCACAGTTGGCGGCACGGCAACGGGCAGCGCGACGAGCGGAGCTTACGATACTTTCGGTGCATATAACTATGGCACCGGCACTCTCACAGTCGATCAAGCTGTAGCCGGCGCGCACAAAGATTCACCCGGTCTCTACGGCACCGAGAGCGGCGGCACGACGACCTACAAGCGCATCGGCTCGCAGGCCAACGGCAATAGCGCGCTTGGCGGCTTCTGCAAGATGGTGGTTGACGCGGACTACAATGTGATTGTCGTCAAAGACAGCGCGGGCAATGACGTGAGCATGAGCAACGACTATCCGGCAGTAACCGATGTCAAGGACGGCGTGATCTACAATCGCACGACGCTGGAAGGCACATTGGCGGCAGGTGGTCGGCCGGTGCGCATCGTGCCCCTCATAGGAGCGTTAGGCAAATGACAGTCAAGAGCGCGCAGACATGGGCCGGGGTCGTGGCGGCATTGGGCGCAGCGGGCGGGACAGTGCCGCTGACAGGTGGCACGGCGACGCTGTATGTCAATGGCACGGCTAACGCTGCGGCAGTGACGCTCGGCACGGTATACCCCTATTCCTGGTCGGTGACGTTGCCTGCATTGACAGCCGGCCAAGCCGTCAGCATGTATGTTGCGGGGACGGTTGAAACGACCTGGACAGCCGCCGTGGTGCGTGAGGATATGGCCGATACGGTTTATGTCAGCGATCTGGCAACGGCGGCGGAACTGGCGAAGGTGCCTAAGTCCGACTCTAACGTAACCTGGAACGCGACCGCCCTGGCGTCGATCAACGCCGAAGTGGATACCGCACTGAACACGGCGATTCCGGGCAGCCCGACCGCTGACAGCATCAACGAGCGCGTAAAGGCCATTGACGATCTGACGCAGGCGAGCGGCGGCGGCGACTTGGCCGCGCTGCTTACGCGCATCGGCACGCCGGCCAACATCGACAGCGGCGGCGCCACCATTGCCGACAACCTCAAGAAGATCGCGGACGATAACGGCGGCGCTTCGTTCGACGCCACGGTGAGCAGCCTCAACAAGCTGTCAACGGCAGTCGTTACCGGCGTGGCGGCGACGCTGCAAGCCACCGCCAACACAGAGACCACCGGCACGCTGATCAGCGGCACGTATGCCAGCACCTACCTGAGCAATGGCACCTCCTGGGTGACCGCGCCTGTCACGCCTGCCGTGGCCGAAGCGGGCAGTACCTTGTCGCCGTTCGGGTTGAATGTCAACCTGCTGTACACGGCCGGCGCAAGTCAGACCATCAACAGCGTCTCGATCCGGGGCAACTTCGCCGCGGGGCCGGGGCGTTACGTCAACGTCTACGCCTACAACTACATCACGACGACTTGGGACATGCTGAGTGATGTAGGCACGCGGCTCAATAACAGCACGACATTGACTACCTACTCCTACACGCTGCTGTCATCGCATCAGAAAACGGACGTGGGCGGCGACGGCGTGGGCGCGATCCGCATCGGTTTCAAGTCGCCGTCTGTGAACACCGGCGACCGGCTCAACGTCGATCTGTCCCTGGTCAACGTGGCGACCGCGGGCGCATCCGTGGCCGACATTGCCGACGCGGTGTATGCCAAACTCGCGACTTCGGTCTACGGGCGGCAAGTTTGGATCGACACGGTAGACGGTACGGACGGCTACGTCATCGGCGTCAATGGCCTGGATCATACGCCGGTCAAGACCATCGCCTGTGCCTATCAGTTGTGCGATGACCTGGGGCTGAAGACCATCGCCTTTAAATCGGGCAGCAACGTCACAGCGGTCACGCTGACGCGTTCGGCGCAGGGCTGGCGCTTCTACGGGCCGGGCAAGATCGCACTGAACGGGCAGAGCATCGCCGATGCAAAGTTCGAGGAATGTTATTCCGTCTACGGAACGAGCACCGGCGACGATGCTGATTTCTATCGTTGCCAGATCGGCAGCGGCGGGTTGACGCTAGATCACGCCTACATCACGGCGTGCCGCATCAAAGGCGCAATCACGCTGATTGCCAACGCCGATCCGATTATCTTCCACGACTGCATCGACGCGACCGGCTCGGGGGCCGACTTCGAGCTGATCTTCGTCGCCAACGCCACGGCCATCGTGCGCAACTTCCAGGGCGCGTTGACGCTCAAGGACATGGCGGGCACTAACAGCATCGTGATTGACGGGGCCTGTCGTGTGACGATTGACGCCAGCAGCACGGCGGGCGCGATCACGCTGCGCGGCTTTGCGGACTTGCCGAGCGGCGCGACCGGCAACACCTTCGGCGCGACCGGCACCATCGTGCAGACGGCGCGCTTTGCCACGGATAACACGATATCCGCCAACGTCGCCAGCATCAGCGGCGACAGCACGGCGGCGGATCGGCTCGAAGCCATCCTGGACGCCACGCCGACTGGAACCGTGGTAGACGACAACGACCCCGACCCGCTCGCGACGGCGTTCGAGACCAACCTGGCTGAGGCGAGCGACAACCACTATAACGGCGCGTTCCTGGTGTTCTACTCCGGCGCGCTGCTCGGCCAGTCGCGCAAAATCAGTGATTACGACGGCACGACGAAAGTCGTCACCGTCGCGAATGCTTTTACCGAAGCGCCCGGTGCGGGCGATCTCTTTATGATCCTGGGTAGGAGCGAATAGACATGGCAAGCAGAATTTATAATGAGGCGCTGCGCGCAATCGCAGCCGGGGAAATCGACCTGAACGCCGCCGACATCCGGGCGAAACTGCTGATGACAGACACGACCGCAGACACGCAGAACGATGCGGTGGTTGTGGTTGCGGACATCACGACGCTGGATTTGTGCGACGCAGGCAGCTACGCCGACATCGACATGGCATCGTTGGCGGTTAACAAAGACGACCCCAACGACCGGGCGGAGTTTGCCGCGGCAACGCTGGTATTCAGCGGCTTGACAACTGTCGCCACGCGCGATTATCAGGGCGTGCTGCTCTACGTTTGGGTGGACGGCAACCCGGCCAATGACAAGGTGATCGCGTTCATCGACTTCACGGCGGACATACCGAAAGCGGCGACGCAGGTCACGGTGCCATGGGACGCCGAGGGTATCATCCAATTCGCGCAAGCCGCCTGACGGAGTAGTCCATGCCGCTCTGGTGGTGGTGGTACGGTAAGCCCGCGGCTAATGAGCAGTCGGCGGCGGTAACGCCGCTGGCTGTGACGGTCTCGCTGCCTGCTGTCACTGCCACATATGCGGCTACGCTTACGGCCAGTGTTGCGCCGTTGGCGGTCACGGCCACCCTGCCAGCAGTCACGGCCACTTACGCCAGCGCATTGACGGCGGCGGTCGTGCCTGTTGCAGTCACGGTCACGCTGCCTGCCGTTACAACGACCTTCCTGAGCGTGCAGGTTGCGAGCGTCGCACCGCTGGCTGTGACGGTCACGCTGCCCGCCGTTACCGCCACGTATGCGAGCGTGCTAACTGCTGCGGTTGCGCCGGTCGCGGTTGCTGTAACGCTGCCGGCTGTCACCGCAACCTACGTCAGCGCGTTAACGGCCAGCGGCGCTCCCGTAGCGGTGACGGTCACGCTGCCAGCAGTCACGGCCACATACGCGGCGGCGCTCAGTGCGGCGGTTGCGCCGCTTACTGTGGCGGTGGCCCTACCCGCTGTCACGGCCAGCTATGTCAGCGCCTTGACAGCGGCGTTGGCGCCGCTGGTCGTCTACGTCAGTCTGCCAGCGGTCACGGCAAGCAGCGGTATCGTCCACATCGCCACGGTCGCGCCCGTTGTCGTGCAGGTCACCCTGCCGGCAGTTACGGCGACCTATCTGGCACTGCATAGCGCGGCAGTCGTGCCGCTGCAAGTGCGGATGACGCTGGTCAGCGTGACGGCGGTCGGCATCATACCCGCGCTGTACACGGCCGCCGTGACACCGCTGCAAGTGCTGATCACGCTGATCGCAGTGACGGCGCGCATCGGCCCACCGCCAGCCTGTCGCATTTTCGACGTGCTGGCGGAAGGTCGCATTTACGAGATGGCGGCGGAGGATCGGGTGTTTAGTATGGCGGCTGAAGATCGGGTATTCGCGGTAGCAGCGGAGGATCGGATATTCGACGTGGCAGCGGAGGATCGCATCTACGAGGTGGAATGTGGGTGATAGCAAGGTTTTTACGAAAGACCCGGAAGCCATTCTTGACTACGGCATTGACTGGCACGCCAACGACTGGCTTGGCGTGGATACCATTGCGACGGGTGCGACCGGCTCGACATGGACGGTGCCGAGCGGTATCACGAAAGTCTCGGACAGCAAGACGACGACAACGACCACCATCTGGCTGTCAGGGGGCACGGCGGGTGAGACCTATGCCGTTAAGAATCACATCATCACGGCAGGCGGGCGCGCGGAGGACTGCACGCTGTCGATTGTGTGTGAGTCGAAGTAGGCGCTCACAAGGGGTTGCTATGATCGGTAAATGGATAACTGGCACAGGCGGTCTGAATCTCGAAATCGTGCCTTACGAGACGCGCCCGGATGCCGCGCGTTGGCAGGGCGGGCCGGTGTATCGCGTCAAGGACATATTCTCGACGCGCAACGGCTCATGGGAAACCAGTACCGATTTTGGCGGCATCGACCAATGGGCGAAGGATGCGTACTGGTCGGGTGCCAAGTTCGACGGGGCAGGCGGCGACCACAACTTTTTCATCCTGGCGCTGGATGAAGCGGGCCAGCCGATCCCCGGTAAGGGCCTGCTGTTCTGGCAAGGCGCAATGACCGCTGATTTCACTCCGAGCGACCCGCGCACGGCGAAACATGACGGCTCTGAGAATATCCCGGTATTCGGCTCGTATGCGCCGGATCGCGACGAGCATGGTTCGTGGAGCGGCGCGGTACTGGGTAAGAGCGATGTGCTGATGGGCGTCGGGATGCCGTGGAATCATCACGTCTCGACGTTCCTGGTGCTACAAGCGGTTGCTGATTCCCAGCCCCCGCCACGACCGCCCGAACCTCTACCGGATGCCGACTTCCAGAAGACCGTATTGGCGCATCTCGACGCCATTTATTTGCGGCTCGATGACATGGCGAAGCACTTGGGCGCATGAAAACATGTGAGGGGCGCGCTAAAATAATGGTCAAACTCGTGACGGTCATCCTAGTGGCCTCTTTGCTGGCTGGCTGTATCGCGCCGCCATATACCAGCGTTGGCAACTATCGCGCCACGTTGCCGCTGCAAATCCCCCGGCAAATGCCTGCTATGCCACGTGCGCCGCAGACGGCGACCTGGACATACGCGCTGCCTGCGAAGGCGTGTCCCTGGTCAGCCACGGACAGCAATTGCCATTATAGTTCGCCCGCGCTCGCTGATCTCAATCATACTGGTACACTGGATATTATTGTCGCGACAAATAACGGCCATGTCGTGGCAATCGATCATGCCGGTAAGCTGCTTTGGGATGTGGATGTGGCACCCTTCTTCGGCATGGCGGCGGGTACTCAGGAAATCGCTTCATCTCCAGCCGTGGGCGATATCGATGCCGATGGTGAGTTGGAGATCGCGGTAGGCGTTGGTAGCGTCTATCCTTCCGTCTGCACCACGGGCGGTGTGATCGTCCTGGACAATCAAGGCCGAATCAAGCCTGGCTGGCCGCAACTGGCCGACGATTGGAGCCTGCCGCTCGGTTGTCGCGATACCGTTTTCAGCACGCCTGCGCTAGGCGATCTCGACAAGGACGGCAAGCTGGAAATCGTGGTTGGCAGTTTCGACATGAAAATCTATGCCTGGCGCGCGGACGGCACACTCATGCCGGGTTTCCCGCCCGATGGCGCTCATGCCGCGCGCTTTCCGACTGAGCCGGAACTACAAGGCCGTCTCAGTGATACCATCTGGTCATCGCCCGCGCTGGGCGACTTAGACCGTGATGGCTTCCTGGAAATCGTCATCGGCAGCGACGAGGGCAACCGACCGCCGGGCTATAGCTGCCCTTATCGCCTGCCCCCGAATTGGCGGCCCGACTACTGCGGCGGCGCGCTCTATGTCCTGGATCGCTTTGGGCGCTATCTGCCGGGCTTCCCGAAGTACGTTCTCGATATCATCGCATCCTCGCCCGCGCTGGTGGATTTGGATGGCGACGGCTGGCTGAATATCGTGGTGGGTACTGGCCCGTTCTACTACGATAACAGCCCCAACTATCCCGTCAGTGGCTTTCGGGTCTACGCCTGGAATCATCGCGGCAATGATCTACCGGGCTGGGAGGGCGGTAAGCTCGTTGGCGGCCCAACACCTGCTTCCCCCAGCATTGGCGATCTGGACGGTGATGGCGAACCGGAAATAGTCGGGGCAACCTATGATCCAGAGCGTAAGCTGTACGCCTGGCATGTTGACGGTGCGCTATTGCCCGGCTTCCCGATGGCACCAACCTTCAACGGCGTGACTTACGCCAGCTTCGACACGCCCGCGAATTTCATCCTGGCGGATTACAATGGCGACGGCAAGCAGGAAATCTTTTTCAGCACCGGCTGGCTGGTAACAGTCGTGGACGGTACTGGACAGCAGCTTACCAACACCGGCTATGGCAGCCCATTACCATCCTACATGACAAACGGCTCGCTGATCAATAATCCCGCCATTGGTGACCTGCATCAAGACGGCAGACTGGCGTTGATTGCCACTAACAGCCAAGTCACTGTTTGGGATTTACCGCGTGCTGACCGGGCAGCCGCCTGGCCGCTCTTTCGCAACAACGTATCACGCACAGGCAGCCTGGGCGCAATCATACCTCTGCCCATCATTCCCCATAGCGCACGCGGGCTTGTGGAACGCTTCTATCTGCATGTCCTGCGGCGCGCACCGGATCAGACGGGTATGGATACCTGGACTAATGCGCTACTGGATCGGGCCATGAGCGGGGCTGATCTGGCGCGTGCGTTTGTCCTCAGTTCGGAGTTTGGCGACAGCAACACCACCAATGACGATTTCCTAACCATCATATATCGCGCATTCTTCGACCGCGTGCCGGATGCTGACGGTTACAACGTCTGGCTCAGTGCACTCAACAATGGACTACCGCGCGTCGAAATGCTGGACGGCTTTATCCGTTCGCGCGAATTTGCTGAACTATGCGATAGGTACGGCATCCGCGCCAACACGACGCACCAGGACAAGCTACGCACCTACATAATGCGCCTGTATCGCGAAGTCTTGGGCCGCGCCCCAGATGCCGCGGGGTTGGCGATGTGGGCCACGGGCAACCATACGGGCAGCGAGATGGCGCGCGGCTTCGTGCTCAGCCAGGAGTTCAGCAAACGCGCGTTCAGCGACGAGCAATTCGTGACCATGCTGTATCGCGCGCTCCTTAATCGCGTGCCGGATAGTGGCGGCTTTGACTTCTGGCTCGCTAATTTGCAGAGCGGCATGAGTCGAGATCGCGTGTTGGAGAGCTTTATCGGTTCGGCGGAATTTGCCAAACTATGCGAGAGCTACGGTATCGCACCATAACGGCATTCAATCCGCAAACACAAAGCCCGCTGCGTGTGCAACGGGCTTTGTGTTTCACGTGAAACATTCGCGGCGCTCAGCCGTCATGCGCGTCAAGCGGCATCTGCACGGCGCGCGGCTCCGGCTCGCGGCAGGCCATCGCTCTGACCGTTCCAGTCATCGAACAGGATCGAACAGAACGAGTTGGCGCGATTGCAAACCTTGCACGTGACGCCATCGCTCAGGTAGTAGCCAACATTCGTTTTCACGTCCGCGACTTCGCGTCCGCAAGGCGTCCTGCCTGTAGGTTGCCAGCGATGTACTATGTTGCTCATGTTGCTCAGTCCTCCAGCGCCACCGGCGCGCAGGTCGCCGCGTCCACGAGCAGATCATCGCCGCCATTCTCCGTGCGGATGTACAAGCGTTGCCCGTCCGCATGGCCGCAGATGACGACGGCGGGATGACCGTCGTGCAGGATGCGGTCGCCGGGCAGATAGATGTTACGACTCATCGGATGCCTCCAGAGAACAGATGATATCCAAGTACTCATCCCATGTCCAGCCGTGGGCGCGGCGTCGAGCGTCGAGCTTGGCGCGGGTCGCCGGCTGGATGCCGCCGATGCCGACTGTGCTGCGCTTGCGTGGCCGCCTGGCATTCCATTTGTCAAGCCGCTCCCACAAACTGCAGCCAGACAAGTCGGTCTCTCTGCTACGCTCTATCAAGTACTTGCCAAACTCAGCGTCGATTCTCGCAATCCTACGGAAACCATTGGCGCGGAATTGCTCGCCGTCACTATCGACAACGAAGTAGCGGATGCGCTTCTCCTCAACTCCCTCGACGTGATCCAGGGAGCCGACGCACCAATGATCCTGCGGATCGCCATCACTCCACTTGGTAGCTAGGACGTATTCACCTTTTTGTATGTCAGACATCACATTCCTCCAGTAGCTTCTGCAATTGCCCACGGCGCACCTGTTTGTCGATGCTCAGTCGTGGCCGGTAGCACGGCGGGGACGTTTTGCGCGCCGGCTTTCGTTATAATTTCCGACAAAAACCAGCTTCTTCCGGCGCATGATGAACGGCCCACGCGCCCGCGTGCCGCAGCGCAGACAAGTAACGCCAATATGCGACACGTCTTCCTTGTATCCGCAGTCGCACATGCCAAACGGACCGCCAAGCAAAAAGTGAATCATCTTCCCTCCCATTCATCCCGCGTCATCGAATGCCTCCTCAAGTGATGCGATGATTTCTAGGTACTCGTCCCATGTCCAGCCGTGGGCGCGGCGACGGGCGTCGAGCTTGGCGCGTGTCGCGGGCTGGATGCCGCCAATGCCGACTGTGGTGCGCTGGCGTGGCTGTGGCGCGGGCAATGTTTCACGTGAAACATGCGGCGCGTCCGTGACGCGCTCGCCGGGGGCCAGGATCACGACCGCCGCGATGGGCGCGTTGTGGCAGTCGCCGGCGATGTGGATGCCGTGGCAGGAGGGACAGGGCGTGAGCATGAACGGTTCTGGCAACGGGGACAGGCCCAGGTGCTTCCGCAAGTCGTTCTCGCTTGCCAGTGTCAACGCTCCGGGGCGTCTGCGCAGCACGTCCGAAAGCGTCCCAATGGTATTCCGGGGCAGTCCGAGAGTGTCCGCCAGGATGCGCAGAGAGGCACCGCATTTTCGCTCAGACAATGCGGACACGGTAGACTCATCTGTGTAATGGAGTGCCCTAGTGTACATTTAGCCTTGCCTCTTGTAGTGTGATTCTACGGGTACTGTGCCAGGGTGCGAAATCTGGCGCTACGGACGTTTTAGCTTTCTGGAGAATGATGATTGTCCGCGTACTCCGCATCGATCTTCCTCGCTGACCAGACGCGTAGACGTGTCAAGAACCTTGCCCATTCATCCGGCGTGTAGGTTCGCCATTCTTTATCTGGCTGCGGATGCAATCGCATGACTCTGAACTCCGCAATATCCCACCACTGCTTATCAGCGGGATTCCTTTCATCTGCCAATCTGTAAAGCAGCACGTAGGCTGGCAGTATCGGATTGCATCGCTGCGCAAGGCGTGTGGTCACGGTTGCGGGTTTGTAGTCCTGCCCAACATCCCTCGCGGTTTCGATCAGTGCGAGTGGTTCTTTTGTCGAATCGTCATACTCGACATAAAGCGATGCGTCAAGATCAATCATCGCCAGGACTTGCGCGGTTTCGATGCCAACAAAGCGCCGTGTTGATTCGCGACGATGCCATGCTGAGTATGATCTATCGCGCGTGTTGTAGATTTCCTCTTGAGGCATTACGACACCTCCCAAACCACAATCTCCCTGGTAAGTACCAGGCATTTGCGGTTCGCTTTCGCCCATATCACCATCTGCGCATTGGCTTGCTGGCTCTCGTAGGGGACTGAGTAGCGCATGTCAACCGGGAGCTTGACCATTCTTAGCATGTCGCCAACGTGATCCGTGTAACTCTTGTTATCTGCCTTCCACTGCGTTGGTTGGATGATCAGCGCGATGTAGGCCGGTTTCTCTCGCACGGATGTTTTCAGTTTTGACGCAAACGCCTTGATGATGCCGGATAGCGCGCCGTTGAACTGCTCAATCGTGATATTCGCTAGGTCGGTAGCATCCTTGCTGTACTGGCCTTCGGCTTGCTTCCAGTATGGCGGATCAAGATAGACTAAACCTACGTCCTTCCAGCGCGGCACACTTGGCAAGATAATCGCACCGTCCGCAGCAAGCAGATCGTGCTGCCTGATATCTTCGCGCTCGACAATCGGCTTGCGATCACTGGCGTAGTAACGGCGCATACGTCTCTTGCATAACTCAATCGTGCTACCGCCTCCCGCAAAGGGATCGACAACCACGTCGAATGGTTCGGTGTACAGGTAAAGTAGATTGTCAAGCCATTGGATCTCCGAGTTGCCGAAGTGCTTGACGCCGTTGGTCTTTTCCTGTTGCTTCCAGATGTTGTAGATTGGCGGCTTCCATTCCGGCTCGGCATAGGTCGCGAGCGTTTGCGCAGGTTTCGTCAGTTTTTCCAGTTCTGGAAATTCTGACCAAATCTCGCTAATCGCGCCATCGCTCAAATCCTCACTTAGCGCGATTTCCTCTCGTGTCCAGCACGCCAGCCACTTGGCGAAAATGCGCTTGTTCCTGGCGTCCTTCGTGTCCTTGTCGATACGCGATAACCAAGACTCCACGGTTGACAATGACACGCTCAGGATGCGCGCGAGGTCTTTCTTTTTGTCTGCGCGGGCACGCTCGGCTGTGCTGTTGTAAATCCGGCGCGCCATGTCCTGCTTGTCCTCCTGGCTGAGTTGTAAGCCATGGGCGGCATTGCGCTCGATTGCCAATTCCAGCAGATGCGCGTCGCTTGTCGTCTGGGTGATGATAACGGAGATGGTTGGAGAATTGGCTTTCTTGTGCGCTGTCCAGCGATGCCAACCGTCGATCAATATGTCGTTTTGGTTGATCTCGATTGGCGGAAGTACAGTCAGATCGTCGGCGTACTTTTGGACGGTTTCGGGACTCTTGGCGATGCGCGGATACAGGTCTTCGCGCCAGATGATATCTTGCGTGTTACGTGATTCTGACATGACGTTTCCTCCAAGAACAAGAACAGCCCGCCGTTGCAAGCGTGTCGAAGGCTGCGCGGCGGGCTGTGGTTAGTCCCTTGCGGGATTGATCCCTATGTTGTTATGCAGCCTTCGACAACCACATTCTACCATACATCGCCCGCCGTGTCAACCGGGCCGCGCGGCGCGCCGCGTCTCATTCATGCCAGTCGATTGACCAATCAAACTTGTTGTCGATGCGGGCGTGAAAGACATTCTCGCAGCGCGGACAGGTGATCGTTACGTCGTCAATCGCAGTTGGCGGTCCGCTCACTTCCGCGCCGCACTCTGGACAGTAGTAGATATCCATTGTTACCATTCCTGCAATCAGCGGCGCGCCGAACTCCACACGGCGCGCCGTCCAGGTGTCAAGGCCGCGCTTCCTCGACCGTCTCAGCAATGTCTTGCGTAGCGCACTCGGCGTGGCTGATGATACTGTGCAGACTGTCCGCGATGGCGCGCTCGTTGTATTCTCGATTCTCGCCCGCCTGGAGTTGTTTGCAATATATCGCAATCATCTCAGCGCATGTTTGAATGGCGAAGGCGTGATCTTTGACTTGCAAGACACCCAGGGCATTCATGGTCGCACCTCCGGCGCGCATTCCTGGTGCTGATACACGTTCTCCACCAACACCCCATCGCCTTTGCCGGCGCGGATGCCGACGATGCGATATGGCGCTTGCCCGCTGATCTTCTCGCCGCACACGTCGCAGAATATCGGGAACCTATCCCGCAGCGTCTTTGCACCGTTGCCGGATTCAAGTTTGTCATCCATGTCCACGTCCCTCCTCAAACCGGCTCTGGCACGAACTCATCCGGGCAGCGCCACAGTACAATGCTGCCATCCGACAAGCGTACCTTGCGTGGCACGATGCTTTCGAGTTCTGCGATGCGCGCCATCAGGTGCTCATTGACAGCAGCCAGAGCCACAGCGCAATCTTCGGCGGTGCCGTGGAGCATGAGATTCGCCACGATAGGGTTATTGATCTGCAAGACCTCAAACGGTGTCAACGGTGTCATGTCATCCTCTTTGTCATTCCAGCATCTCGATGATGAAATTCTCGGCATCGAGCGCGGCCTTCTGCCAGTCGTTCCCGACCGTGCGACCGTGCGCCAGCTTCCCGCGCGCAATCTGCATCATGTTGTGCCATTCATCCTCGGAGTGCGCGGCGCGGCGCAGCAGATCGATGACAACGGCAGCGGTGTTGCCTTCGCCGTGGTACGCATCTGGCTCATGCTCGGCCAGCCAGTCGTTGATGCGGGCGATTTGATTCTCCGGTGTGTCCATCTTCACCTTCCTGAGTGTGGCGCATGTCGCCTCCACGGTCGCGATGCGCAACTGTTCAGCCGCCGCGTCTTCGGCAGCCTGCGCGTTCAACGCTGCATCCTCGCATCTGCGCGCTTCGGCAACCGCTACCAGCCATGCCTCATAGGCCGAGATATATGTGGGTGGATCAGTCGGCATGATTGCCTCCGTTGCGCACGCCGCGCCGCACATCTTCCGTGGACTTTTTGACGGCCGCGGCCATCACGTCGAAAGCGTATTCGTCGGCCCACGTCAGCGCCTCCGCTGTGTTCGCCAGCGTCACCGCCACGTCTGGCAGTTCATCCTTCAACCCGGCGTATGACCGGATGCGCCCGTAGCTCTGCCAGCGCTTCAGATCATCGAACTCAGCGCGCGCTGCGTCGTGCAACGTGGCGATCAGTTCGTCGGTTTGGCCGCTGAAGCCCTCGACATGGCGCGCCGCCTCGCAGGCTTCCTCAAGCAGCTTGCAGACCTGGCGTGCCGTCAGTTGTTCGGCGGTGAGTCCTGCCGTGTAGCCACGTGCTACCAGCGCCTCGAAGATAGCTCCCTGGGCCTCAAGTGTGTTCATTGCGTTGTGTCCTCTCTGTCCCGAATCCAATACTCCCAAACGCCATCACGCTTCCTGCGAGCCAGTGTGCCTTTCTTCTCCATCCTCGTCAGACAGTTGCTCGCCAACGAGCCGGGAAGATCGAGCACAGCGTTGACCTCCCGGAATGTCAGCGGTGTCGATGCCGTGACCAGCAGAGCCACCACCTTTTCAATGTGCTTCTGCTTGCGACCGACCGGGTTGGCCGGCACAGGCGAAGGCACGGCGTTACCCGTTGCCAGCCAAGTCGTGCGTTCCTTGCAGCGTTCGGGACGTGCGAGACCCACGGCAACGATACGGCTCTGATTGCGCAGCAAACGCCACGCACCCAGCAGCAACGACTTCTCTCTGTCCACGCCAACGCAACACTCGGAGAACATCGCTGGACGATCCAGGAGGAGCAGGTTTGCCAGCAGCGTTTCAGCGACCGCGGCAATCTGTACGCGCCTTTGCTCGGCCACGGCTTGCGCGTCTGCCTCGTCAACCGCTGCACGGCAGACAACCGCCTCCCGCGCGATGTTGGCGCGCTGGCATTCTGCGTAGTACGGACAGGCAGGCCGTTTGGTCT